TTCAACGACGCGGCCGACCTGCTGACGTCGCTGAAGCCGCTGCTGGACTGCCAGTGCGGCGACTTGGACTTTGCGTGGGGCCTGTTCCTCGACGCCGACGACGGCATCCTCCAGAGCAAGAACCTGCACAACCTGTACGACACGGCGGTCACGCCCGAGGCCGGCTTCGCGAACAACCTGTTCCTGAGCCCCTTTGGCGGCAACCTGATCATCGAGGCGGTCACCGTGCACTTCCGCGGGCTGGTCGACATCTTTAACATCGCCTCGGAGAACTGCACGGCGGAGCCGGACCGCCTCAACCTGACGGACCCCGAGGAGCGCTCCCAGGCCATCTGGGACTGCCAGGCCAGTCGCTACCCCAAGTATGGGCGCCTCCAGGACCTCGGATGCGACTTCTACACGTACCTCTTCGGCTTTGCGGACGACGTGCTCCTCAAGGTCCTGCGCACCTTCGTGGGCTTCTTCGACCCCACCGTCGTCATCGATGCGCCGCAGATCGGGTCCGTCATCGCGCCGTTCATGTGCGCGTCGCTGGACACGTACTTCCTCGCGCCCGACCTGCTCTTTCACGCGGACCTCCTCTTCAACATGGAGAGCCCGCCCGGGAACTACCTCCTCGCCCTCGACCTGGACCGGCCCTTCAGCCGCATGTACAACGTCAGCGCCAATTTGGAGGGCGTGGGCGACGCGCTGAGCTACGATGTCATCGACGACTTTCCCTACGAGCTGGCGCGTCTCGTGGCCAACCCGTACAACATCACCGTCGCGCTCTCGCAGGTGGTTATCGAGATTGCGCGGTACTCGGCGGGGTCGCCCGACGAAGCGCGCATCAAGGCCTTTATCGCGGGCGACAAGATCGGCGACCTCGTGGACGGTGTCCTGCGCGACGCCAACGACGCGGCCGACGCGCTGGAGAATCTGGGCGACATTGTGAGCCCCAACCTCGGTGACCTCGCGCGTTCGTTCATCCTCTTCGTGTCGGATGTGGCGGTCATGGTCAAGAACGTGGCCCAGTCCTTTGCGGAGGATGACTTTAATGGGTACGTGGGCGAGGAAGTGGGCACCAACGTGAGCCTGGAGGAGGATATTGAGCGCATCTTCACCGATGCCACCGCCATGACCATCGCACTGGGCAATGTGGGCCGCCAGTTCGCCTTTGGGGTGAACTCGGACCAGTGCATCGAGCGCTCCATCTACGGCGTGAACCAGAGCCTCTCCTACATCCCGGGCCAGGTCAGCATCAACACCATGTGCACGCTGGGCAACCTCGCCGAGACGTCGCTGCGCCTGATCGTTACGGGGAGCCGGTACGTTTCGCAGCTGCTGGTCAAGCTCGCGCAGATCCTGGCCACGGGCGGCTCGTTCTCGTCGTGGCTCACAGAGTTGGGCGTCGGCGGGACGCTCTCGCTGAGCCAGGACGACGGTGTCACCGAGACGGCATGCGTGTTCTTCGACCAGCTGGCGGCGGTCCTGCCCTCGTTCCTGAACTTGGGCGACACGGCGCCTACGTGTCCCTCTGGGAGCGGGCAACTTGCCACGGCGTTCCACGGCGTCCTCAAGCGCGTCTTCCGCCTGGGCCTGGTGGGAATAGGCACGCTGGATTCGATCCTCAACAGCGTGGCATTCATCGCCAAGGACGCCGGCGTTAATTTTGGCGATTGGTGCGACGACATCATCGTGCGGGCCTACTCGCGCATCATGGCGCCGCCCATCGACCTCTTCGCGGAGCTCTTCGTGGTATCGTCGTGCATGTCCACCGATTCCGATATGCAGGACGCTCTCGAAGGCGTCGCAACGTCGATTCGCACGTTCCTCGTGGACACCAGCGATGATACCGACACGTGCGGCGCGGAATACGACGGTGGCTACGTCCTGTCCAGCATCTGCGACTTCTTGGCAGGTATCTCCAGTTTCCTGTCGTTCCTCCAGAACGTGATGACCAGCGGTATCTTTGGTGCAATCTGGGACATTGTCGTCGAGGCCCTTACACAATTCTGGAACGATTTCGTCACGTTCTTTACGTGCCTCGCTAACGCCCTGGGCAGCGTGGTCGAGTTCGCGCCCTGCATTGTGAGCTGTATCGTGGAGGCGCGCTTCGACGAATGCGGCGATTGCAAGGTCGACAATTTCGGCAGCTGCTTCAATTTCAACGCGGTGCCCGCGCCGCTCCCGCCGTACACCAACCCGCCCGTGACCGTGTCGAATAAGGTGTACGAGTTCCCGAGCCCCGAGGAATTCTACGGGAGTTGCTGCTCCAACTCGGGGCAGTGCCTGGACGGCATGCAGTCGCTGCAGACGGGACCGGAGTGCGCGGCGGCCACACCCGGTGGCACGAGCGTCCTGTTCATTGGCGAGACGTGCTCTGAATTGTCCAGTGTCTGCACGGGCGGCGGCTTCATCGACCCAGGGGACGTCCCCTTCGGCTCGTGCTGCGTGCCCTCGGACGCGTGCTACGACATTAGCTACACGGACTGCTTCTCGTATCCGGACAGCGTCTACGTCCCGGGCGAGGCGTGTACGTCACTAACCGGCACGTGCAACGTGCGCCAGTCCCCGCAGAACGAGCGCCTCCAGGGATGCTGCGCGACGGAGTCGGGGGCGCCGTCCGGCCTGCTCCGCCGGCTGGTGCCCATGCTCAGCGGCGCCGAATGCTTCGAGCTCAACGGCGAGGGCGCGACGTCGCGCGCGTTCTACTTTCCCGGTGACGTGGACTGCACGTACACGGGGAACACCACGCTGGGCACCTTGGTCCTCAATGCGACACTCGACGACCAGCCGAACTTCGAAAATTTCACGCTGAGCACCTGCACACCGGACGTGTACATCGACAGCTCGCTGGCTACGCGCTTCGAGCACGTTGGCTGCCAGGTGCGCGCCGATGACAGTGATCTAAGTTGCGCCGCCACGGGCTCGCTAAAACTCCCGCTTCCCGAGGGGTCCTGCGGCCCGACAAGGGGCGGAGTCGACCCGGGCGGTTTCGTGCAAAGCCTTACCCCTTACCAGATCACGGGAGGGCGTTGGTGGGCATGTCGGGACCTTACGACCACGTTCTCGGTATCGGCGACATCGACCGATGTCGTGGAAAATCCGTACAAGTCCATCTGGGCGGACCCGTTCCTGGTGGACTACACGTCTTTGGGTCGACCGCAAAAGAGCCAGGCCCAGGACCGCATGTACGCTCAATCAAACGGCTTTCCGGACTGCGGCGTCTACGATACGGATTGTCAGCGACTGGTGCGGCGCGTTCCGACGACATGGCCTGGAGGCATCAGTTCGTCACTTTATCCGTGGAACGGGTGGGACCAGCCGCGTTTCGAGCTCTACGAGGGTGACGAGGAGCATCTGAAGCACTTGGATTACCTGTCCGGCAAGCAGACGATTGCGGACACGCCCGTGGACGGTAACAGCCTGCCGGAAGCACTGGGATTGGGACTGGACACCTACAAAACCATGCGCGTGCTCTATTTCGACAACCTGTCTGAGCGCCCGCCGCTGGCACCCGACGACAACGCGCGCGACAATACCGGAGCGTTCTGCGACACGTACTATTACGTCCCGACGGTCGTGTGGCCGCCAACAACGGGAACGACGGGAACGACCGGGACCACGGGAACAACAGGGACGACGGGAACAACCACAGGGACGACGGGCGCGCCCCCACCCGACGAGCCATTCGTACCGGGCCCCGTGGTCAGCGAGGGCGGCGGGAGCGGCCACGCGGTGATCAACGACGGATTCGCCAAGCGCCGGCGGCATGAGGCCAAGTACGGCGACTACGAGAGTTTCAACACGGGCGTGACCACCTCGCCGCCCATTGTGGCGTCCGCGGGCGGCATCGGGAGCATCCCCGGCGCTGGGATCCCCAGCCACACCAAGTACGGCGGTGAGGACGACGGCGGGTACTGGCAGGCGCCGCAGCATCTGCGCGAGTCGCACTACGACAAGCTGGACTACTTCAAACCGGTGATTGACCGCGACACGGGCCTCTTCGAGATGATCGATCTGACCATGGTCAACGCGTCGGGCATGCTGACGTGGTCCGGTAACTTGTCGGACCCCGCACACCCGTGTTACTACGTCTACGCCATGACCAAGGGCGTCGCCGCCGAGTCTGGCGTGCTCTCCGCCAATGTGTCCGCCTTTCTGAACGAGGCCGCCGAGGACCGCTTGGCGTCGTGCGTCATCTCGAGTGCGACATCGAGCATCATCGACGCCGTCTTCATGCTGCAGCCGGATTTCTACGCGGAGTCCGTCGTCGACCCGCTGTGGCTCTACAAGCCCATGATCTTTGTGGATACCATCACCAAATTCTTCACCTGCCTCCCGCCCCTGGGGAGCTACGCGGCCGCGCTCCTGACGCGCAACGAGACGATCACCAACACGTCGTGGATCGACTACCTGGACTCCCTGGGCCGGCCCCAGCTGCACAACAACTTGTGCTACCGCATGGGCCGCAACCTCGAGCTGCTCCTCAACGCCACGGTCTACCTCCAGAACAACGGGACAGCGGCACCGGGTATCCTGGCGCCCTTCGCGGCCTACACGAAGGCATACGAGGCCTTCAACGGGCCCGTGACGCCGAGCGCGCGCGCCATGCTGGCCAAGCGCGACAGGAGCCAGATGCGGGGCCAGGACTTTGTGCCCACGCGAGAGCACCCGCTGCCGCCGCCGCACCTCATGCCGGTCACCAGACGCGGCATGGCGCAGGAGGACGACGTCAACGCGACAGGGGACGTCAATGCGACCAAGTTGCTGACGCTGCCCTACGTCGCCAAGTTCGACGTCTCCGCCATGCACGTCGAGAAGTTCCACAGCGCCGTGGCGCGCACGCAGAACCTGCAGCGCTACGTGCAGAACATGGCCATCATGAAGCGCGCGCAGTACGGCAACTACGCGGTACCGGACTCCATCGACATCAACCCGTGCGTCGGCGGTCTCTGCCTGAACTGCGCGATTATCGAGAACACCATCGAGGCGTACCTCGACGCGCTCCTGGGCACCATCGCGTCGTACCAGACGCCCGGGCTCTTCAACCTCACGGCGACGTCGTTCACGCGCAACAACACCTTCGAGAAGGACGACGACGCCAACTTCTGCAAGGGCGCGAAGCTCGAGCCCTTCCGCGGGCGCGGGGCGTTTATCCCCGAGACGCTCCTGGACGTCCTGGATGCCATCGTCGGCGACGCGCGCGGGTGGCTCGCGGAATCCAAGTGCTCGTTCCTGCACGTGGACACGGACGACCCGACCTCTGGGGCTTTCTGGTTTGACTGGATGACATCGTGCGACTACGAGACGAACATGGACTGCCAGGTCGGGCGCACGGGCGTCGGCCTCTGGCAGGGTTTGATCGACGTCATCGTCTTTATCATCATCCTCGGCGTGATCTTCACCGCGTTCATCCCGCTGCCCTTTGCGCTCCTCATCAACGCGCTCATCTTCTGGCTGGCACTGAACGCGCGCGCGTACCACCAGTCGCCGCGGTGCACCTTCAGCGGGCAGATCAACACGTGCACGGCCGACGATGTCTTCGCGGAGCTTTTCAAGTTCTTCGACCCCAAGTGCGTGGACCTCAACGCGCTGGGACTCCCGGGCCTGGCGTCCGATACCTGCGCGTCCAGCGGCGGGAGAGACTTTGTCGACACCACCCAAGCGCCGTGGTCCTACGACGTCATCGGCCTAAGGCAGACCTTCGTGTGGCTCTACCGCTGGAGCCCCAGCCTCATCGACTATTTCCAGAATTCGCCGTTCCCGGGCGTGGCATGGCTCCGGTTCTTTCCCGAGACGGCTGAGGCACTGGATGGGGTCCAGGACATTGGCGACGACGATACGACGGCGCTTTCGGGTCTCAAGCTAACGTCGGCCGCCATGATCCACACGGTCGGCCTTTCGCTCATCGCCCTGACCCTACTCGCCATCATCGCGCAGTTGGTGTTCTTCCTCGCGGGCTTTGTGATGCTGCTTCTCAACGCTATTGTGGGTATTCTGACACAGGCAGAGCTGGCCCTGGCGGATCATGGGCTCGATAACAAGATCTACTATCGCGGCCGGAGGACATAGGCTAGTACACCATAAAAAACGAACAAATTTACTAAACCAAAATCACGTACAGAATCGAGGACGTCAGCGACGCCTTGGCGAAGAAGTTCGTGCTCATGAAGCCCAGCTCGTAGCACTCGGGCGAGATGCGGATCCCCATGATCCTCTCGGACCACGAGTGCCAGTAGCACATGATCCACAGCGGGATGTAGAGGAACTTGCTGAAAAGGGTGAGGACCGCCCACCATACCCAGAACGGGTGCTCGAACTCGAAGAGGAAAACGAACTGCGGGAGCCACTGTGCCAGTGCGACGAGGCCACCGAGCGTGAACGCGCCCCACATGCGGAAGAAGACCTGCGGCACGCGCTGGCGGAAGTGCTCGAAGTTGTGGTTCTCGAAGAGGTAGCCACTGAGCTGCAGCGCCAAATTCAGCGCGGGACCGATGGTGACCAGCGTCAAAATGTCCGAGATGCCCAGGAGCGCGGCACTCGTCCACACCAGAAGCCCGTTCGACACCGCGTATTCCATCCACTTGAGCGGGTTCGCGCCAGATTTCGGGTAGGCATAGGCCTGGATAATGTGCGAGAGGGCGGCAAAGGCCTGGATATACAGCGTGACCTGGACCAGGTCGTAGGGCGCGAAGACGGGGGCGTTGGCGAAGGTGAGCTGGTGCACAACCTCGCGCCGGTGGGGAGCCAGGTAGAACAAAATTATCCACAGCGTGAACGCGCAGAGGTGGAAGGCCGCGAAGCACCCATGCCAGAAGGCGAGGTTCAGGGACACAGACGTCTTCGCGCCGTCATCGTCATCATCCTCGTCGCCGCCAAGTTTGGCCGAGGCGCGGACCGTCCTGTACACGAATCTGCTCCGCCGTTGGCGGGCCAGCGGGCGCGGCATATTTTTTCGCCCTCGCGCCGCCGTTTAAAGGGTACAGGTGCCGCGGTTCAAATACGCTGCGTGTTTCGTTTTTACATTTTTTTCGTTTATGAAAACGACAACATGATCTTCTGCTGCTCCGTTTGGGTGTGGTGGGAAACAAGTTGTTTTATGGCGCTCACTCCGACACACTATCGGCCAACTCGTCTGCGGGGAGATCGTCCTCGGAGTCGTCGTCGCCCTCCTCCAGCTCCTCGTCGGACGTGGGCGCGTCGCTATCCACGGCCCCCGAGACGGATTCCGACTCCGAGTCCGTGAACGTCACCGAGTCGTCCTCCGACGGGATATTGGGCGGCCCTTCCTCCGTGGACTCCGTCTCGGTCTCGGACGTCGACGAGTCCCCCGCGGCGATGTCGAGGGCCTCCGACATCTTGCCCGCCGTCTCCTCGGCCTCCTCCAGGACGAGCACCTTGCGCCCCTCGACCATCTTCTTAATCTCGCTTAATTTCGCCTTGTCGTTCGGGAAATCGCGCTTGCAGCACAGGTAGTAGGCGTCCAGTCTCTCACAGACCGCCTCGGCCCGTTTCATGAGCTTGCCCTGCATCTTTTCCACGGTGAGCTCCGCCGCCGAGACCATCTGCCGCCGGCTCCGGCTGGGCATTGTTCTGGATTATGAAGAGTAGGGTATGGAGGTTCAGTCCACGCGCGGCGGCCGCTTGCTCTTCCTGGTGCTGGACTAAGGCGCGTTCTGCGCGTTCTTGCGGTGTGACAGGATCGTCCAAGGCGGACACTTCCGGGTTTATAGACATGTCCTATTTTTTTTTCTTTTCTCTTGTCCACGCCCCACTCACGAACTCTGCGCCCGTTTCCGGTTTCTTGCCCTCTGCCGTTTGTTCTTGTTTTTGGGGTGTGTTGGCGCGTCGCCGGCCACACCGAATTGGACGATGTTGGGCTCGACGAGCGGGATTGCACCGGGGAGAGGGACACCAAGGGGCGGCGGCGGCGGCGGGCGGTAGTAAGGGTTGCGCGAGACGGGCGGCGCCGCGCGCTCCTTCAGCGACCAAGAGACGAGACGCATGCCCACGCCAATCAAAAAAACGCCGGCAACGCCGATGGCGCCCCACTTGATGGCCCAGAGGGTCCCGCGCTTGAGGCGCCGCGGCCACTGCTTGACGGCCGTCCAGCGGCGGCGGCACTTGCGCCGATTGCACATGCACGCACACAGGGCCACGACGCCCACCGTCAAGATTGCAAGGCCGCCCACAAAGGCCAGCCACCCATACGAGAGCACCTCGAGCATCTTGCACAATGAGCCTGGGCTGGCTTTTATTTCTCTAGAGTTCTTTCGGCGACTTGAAGAGTCGCTCCATGTCGTCGATGATCTCGCCGGGCCACCGCTCGTGCTCGGCGAGGCGCAGGGGCCGCATGGCGCTCCACGGGCTCCCTAGCCACATGCGGTACACGCCCGGCGACGTCAGGATGAACATGATGAAGGGGTACGTGACGACCGTGTAGAGCCACCCCACGCGCGCCCAGAGGGTGATGGTCATCCAGATGCCGAACCAGAAGATGAGGAAGCCCTGGATGTGGGCCTTGAAGACGACGGGCTCGGAGACGAGGCTCCCGGCCTCGGAGTCGCTGATGCGCCCGACGACGCGGTTGGCCGTCTCGGCCAGGAGCGCCGCTGTCGACGCGTCGTCGACGCCCTCCAGCAGGCGGTGCACGGCGATGGGGAAGTCGCGCGCGGGGTGCGCGGACGGCTCCATGATCTGGACCTCGCTGAGCACGCTGGGCCCCGGTCGCAACTCGGCGTCGCTCAGGTAGACGAGGCGCTTGAGCGTGTCCAGCGTGTCAATGGCGTCCTTGGTCCGGTGCGCGAGGATCATGGCCATCCAGCGTAGGTCCTGCATGTGGCGCCGGTAGTCGACCAGTCCCGCCACAAAGGACGCCAGGACGCCGCGTAGCCACAGGAAGTAGACAAAGCCCTGGATGCTGTCCACCGGGTTGAGCATGGACAGGAACTGCGGGTCTTCTCGCTTCTCTGGGAGCACCTGCTCCATGAACAGGACGATGCCCCCGCCAATACCCGCAAAGATGAGGAGCGCCGCCAGGATCCATGCGGCGAGGTTGGTGTGCAGCACCGTCGCCGCGTAGGATCCCAGCGCGCCGGACGCTTGCGACATGACCCGCTGGTCAAACACATCGAGCGGCGACAGCATCGTTCTAATCCCAGATCGGTGTTTGGTGTAATATGGTCTCCATACGTCGTTCGGCCGTCATTTTTTTTCTCTTTCGTCGCCGTCATGACCGCGCGGTCTTATCCCGTGCACAATGTGTGGACCACCGAAGACGACAGCCTCGCGTACCTGGTGCGCTCGCGCATGGAGTACGACACCAACGAGGCCGCGCCAGATACGCTGCAAATCGTGACGGGGATATGCGCGGGCACCGAGCCCGTCCCCGTGGGCGACGACCCACTGCATGTGCCCGACGTGTGGCGCATGGGCGTGACCCCCAGCTTCGTCAACAAGGAAACGCGCGAGATCGTGCCCATGGGGGCCAACAAGGGCGACAACGAGGAGGACGATCTGGTCGTCGTGCCCACGCACTGCGAGGTGATCTGGGTCGGTCAGCGCCTGGCCGTCAACCTGCACCCGGGCCTCGAGGGCAAGGTCACGGCCCATGTCTACGGCCTGGGCGAGAAGCACAACCAGGACATCGCAGGGACCTACGTCTTCGACGCGCCCGACGAGGACAACGCCAACGTGCGCGTTTTGGACGCTGACGTCCACGACAGTGACGAGCACACCATGCCAGCCGAGGTGAAGAGCACGCACATGACGCCCGCCAAGGAAGCGTTCGCGCGCCTGCTGGCGCCGGTGGTCACCATGTGCATGGACCCGCGCCTGATCCTGCGCTCGTGGCAGGAGTGCGACGGCAGCAGCGGCGGCGGCGTCGTCATGGACCCGGCCAAGACCGTTATCCTATCCAAGGAACAGGCGGAAGCCTGGAAAACGCAGTCCCACGGCGAGGGGAACGATGCTGCGATTGCGGAGCTGCCAGCCGACGAGGAGATGATGTAGGAAACAATGAACCGCTTTTAAATGAGGACCACGAACCACCTAGCAACCGCCACCGTGCCGTCGTCCATCTCGTCGAGCTCGACCTCCACGCGGAAGTGGTCCTCGAGGAGCGTCTCGAGCTCCTCGTCGCGCTCCGTGGTCGAGATCGAATTGCCCAGACGCACCAGCGCGCGCTCGACGGGCTCGTCGTCCATCTCCTTCTTGTCATAGGCGTTCTCCTCTTCCTCGCTACTGTCGCCGTTGTCGCGGTCCGTCACCAGCTCTTGGTCCTGGTAGTGCACGGGCGCACACGTCCACATGGGGTCGTTGATGGGCACCTGCGTCTCCAGGCCGCACATCTTGAGCATCTCGCGCGCGTCGTCGCGGCTCATGGGCGTGTACCGCATCTCGTCCAGCGCCTGGACAAAGTGGAACTGCTCGCGGACGACCTCGCGCGCCGCGGGGGCGAGTTTGGACAGTTGCGGGAGGTCCTGGCCAATGGCCGACGATCCCGCCGGGCCGCGCCCCGATGCGCCAAAGGCCGCCGACGCGGCGTGGCCCCGGTAGCGCTTCTGCAGGTCGTCAATCGCGGCCAGTGTTTTGGCCACATTCTCGGGCTTACGGTTGTTCAGGTGCGACTCGCGGTAGTCGTGCTCGGCGTAGGCGTCGACATAGTCCTCGGACATGGTATTCCATGCCGGATTTGGCACATGTGGGCCATTGGACTCATTCGCCCTCCTCTTGCGCGAGGGGGCATTCGGGTTGAGCATCTTGGACATCATAATGGCCTCGGCCTCGACGAAAACGAAAGCGGGGAATGTGATGATCGATATCGAGACGCTGGCCACGACGCGGTGCGCGGCGATCCTCTCCGTGGGCGCGTGCACGTTTGAGCCCGACACGCGCGAGACGCCAGAAGAGACCTTCTACGTGCGCGTGGACATCTCGGAATATGAGCACTCGCTGCCCAATACCATGCGTCGCATCACCAACAAAACGCCGGCGTCGGTCAACCCCAAGGACTTTGACATTGGCGAGGCCACGGTGCGGTGGTGGAAGGAGCAGTCCGACGCCGTGCGCAACGAGGCCTTCTTCGCTAAGCCGCGCTTCAGCGTGGCGGACGCCATGACGGCGCTGGCCGCGTGGCTGGAGGAGCACGTGCACGCCGACGCCACGTACTGGTGCAAGGGCACTGATTTCGATTTTCCCATCCTGGCGCACGCCTTTGCGGTCACGGGCCAGCGCACGCCCTGGAAGTTCTACCGCACGCGCGACGTGCGCACCGTGGAAAAAGAGGCCGATATCCGGCCCATGAAGGCGGTTAACAAGCACAATGCGCTGACGGACTGCTTGGTCCAGGTCGATACGGTCCAGCGCGCGCGCGAGGTCTTCCGCTCGGCGCGCCCGAACAAGGGAATTGAAGAGGCGTGAATACACATTTTCAGTGTCATTCGCCAAGATCATGGAAGGACCGGGTGTCGAGACGGACTTCGACCGCTCGTGGTGGGCGGCACAAAACCGCGCCTACGAGGAAAAACGACGCGAGCGCAAAGAACGACGGCAGGAACGCAAGGCGCGGATACGAATGCGTTTTTTGCGGTGGGGGCGCCACACATCAGCCGTGACACTCACGGACCACGAAGACATGACCAAGCAGAGCGAGCGAAACAAAAAGCGCGACATGGCGGAGTTGTAGTGTCGTTTTATACACGGGAATAGCGCGTGACGCTGCACACATACATGTCCGACCCGCCCCTCTCCGGTATCATCACGTCCGACATGGGCTTGTCCGCGGTCAGGTGCTGGCGTGCATAGTCCACCATCCCCTGCGCGCGCGCTTGGTCGGGGAAGTTGGCCCCGAAGGCCGCAATGGTCGCATGCACCTCCTCCAGCGTGAAACACACCTTTGTGCGGCCGGCAAAAATGTCATTGGCGTGCCACATCGGGTTCATCCTGGTCATGACATACACAGCACCGTCTTCGCCAAGCTGCGCGCGCAGGGCGTCGTTCTCCGCCTTGAGGCGGCGGTTTTCTTCGGTCAGGTGCGCCACCACCTGGGCCAGCGCGGGCACTACCATGCTCGGGGAAGCCGCCATGTCGGAAAAATGACCCCTGCTGCGGTCGTATGTATTGTACATTTTTTTTTCATTCTGCACGTTCGCGCTTGCACTCTTCCTCGTGGCGGTCGAGCCAATTCTGTATAACGCCGCGCATCGTTTCCCTGCGCACGACCACAGACGGCGGTTCTTCGTAGTCCTCGTCGCCGGTATCCCAGTACTCCGTGTCCGGTTTCAACTTGTCCCACTCGGGCGCGCCCCTTTTGAGAAACAGCACGTCCCTTTCTCGCGGCCGAAAGAACACTTTGGCTTGCTCCACCGCGTCCTCGAAGCGCGTAAACACGCACACGTCGCTATGCGGCGGCTGGTCCATGACGATGTAGACGACAGTGCCGGTCTCGAGGCGCGCGTCCCGCAGTTCTTTGCGCGCTTGCTGGAGCACAGTGGACAGGCCCACGACCTTCATCTCCAGTTCGCGGATGCGGTCGTCCATGCCACCGGCCATGGTCTCTGCGCACGTGTTGTTTTTTTGTGACGCTCGCTAGCGTACGTGCCACTTTTCAGGTTTCTCGCCATGTCCGCCGCCGCTGTCCAGGCGTTTGCCGTGGTGTACTTCAACGGCATGGGGTCCACGCGCCTGCAGGGCCTGCGCTACGCCAACACGGTAGTGACCACGCGCGGCACCGACGGCGAGGTGTTCTACACGGGCCGCGAAGAGGGCGACAAGCTCTTTTCGGAGGTGTGGCCCGCCGAGGATTTCAGCGATGTCCACGTGGAAACTCCGGGCGACGGCCGCGTCCTCACGGGCGAACCCACGCGGTCCTCATGCTGGCGCTGGATCCTGGGCGTGCCGGACCAGCCGGGCTTTGTGTACCGACTCGTCCCCTGGAAGTGGCTCCCGCCCGCGCACAGCGAGCACGTGCAGAAGGGCATCCGCGACGTGCGCGACGCTTTGGCGAAGCACCCGGGGCCCATCGTGGTCTACGGCGCGTCGCGCGGCGCGGGCCTGCTCTTCCTGGTCATGGAGCAGCTGACCAAGGACGAGCGCGCGCGCATCCACCTGGCCGTCGCCGAGGCGCCCTTCGACAGCGCGTGGAACGTGGTCCTGGACCGCCTGAGCCAGATGGGCTACCCCTGGTGGCTCGTTGAGCCGTTCCGGCCGCTCCAAAGCTTCATCCCGTTCCTGTCCAAGTCGCCGTTCGAGGCCGACTTTCCGCACGATGTGCCGCTGATCATGGCCTCGGGCACGGAGGACGAGTCGTGTATCTCCACGGGCCAGATCCGCCTGGCGCTGAAGCTGGAAGAGAGCGGCCACCCCGACTTTGAGCACATCATTCTCGAGGGCGCGAACCACAACAACATCTGGCAGCGCCGCGAGTTTATCGAGGCCGTGCGGCGGCGATTGCCATGACCGAAACGAAAGGGCGAGGATGCCTATTTTGCAACGTCGCAGGCGCATAGAGTACAGTCCAAAACGCTCATGCGCGCCGCAGCCGCCGCCGCCGCCGCCGCCGTCGCGGCTCTGGCGTCGCTATGCGCCACTCTTGCGAGTGCGCAGACCACGGGTACTACTGGTAACACAAGCACAACAACGACAGGAACTACCGGGACCACGGGGACCGTCGCCGTATCGCCTGCGGTCCAGGCCGATTACGGCCGCGAGATCGCCGTGGGATCGGTGGCGGCAGTTATCCTGGGCCTGGTGATTCTGCGCGCGGCGTTTCTGTTGGTCCGTCGATGATAAAAAACACTATGAATCATATTTTATTCGCGCTTTTCACCAGCGTGTTCGTCGTGTGCCTATTGATCCAGTTGTGTATCTCCGCCGCGGCCCTTGCGCTAGCCTCGTCTGGGAAGGGGTAGCTGCTGTACAAGTATATAAAGCGCTCGTGGATTACGGACTGACGGGCATGTCCACACAGCGCACAGCGCCATTGCCAAGATTCCTCTGTCCCTTCCTCAGGCGAGGACATTTGCACAGGCGCCGCCGGCAAGAGCAAATCGGCGTGCTCATCGATCGCCTTCTCCGCCTCTTCCTTGGTGTCGTACGCGGGGCCGGAGTGTTGGTGCACATGGCAGTACCACGTGTACACCCCGTCGGCCAGTTTCTGCAGCCCGACACGGAAGCCCATTTGTAGTTTGGTGGCGCGCCGTCGGGCAGATTGAAAATGGCCGGCGCCGCTGCCCCCGCCGCGAAAAAACCGAAGGACGTCGACGTATGGTACAAGATCCACGGCGATCCCATCGATTGCACCGTCGGCGGGCGCAAGTACCGCATCAAGCCCGTGGGTAAACCGCGCGCCAAGGGCTTCGAGGCGCCCGCCGCGCTCTTTCCCAGCGACTCGCCGTGGCTTCAGTACCGCATGCACGTCACCCACGACAAGGGCGGCGCGCTCGCCGAGTGCGTGCTCCTCGAGGTGCAGCCGCTCCCCGTGCCGGCGTCCAACGGGCCCGCGGGCGTCGGCAAGGTGCGCAAGAAGCCCTCGACCAAGCAGCACGCCAAGAGGCTGGCGGACGTCACCGAGAAGCAGCGCAAGGCCGCGGCGCCCGCGCTCGTCGGCGACCCCAACTTCTACGCCATGCTCATGTACTACGACGCCAGCTTCGCCATGCGCCTGGCACCGACGGTCTGGTACAAGGTCGCGCGCGCCATCAGCGTCGACCCCGTGGGCGCCAGCATCTGGGAGGTCCTGCGCGCCAACATGGACGAGCGCGTGCCCGTGCGGCGGGACCTGTTCGCGCGCGCGCACGACAGCATGCTCCTCCGCGTGTACAAGGTCCTGCGCTACCTGTACATGGAGTGCGGCATGACCACGTTCGACGATATTGGCGACGCCGCCGAGTCCATCGCGGCGCTATGCGGGTACAAGGTCCTCGACGCGCACGGGCCTGAGGGTCCGTGGTCCTTCGCGGAGACCAGGCGCGCGGAGGAGGCGCTCTTGGCCGTATGCGATCCCCGCAAGGTGGGGTGCGTGGCCAGCTCGCAGTGGCTTGGGGACTTCTATGCCGCGGCGCTCGCCGGCACCGACGAACAGGCGCCCATGCTCGTGGCCCCCGACCCGCAGACGATGGCGGACGCGCTGGCATGCGGCGTGCCGGAGGAGCGCATCGTCGAGTACGGCGTCGCCGCGCGCAACACGCTAGGCACAGACCGCTTCGCCGTCCTGCGCGCGGACAGGCTGGACTTTGTGCAGCTGGGGACGCTGGCGCGCCGCGCGCAGAGCCTGGTCCTCTTGGGCGACCCCACGGAGCGCCTCGCACTCGACGACCGCTTCCTGCACGGCTTCGCCATGCTCTGCGCGCGCATGGGGAAGAAGGACGTGCCGTTCCCGCCCGGGTCGTGGCAGGCGCCCGTCTACGACCAGATCCTCGAGGGGACGCACGAGACCATCAGCCTCCTCCAGTGGGCCCGTCTGGGGAGCGTGATCCCCGCGGCCAAGTTCAAGGACGGCCTCGTCTTCTGCGACAGCAGCGACGGCGGCGCCGTGCGCGAAGCGGCCATGCGGCACCTCAGCGCGCCGGGGGCGCCAGTCGCCGACCGCCTGCGGCAGGGCATGCTGTTCCGCGACACCATGACCAGCGCCGTGGGCATCGCGCACAAGGGCCGCAATGGCGTGTTCACACTCCACGGCAAGCGCGCCAAGAACGGGCGCGTGCGCCGCGCGGACGTCGAGGAGTTCACGCGGTACATGGGGACGCGCCGCGCCCACGTGTTCTGCCTGGTCACGAGCGACACGCCGCGCACAGCCATCGCCGCCGCGCTCAAGTACGCCGACGTCTCGTTCACGATCATCCTGTGCCCAGGGAGCGCTGGGCCGCTGTCGTCTCTGCCCATGGACTACGCCCAGCCGCGCAGTCTGCGCATTCATTAACGTTCCTGTCAAGGCCACCGCCAAAATCCTCATGAATCGTGAAAATTCATGAGGGAATTTGAATCCTCATGAATCGTGAAAATTCATGAGGGAATTTGAATCCTCATGAACCGTGGACACGACGAATGCGCAGAGTACTTTATAGAATTCGCCAGCGCCGTCCTCAAGAAGGATCCAGAGGAGTAAAATACACGTCGTCGTCGTCGTCTTCGCCGTCGCCGCCCAGCCCCGCCGTGCGCGAGTAGAACATAAACGCGACGGCGAGGCACGTCACGCCGTGGAACAGGACCAGCGGGAAGACCGCCGCGGCCGCGTTGGGTGTCGTGGGCACAAAGAAGAGCAGGGACGCGAGCATGTACATGAAGATCGCCGCCGCTGATAGGTAGACCGCGCTGCTCTCGAAGGACTGGTACCACACGGCGCACGCCGTCAGCGCCGCGAAGAACGCCGCCCATAGCGGGATCAGGGCGATGTCCCCCGGGATCCCGAAGAGGAGCAGCAGGACGAAGATGGTAAAGCCGCACCCCGCGATGCCCACGGCCCACGCCAGCAGTCTGGGCCAGTGGCGGTGCAGGAACGGGTACGCTGCTGTGACGGCGCCCGCCAGGCCCCACGGCAGGAGGCCCCACCACCCGGTTCCGTTGAGGTTCACCGTGACGCACCCCGCCGCCGCCAGCGCGAACGGCGCGGCATGGGTCTCGAAGAGGAGGACCAGGCTGGCGATGGCCGCGGGCACGAGCGACACCGGCAAGCCCGGCAGGAACGCCACGGCGCCCGCGCTGAGCAAGAAGCCCAGGTTCGCGACGAAGATGCCCAGCCACATTCCTATGGCGATGCGCGTGCGGGCCGCACCAAATAGGCCGATAAAAACAAGCCGCTGGACGTGCGCCCAAAACGTAATGTCGGGCGTGGAACGGCGCGCGGCACACGCGCGCGACCTGGCCTACGACGACAAGTCCGTGCGCCTCGTCTATGGCGACGTGAGCAATTGCCAGGTCGTGGCGGAGACGTCCGAGGCCCAGAAGGCGCAGAAAAAGAGCTTCAAGGAGTTCTTGCAGCAGCGTGTGCCACCCGGGGGCGTCATTCACAAGCCCGTTCCGCGCCACAGCGAGTACACGGTCGAGGTCACCTTCCCGCCCGATGCGGTCATCGACCAGAACTATGCGGCGGACCACAAGCGCAAGTTCCCGCACGCCTACGTCGCGCGCCGCGGCACGACGGATGTGTGGGTGCTCCCGTACATCCAGAAGGCGCACCCGTGCTGCACGACCGTCCTGGGTTTTGTGATCATGTGCCTCGTCTTGGCCGGAGCGTTGGCTGTACTGTACGCTGTGTTTGCGCTTTGAACAAAAAATAACGCCGTACTGTACGCTGGGTCGACACTCTAAATTGCACTCGTTTTTCAGTTCATTCCTCCTTTTTGCTCCGGCTGGGCCTGGGCTTCGGTTTCTTGCTGCTTAGCGGCCGGATGTTCGCCAGCTCCGGGTAGACCTCTTCGACCTCCTCGACGTACTTGTTGATGTTGGCGGTGAGGAGGCGCGTGTCGAAGATCGTGTAGATGTCGATGGTGAGCATGCCGCCGAGCACGCTGAGCAGAACCACCGCCGCGATAAACGTCGCAATGTCCACGTCGGGCGCCTGCACGATGAGGATAAAGACGTAGACGAAGTCCACGGTGAGGAGCGCCGCATCGGCCATGACGGCGCTTTCGATGTGGAAGACCAGGCCCCCCGAGAGCGGGACAAGGATCGTGTCGTCGATCTGGTCGCGCATGTTCTTGAGGCCGACCAGGATGCGTCGGTAGGGCACGAGGAACAGGTGCAGCGCGGAGAGCGACAGCACGAAGAAGAGCGTGTGCACGCTGATGATATTCCAGCTCCCCGGGAAGATCTGGAACAGGAAGATCGTGACGAGGTAGACGGCCACCAGCGCCAGGTCCAGGAAGAAGAGGCGCAGCAGGCCCTGGCGGTTGCGCTCGAGCGCGATGGGCACCTTTGCAGCGTCCTCGCCCTTGAAGTTGGACCCCAGCGTCCTCCCGATGTTCTTGCGCGCGCGCTTGAGGAAGCGCTTGTACACCTTCTTGTAGTTGAAGATCGCCAGCTTGAGCGCGGTCGCCGCCAGCAAGAACGCGGAGCACACGCCGAGCCAGAGCCAGTCCTCCCAGTCGTCGTGCGGCACAAAGGCCGTGATGAATACCAGGACGACCAGAGCCAGTATCGCCCACCACGCGATGTTCATGGTGGCCACGACCGCGCCCTCGTGCGTCGGGTACCCGAGTGTGCTGGCGAGCATACACGAGAGCGCGAAGGGCGTCAGGCCCATGAAGTACAGCGCGTAGTGCTCGCGCACCGACGGGCAGTCCGCGTTGGGCGTCACCATCAGGCAGATGGGCCGCGCCGAGTACCACAGCGCTAGCAGGACCATGGCCGCCAGCGGGACGTAGCCCAGGATGACCATCCACTCGCGCGCCGACACGACATCGGCCGTCGGCGGCTGGAAGAGTTCCATGCCACTCGGTTTCTACCACCCGCGCCGGACGCGCCGCCTTATAGCGAGGACCTCTTATGTGGCGGTGCTCGGAAGGCCGCCCCCAAAACAAGTCCGGCCGCCGCATGCGCCTCAAACAAAGGATGCTCCGCAACATCTACTATGGCCCGCGCGCCTCGCTGGTTAAGGGCCAGTGCGCGGGCGGGTCCATGGTCCGCGGCATCACCCGGCCCCTCAAGGAGGCCTTCTACCCGCACCACCGCGTCGTGCGGCGCAAGCGCGGCAACTCGTCGAGCAGCATCGGGACGCGCGTGCACAAGGAGGTCGAGGACCTGACCAACGGCATCGAGGTCAAGCGCAAGCACCGCTACACCCAAGCCATTGAGCACTACCTGGCCAAGCACAGCCTGTACCCCGTGGCCTCGGAGGCGCCGCTCCTGTCCTTCAAGGGCCACTACCTGACGCACGCGGACTTGATCTGCACGTACATCCGCCCCGTAGACAAGGTCAAGGAGATCGTGGTCGTCTCGCTCAAGACGGGGTACAACAACGGCATCAAGAACAGCAGGAACTTCTGTCGCGGCGTGTGCCGCAATCTGCCCAACTCGTTCGCCACGCACCACGCGCTGCAGCTGGCGTGCGAGGTGTACACCATGCAGCACGAGTACCACATCCCCGTGGCGCGCGCGCTGATCCTCTACGTCGGTTTCGGGCCCAAAAAGAAGACCGCAGTGTCCACGCTTCCCGCGTGGGGCAGCGACAAGGCCTTCATGGACCAGGTACACCGCGCGCTCAAGCGCACGGACCCCAACCCGACGCTGTGGGCCGCGCTGCGCCGCAAGATGGAGGCCTACGTCGCGCCCGAGATGGATGCGTCGGACGAGGAAGACTTGTTGTCCACGGATATCTTTGCACAGCCACCGGAGGAAGAAGCGCCGGCATCGCCGCCGTTTGAGGCGCCCGACGAGTACATTGGGGACGCGCCCGTGGCCATGCCCATGCCCGACACCAGCGTCGTGCGCTCCGACCGGCTACCGCACAGCATCTTCAACACCAAGCGCGTCTACGTGGCGCGGGACAAACTAAGCCGCAATATTTTCGAGGTGTACGACACGCCCACGCACTACGCCGTGTGCTCGAACACCGTCCAGCGCCTGACATGGCTGCCCAAGGACCAGCCGCACGCCGAGACGATGGCCGATTTCGCGGCGCTCGTACCGGGGAAACAGCCCAACGGTACACACTACGCTTTTTACTGGGAGCTCCTACACGGAGACATTACACGCGCAGTGGATGTCATCGATCTGGAACCTACAAGAGAGAAATTGACAGAATAAAGCAGGTCAGAAAAAGAAGCCGAGACCAAAACAATCTAAAAACATTACCCACGCCAATTCCGGGGACACGGGTAGGGAATTGATCAGGGCGAAGAGGCGATTCAACACGATAAGCATGCAGCCGATACCGAGTATGAGCAGGACACACTTAATCTCAGCGCTGTACATGATCCACACCGCCTTGGCGCATCGCGCGGCAAAGTGCAGGTCCTGGCGGTCAAGGGCGGCGAGGTCCTCGCGCACGCGCTGGGCATGTTTTTTATCGCGTTTTTTCTGCTTGGCTCTCGCCCGCTGGACGTGTGCACACACGGGGTGGCACACCACAACAGTCGCCGCTGTTTCATGATGGTACTCGACGTGTTGTTTCTGGTGCGCGACACATACGAGCTCTCTGCACGTGTAACAGCGCATGGTGGGCTCGCGCGAGCAATCGCTCCGCGCGCACGCCAGGTCGGCCATGCTTTCCACTAGTTGGAAAATGGTCGTGCCGCGCGCGCGAAAAAAAGAACAAAAACGGCGAATATGTGCGTGTTTTAATTGTCAACCGCTGGCACGTTTGGTTACGCAGACGCAGTTGCACTTAACCCTAGATGGACCGCGACATAGCCACATAGCCACGCACGCACACACCTAAAAAACATGGCCATGCCCACGGATGTCGCCGCATGGCGGCGGCGCGTCTACGCGGCGTCCCACGACATGCACACACTGTGGAAGGAGGCGCGCGTGAAGAAGACGTTTAACAAACCCAGGGACGAAATGTGGGACGAACCCGCGCGCCTGCAGCGCCTCCGCCCGTTTCAGAATGACCTGCACCAAGCTGTCTTACGGCTTCTTTCCACGGACGACGAGGGCTACATGGCTGTGGTATCGGACCAGCACCCTTTTGCGCACGAGCAGCCGCGGCACGGAAGCGCTGGATTTAGGTATGGATACCACAACAAGCCGGGGGACACCTACACGCTGTCGCACTGTTCGGGTAAAAATCGCAAGGGCCGTTACTTTGACGTGTGCGTCGAGGACGGGGGCACTTGGACAGATGTCAGTGTCATGCCAGCGGCGCCGGACGTCGATCCCCACAAGTTCAAGATGAGCTCTAGTTTCATGGCATACCTTGTGGCTCATCGCCCGAACGTACCGGCCTTCCAGATCCATCTGCAGTACTGCAACGTGACGTTCTCGCTGCGCGACCCCTTCCGCGCGTGGTTCGCGGGCGACGAGTTGGTGGCCATGGCAGCGCTCTATGGCACAGGGTCGAGATTGGGCGACTTGCCACTGGATATCCGGCGCTTGATCTTCGAGAGGCTGCGCGACGCCGAGTTTTACAGGCGCATCAGGCTCGCCCGGTCATGATCACGGAGCGGCCACTATATTAAAGTCTGCATGTTCTACGTGGAAAAAAATAGCGCCATGGGCATCACCGACGCGGAGATGCGCGCGGCGCTCGTCGCTCACAAGGGCGACGTCGTCATGGCCGCGCGGTGTTTTAAGAGTAAGAAGAAGAAGAAGCGCGCCACGCGCAGCAGGGGCCGCGCCGGGGCGCCGTTCCAGGGCGTCTCGAGCTTGATCGCGGGCCCCGAGCGCGATTACTACGAGGACGGCCCGCTCAAGAGGCAAACATGGTACGACGAGTTGGGGCGCTTCCACAGGGAGGACGGGCCCGCAATACGGTACTTGTTCCGCGACGGGACGTTGGAGAGGGAGGATTACTATATCGAGGGCAGGCTCCACAGAGAGGATGGGCCGGCCTTGCGCGAATGGTTCAGCAATGGCGGGCTCAAGTGGGAGTCGTACTACATCAATGGCAACCTCCACAACTTCCCCGGCCCGGCGATGCGCACGTGGTTCGACAACGGGCAACTCCGGGCCGAGGACTACTACTTCGAGGGCGAGCACCACCGAATCGACGGCCCGGCGTTTCTGGCCTGGTACCGAACCGGCCGGCTGGCGCAGGAGGGGTACTACGAGAACGACGAGAGACACAATCCGGAGGGGCCCGCGATTTTGGAATGGTACCGCGACGGCACCATGCACCGCCTGGGGTACTGGGTCGACGGAAACCCGCACAGAATCGGCGGACCGGCGCTCATGGAGTGGTACCCAAACGGGAAAAGGGAGTCGGTAAAGTACTACGTGAACGGGGTGCTGGACAACCCGTCCGGTTATGCGGTGCGCGTGTGGTTGCCCAACGGCGCCTTGGCGGCGCGCGAGTACCGCATCGGCGGCGTGCTCATGACGGACAGGGAATTCGAGGACTCGAACGATCAATGGGGCTAAACCATAACGCTTGTTACCGCACATTGTTGTACTTTAAACGTGTTAATCCATCTTTATTACACATTTTTGCCGGCATAAAAAAGTACAGGTCCATAGATCCTACCATTTAAACAAAAAAACAAAGAAAACGCGTCGGCCCCCCATGGAGCTCCCGACCAAGACATGCCGGCGGCCGCTGCGGCGCGTGTGTGTCCAGGGGGGTGTCGCCTGGGTCGGCGACCTCGGTCTGTCCTCGGCCGCGAGGGCGCAGGAGACGCGCGACGAGGTGCTATGTGTGGCCGCAGAGTTGCGCCGCGTTCCCGGCGTGCCCCCGCGCGCGCGCGTCATGGACTCCGCGGAGGAGAGCCAGGCGCGCATGCGCACATGCTTCGGCGCACTCGAGGGCATGGTCGCCAAGACCAAGGAGCAACACGGGCACGCGCGGCGCAGCATCATTTGCTGCAAGGAGGGCCGCAACCGCTCGGCGGCCTTCTTCGTGCGCTACCTCCACAAGCACCGCGGCATGGACCCCGACGCCCTCATCGCCGAGCTCCGCGCCAAGTACAACCCCCATGTCCTGCGCGAGACCAACTTCGCGGTGCCCGCGGTGTTCATGCCCTTCGTGCGCGCGCCGCTGGGCCAGGACCCCGTGCTTGTCGACATCGACGCGCAATTACCCGTGGTTATCACCGTCGACGACGACGAGGAGTGAGTGCCCGTGTCCCATATTAAAACGCACATCTGATCACAAAACAAAACACACCACATGGCGTCCATGACGGAGCTTCGCGGCGCCTTGGAGGCGGCCAAGGGCAACGTCATGGACGCGTTCTCCATCCTTCGAGGCGAGCAGCCCATGTGCAACGTGATGTCCATCACCAAAGCCGCCATTGGTCTGTGCTACCACCACGCGGAGATCCCGCGGGACACGGAGCTCCCGGGCCTCGGGGGCGCGACCGTGGGCCAGGCCCTGCAGAACACGACGGGGTACCCCGACACGGCGTGGGACTTTGACGCCTTCCGGGCGGTCGTCAACAATCCAGAGGGCGACTTGCTGGCCTTTGCGGTGGAACGGCTCTCGAGGGTCAAGCGCAGCGAGCCGGGGACGTTCGAGTACAACAACCTCATGTGGCAGGTCCTCGCGTCGTCTTTTGAGAAGCTGTCCGGGCGCCCGCTGACGGTGGCACTCTCCATTCTCATCGGCAAAGACGGCTGGTGCTGGGACGTGACCAACGGCCAGCCCACGGGGCCCTCGGGGCTCTGGATGACGCGCAGGGCGGCCGAGCACCTGGGCTACTATGCGTTGGCCATCGGTCTCCCGCGCCCCGAGCCCATCCCGCGGGGCGTCTTCGGCCACCTGCGCGCGGGCTTTGAGGGCTACGTCAACGGCTGGTTCACACGCGGCGACGCGCTCATCGCGGTGGGCTGGCGCGTTCAATTCATCGTGGCCCAGCCCATGGACGACGTGCGCGTCCAGCTGGTCAAGGAGGATTTTGAGGGCGAGCGCACCGACGCCGAGTGGGGCTTTGTCCGCAGGGTGCTGGAGGATGACGACTCAGACCAGCGCGACCGCGACTAGCATAAAGAACAGCTCCTCCGCCGAGTCTGGTTCCGCCAGCCAGAAGGCCGTGATCACCGCGATCATGACCATGGTCTTGCCGGACATCGTGTTGTTTTTTTTTATGTTCTGGTTACATACCTACCTAAAAGTTGATTTTGACCACAAAAAAACATGTCCGTGCCGCTTGGATGGGCGCCGCACGTTCTTGCGCTCCCGTTTGATGCCGCGGCCTTTGGCGGCGTGACCTACGTCCAGTTCGTGCTGGGCGTGTCGAACGAGTGGTGGTTCTTCGCGCCGCGCCTCGCGGGAAAGCCGCTGCTAGCGACCGCGTTAGTCCTTACTTCGCCGGTTACGGGTGCCATTGCGGCGTGGGGAGTGCACAAGTTGATCTTAAGTCTCTTTGTTGTTTGACCATAGGTAGGACCATAAAAACACCAGAAAAAGCTCTCATGTCCACCGCCAGCGCCGCCGCCGCCATGGCCGCGCCCCACCTCATGGCCCTCCCGTTCGATGTCGTCGCGTTTGGCTGCGCGGCGTACGCCCAATTCATGTTCGCCCTCTTCGCCGAGTGGATCCTTTTGTTCGCGTACCTGCAAGGGTGGGTACGGAACGTGCCGCGCTTCGCGGGGAACAAGACGCTGGTGTCCGCCCTGATCATGACGGCGCCGATTACGGGACTCGTCGCGGCTGTTGGGACGCACTACTTATTTATTAGCATGTTTGCATTTTCGCGGTAGGTCCGGCCATAAAACATCACACGCCACACGCCACACAAACAACAACAAAACGACGACATGGCCACGCCCGCCGCCGCCCTGAAGCCCTACCATCCCGACAACACCGAATGCCTGTTTGCACTGAACCACGGCGTCCTCTCTTATGACCGCGGCGGGTGGCTGGCCAGGGAGCACGGCCTCAAGGAGGGTGACACGGGCGTGCGCGCGTGGCACGTCACGTCGTGCGTGCGCGACCCCGCGAACATGGAGGAATGGATCCTGCTCTACGACCACGTCAACCTGGGCCTCGTCCTCGGCCTCGACGCATGCCAGACGCCCATGTGCTGGGCAGAGGACGCGTACCCGCCGGAACTGCGCGATATCATCGACGAGGAGAACGGCGATATGGGCCAGAAGGTGCGCGAGTTCCTCAAGGTGAACGACCCGGATACCACCGGCGAATTTTTACTGGAGACGGACCACTTCGTGATCCACGCGTCGCCCACGAGGTGCAGGGTCGTGCCGTCGCTGTCTCACCACGCGTAGTCAACGTCGTGGTCACACTCAAACAACTGGTCGCATGCGCGCGCTCTTGGCGGTGCCGCGGCATCTTCTCACGTCCATTTTCGTCTTTGCCGCGGCGTGGCTGCTCTTGGCCGTATGCATCCAGGCCGTGTTTCTGGGTCATTTCCGCACGGACGAGGGCATTGCCATCTCTAACGAGGCTATAGTCGACGGGTTTCTCGTTCTAACTGTTATTCTAGTGTTGATCGGTATATGTATAGTGGTCTATGCGCGCATAACGAAACATCGCGAGGAACGATACGCGTTGCCGACCGAATTCACCATGAACGAAAACGAGCCCTATGTCCCCGCCATCACGGTGGAACCCGCGGTCGTGTACACATTGAGCGACGAGCCCGAGGCGGCTGAGCAGAACGCGGTCATCGTCATCGAGCGCGCGAAAGAGAAAGCCGCGCGGGACGAAGATTGGCGTCGCGCGCAGGGGTACCGCATTGACAGCAGTTTCGGGTACGTTGTTGAGGATTACAGCCGCCGCCGCATCTACAACAAGCGGGCGCACAATTTGCTGGTCAAGCTCGCCCAACTCCACGAACTGACCGGCGCGACCGTTTCCATTTCGGTGACATCGCACGACAAGGATTGTCCGCCATTCTCGTACTCGACAGGGTCGTTTATCAAAGCGACTGCGAAGGAATAAAAACGCGCATGTATTCTCTCATTCCCGCACAGAGCGGTAGTACTCCCACACAGGCTCGGGGATGTCCAGGTCCAGGACGTCGTAGGTCGCGGCGTGGTCCTCGTCAAAGACGATGGGCGGCGTGTACGTCGACAGGATGACCGCGGGTCCGACGGCCGAGACGCGGTGCGGCGTGTTGCGGGGAATGACGGTGGTGCCGCCATGTTCGATGATGCGCGTCGCGGGGCCGACGTCGACCACGATCTCGCCCGCAAGCACGCGCAGGCGCTGCTTTGACTTGGCGTGCGTTTCCCACGGGATATACTCCATCTCGTTCAGCCTGTAGATGACGGTCTCGCTCTCGTCGGTGCGCCACATGTGCTGCCTGAACGGGCCCATGGTGTGCGCCCCGCGTATATATACAAGTTCCGCCCGCGCACCTTTCCAAATATGGGGTTTTTCACGTTCCTGAAGGTCCCGGGAAAGATCGTATGCTGCCTGTTCAACTCGGTCCTCCTGTGGGTAGGGCTGGCCTACGTGATCCAGTACGCGATCCTGCCCGGGAACAACCTGGCGGAGGACGGGTACACCGTGCCCCAAAGCGCGCTCGTGTACTCGGCGTACACACTCGTCGGCGTCGTCGCGCTCTTGGTGGTCTGCTACGCCATTTACCTGTGCCTGACTAAAAAGCGCAAGGGCAGCAAAAAGGTCAAGTACATCCCGCTTAGCGCCGACATCCACAAGGTATGAGCGGCGCCGTCGTGCTGCTGGGGGACCTGCCCGCCACGCCCGAGGCCGCGGCCATCACGCACCTCTTCCAGACCGTCCCGGAGTCATGGCGCATCGTCATCGACGAGTGGCGCCGCCACGAGATGCTCTGCGAGTGCGGCGCGCCCTTCCGCGAGTTCTACAATGTTGGCCAGTGGAAGTGCAGGCAGCACGCCATGGCGCGCGACGACAGGACCGGCGTGTGGCCATGCTGCGGCGCCCGCAGCGCCAACGCGCGCGGCTGCATCCGCGCGGACCACCGTCGCAAGGGGCACGCGCCGCTCGATTACACGGACACCGTGTACATCGCGGACGAGGTGTTCTGGCGCATGCAGGCCGCGCTCGACGGCGCGATCCTGGGCGTCGAGGACCGCGAGACCTCCACGGCGCCCGACTTTTCCGTGGGGGTGCTGCGCTTCGACGAGGACGCGCGCGAGGAGAAGGTGGCAGCCGCGGAAAGATCGGCAAATAGCGCAGTGTGAATACATAGTCAGGTCACGCATGTCTCCTGTATAGCACGCCCCTGTGACCCTTGGAACCAGCAGCCCCCTCGCTACCCACCATGGCCTTTTACGAGTCCGAGAGCAGCTCGGACGACGAGTATGCCGAGGCCCTCTACGAGGCGGAAGCCGACGACCGCGTGCCCCACATTAACGACGTCACCGACGCCGGGTCCGCCGCCATGGACCTCATCAACAAGACACCCAGCGCGTCCTACGCCGCCGCTCACCTGAAGAGCACCAACATCGACAAGAAGATCGCGCGCGCCGAGGCTAACGGCGGCGTCGAGCTCTTCGTGCCAGTCAACGCGGCCTTCGCGGCCATGGGCCAGACACACGAGAAGATGAAGAACCCCAAGCTCGCGCGTTTCGCGCGCTCCGTCATGGAGTCGCACGTGTCCCCGCTGGACAACGAGGAGCACGAGGCCGAGGACGGCACGGTGTCTCGCCAGATGCTGCGCGACAACATGGGGTTCTCGAAGCACATGCACGCGACCAAGCCCACCGAGCACGTCAAGCTCAAGGGCGTCAACGGCCGCGTGGCCAGCGCGCGCATCATCAGCTCGCACCACGTGGGCCCCGTGCTACTCAACGAGGACGGCAAGACGTACCAGCGCGCCGCGCAGGTCCACTTCATCGACACGGTGCTCGTGGGCGGGAACCGCGCCTCGGCCTCCAGCGCCGCAAGCCGCAGCAGCCTGAACAACAACAACAGCAGCGCGGGCAGCAGGACCAATGCCGCGCGCATGTGATTCGTTGGTGTTCCATGTTCCATGTTCCATGTACCATGCACCATGTACAATTCCATCATGCCGCTAAACGCACCGCGCATAGAACGACTACGACAACGACGACGACGACGACCATGTGCCTGGTCGCCGTCATAAACGCTCGCTGACCCCCCGCTTTGTTGCCCTGTTCGTTCCGTTTTTGTTTTTTTTTTCTCCCCACTAAACCAGACTCCGCGGTACCAATGCCAACCTGATCTGCGTCGATGAGGCCGCGTACATCCCGCTCGAGATGTTCTACGAGGTGATCGTGCCGCTCATCGGCATGGAGGATGCCGTGCTGGTCATGATCTCGACGCCCGTGGACTCCTTCAACTTCTTCACCAAGCTGATGAATATGCGCGATCCGGACACGGGCGATCCGCTGTTCCTCCTGGTGGACATGGAGCTCTCGTGCACACGGTGCAAGAAGCGCGACCCGCTCAAGTGCACGCACCGTCTCAAGCTACTACCACCATGGAAGAGCGAGGACAAGAACAAGATCATGAAGGTCATCATGCAGGACCAGCTGACGATCCTGGTGCGCGAGAATATGGGTATCGTCACCGACGAGGGCAACTCGCTCATACCGGCCAATTCCATCGATAAGTGGCTTGCGGCGCCGCGCTTCGTGCCGGAGAAGTTCACGACGGCGCCCATCCTGGTGCTGACCGTCGATCCCAATGGCGGGGGAGCCGGCACCGGTAGCGAGATGGCCATCTGCACGGTCGCGCTCATGTACGGCGCGAGAATCGTAAGTTTCTGTTGTTTTTTTATTGCTACAGGTCGCACGAGAAGCCGACGATTTTCTGGTACGACGCGCGGACGTTCCAGACGAAGGCTTCGACCGACGGATCTGCGCACTGCCCATCGAGGAAGTCCTGGCACAGGGCGGGCAGTTGCGTCTTAAGGAATACGGCGACGTGACCGGGTGCATGTAGCGTGGTCTCGTCCTTGAGGAATTCCTGTATGCGCGGGTACATCCACGCGAGCACCCAGAAAAACGCGATCCGGTCGGTTGGGGGCGCCTTGCACGACGCGTACTCGAGGCCCTCGGCCATGCCCGGCTCGCTCAGCACCCTGGGCTGGTCCGCCCGCGCAATGTCCGCTGCCCACCTGCACCAAGGGTCGATCTTGGGCGACCCCACGAACATGAAATCGTAGATATCATCTTGCTGACGCCTCTTTACCTCTATTTCTTCGAAAAACAACGCCTGCAGCTCGTTGGGTTGGATGCTCATGCGGTACGTGTTCTCCCTTTGCTGTTCCTCGTTTTTTTTTGCGGTATGGCACGCCAACATCCCGTGTGCTAACTTCGTCTTCCTTTTTTCCCCTTGTTAACGCACCGCACTTGATCCGCACAGGTCCGCAAAACGCCCGACAACACCACGTTCCTCCGCGACCACATCGTGGCCCTGCGCAAGGTCGACTTCTTCAAGGACTCCGTCATCTACTACATTCCCGAGCGCGCCTTGGGCTTCACCGTCGGGCACATGTGGGATGGGATCCGCGACATGTACAACGTCAAGACGATCTACCAAAAGATGCAGGACGGCGTCAACCTCGAGGATCCCGGTTTCCCGACGGTGGCCAACTCCAAGAGTCAGTACGCTGAGGCCGCGTCGTTCCACGTGCGCACGGGCCACCTCAAGATCGCGCGCGACCTGGTTACCGCCAACCGGTGGGCGGATAAGCGCACGCGCGTCAAGGACACGTTCGAGAAGTTCGTCCAGCAGATGCGCGCGTTCCGCCTGGTCGAGAACCAGTCGGACAACCCCTTCTCCGCCAAGAAGTACACGGTGTCTGGGACGGTGGACAAGTACGGCAAGACGGGGAGCGGCAAGGACGATCTCATGATGTCCTTTGTCATTAACGCGTACATGGGTGACCTCATTACCACGGGCAAGATGCCCAACATGGACGCGAGTGACATGCAAAGTATTAAGTAGTAACTGTTTTTATGGAATCAACACGGTCAAAAACCAGGTGAAAATCTTGACTAGTTCTTCCATGTATGCGACGTAGTGCGCCCACCAATTATAGCGGTAGGTCTCGACCTTGGCCAGGACGGCCGCTTTCTCGTTACTCTCCCACGCCTCGACGAGTTCCACGACCGTGGGGATCGCGCCATCGTCGCGGCACTCCATGGATATCTCGTCAAAGGCCGCGAGCAACGCGTCGTCGCTCATGTCTGCCGCGTCTTTCATGCCTTTGGAGTCCATAGTCGTTTTCATGCAATCATACGTCGCATTGACGGCATAGGCAAAGTACATCTTCCTAAATGCCAGCGACGTGAATAGAGCGCACCCATCCCATCCCATCGCCGCGCTGGAGATGGTGAACTCGCAGGCATGCACGGGTGCCATGTACGCATCCTCCGCGCGAATGATTACCAGCGTGAAGAAAAACAAAATCACAAGGACGAGGAACCCATCTAGAAACTTCGCCGCATCCATCTCGATGTTAAGTTATGATTTTTGTCCACCCTAGCCACTCGGACAAAAATCCGGCCACAAAAAAAATGTCCATGGTGCGCTTCCTCGCGGAGTGGTACGCGGTCCCCGACTCCCCATGCAGCACCTTCTTTTTCAGCCATGTCCCGCTGGACCACCTAACCCACAAGGCGGATGCCATGGTCGCCTTTGAGCGCTTGATGATGTACAACCCTGTGTTTTACTACATCATCTACTTTGCTGACACGCGCGGCGCTTTTGGCGGCCTGCACATTGACCAGCGCCGCGCCATCGTGGCCATGCGCCGCGTGTGGCATGAGGGCGGCATGACGTACGCCCAATGGTGCGCGGAGGTGTCGCGCGTCATTGAGCGCGTCTACGTCTTCCGGACACTCGAGGACCTGAGCGACACACTTCAATCGTCGGCCTCGGTGTCGCTGTCGCCAAAGGTCAGCGCTCCCGGTGTGCTGATGGAGTAGTCCGTCTCGGGGGGCGTGCGCGAGTAGCTCGAGTGTGGGCTGTCGTCGTCGTCGTCGTTGTAGTCGCGCATGGACGGGCGCACGCCAAGGGTGCGGCGGGGGCGCGGCTGGTGCGGCATGACGGGTCTTCCGCTGCTCACACTGGGCGACACGTGGATGGCCCATATGGCACCCACGTTGTTGGCCTGGAACTTGCGGATGGCCCGGTCGATGGTGGCCGGGTTGTCGTCGAAGAAGTACACGCGGGGCCTGGCCGCCACGCGCTGCTTGATCTCGCGCTGCCTGCCAATCTCGTACGCGATCTCCGTGGTCATGATGCGGATGCCGCGCGCGGGGTCCATTTCGTGGCCGACACCGCGCTGGTACTGGTCCAAGGCCCATCGACACTGCTCCTCCATCCGCACCGAAGCCCGGTAATCCCCCTGGCTGGTCAGGTATTCCAGGCGGAGGAGCCGCGTCAGGCGCAGGACCACCGACGGCTTGTCCTCGGCGTAGACGTAGACGCCGGGCAAGTTGTTCTCGTCGGGTCCAAGGTCCTGGAGGCCCCTGACGGCATCGCGCATCAGCCCCGACTCCAGTGTGTTGTGCAGGGGCACGCGGTAGTCGCGGCCCAGTATTTCGGGGTCGGTGATGCCCCGGTGCGGCGCCTGGCCCTGCGTCAGGAAGACCCAGTCGTCGCCCAGGGCCGAGAGCGCCTCGGGCATGTCCGGCTGGATGACGACGCTCTCGTTCACCCCGGCGTCCGCGCGGTCCGAGTAGAGGGTGCCGTCCACGTCGAGGACCACCATCTTCTCCCCCTGGCGCAGGCGCCGCGCAATTTCCTTGAGGAAGGCGGGCAAATCCTCGGCGCGGATGCTCATCAGCCCGGTGACGTTCGACACATAGAGCCTGTCCATGGTGGCGTGGCGCCCCCGTTTAAGCATCGCGTGTACTCCGCTGTTATATATAAACACTCCGATGAGTGAGGACGGACCCGCGGCGGAAACCCCCAAGCGCTACAATTTGGTAGCCGTCGACCCGCCGTGGCGGTATGGCGGCGGCAAGCGCGAGGGCGTCATCGGGACGACGGCCAACAACACGTACGACACCATGACGGGCGCCGAGATGGCCAAGATCGACGTGCCGCTGGCCGACGACGCGGTCATGCTCATGTGGACGACGGGGCCGCAGATGCCCGTGGCGCTGGAGTTGCTCAAGGCGTGGAAGATGCGCTACGTGACCACGTTCCTGACGTGGATCAAGGTGGCCAAGGACGGCACGACGCGCAAGTTGCTGGGGTCGTACACGCGCGGCAACCCAGAGTTCGTGCTCCTGGCTACGCGCGGCAAGGTCAAGCAGTTCCTCCTGGATAGCAAGAAGCACGCGAGCTCGGTCCTCTACGCGCGCGTGCGCCAGCACAGCCGCAAACCCGACGCCTTCTTCAAGCGCGTGGCCCAGGTCTTCGACGTCGCCAACATGAACAAGCTCGAAATGTTCGCGCGGCGCTCGCGGCCGGGGTGGGACACGCACGGCAACGAGCGCACCAAATTTGACCAGGTGGCGGGCGTGGCCAAGAGGAGCCACACCCAAAAAAAGCGCGCCTAAAAGTGCTCCGCGGCGCTGGAGGGTGCCACATCCCAAGAAAGCAGGCGTGTACTATTTAGCATTGCGTGTTTTAAAGGGAACAAAGTACAAGCGACTGTCTCTCGCTTTCTCTCTCTCTCTCCCGTCCCAACAAGGAAAGGAAAAACATGGCTCACGGTCCCGGCGCCGGCGCGCGTCTCGGCTATGGACTCGAGCGCAACACCGGGATCATCAACATCCCCGCCATCATGCCCGCGACGCGCATCCTCAAGGACCAGGAGAAGGATCACAAGGACAAGCCGGCGCTCTTTCCGCCCCTCCAGGAGAAGGAGTCCATGGGCATCATCAAGGGCGAGATCGTGTGCCGGCCCAAGAAGCTGCGCGGGGGGTCCAGCCGGCTCGTGCCGGTCATGTCCCTGCTCAACAACATGGGCTCCAAGGAGCTCGCGGTGTTCCCGGACGACCCGGACATGGCCATGGAGCTCGTGCTGGCGGAGCTGGGCAAGATCGGCATCGCATGGGCAGACGCGCCCATCCAGTCGCGCGAGACGGTGGTCACGCCGATCCAGGAGATCGCCGTCGCCGTCAGCGGCGTCGTGTCGGTGCCCACGTGGACCAACTGGGAGGTGGGCCAGCTCGCGCGCATCATCGCGTACCTGCCCAGCTCGACGGCGGAGAAGTCGTACAAGCCGGGCGGCCAGGACTGGCGGAAGGCGCGCCTGATCTTCGTGCCCATCGACAACCCCGACGACATGCACTTCTCGCGCGTCCTCGAGCGGAACTTCCGCCTCTACAACGAGCGGCCCAAGCAGGGCCACAGAGACAACGCCTATGTCGAGTACATGAACACGAACCGCGCCGTGGGCGACAAGTACCTGGAGGCCATGCAGCAAGTGCACGAGTTCCCGTCGGTGTCGCTCGCGGCCGGCATCCAGGGGCTCAAGGCGTTCAAGGACGAGCAGGCGGGCGGGACGGGGAACCGCGCGCTGGACGACGCCATTGACGGCATGGCGCGGCAGCTCGAGGCCCTGGTCAACGTCCTTGGCCTGGGCACGGCCTCCAAGCGCATGACGCCCGCGCAGAACAGCGCGCGCACCCACGTCGCGCGGGCCGTCTTTTTGGGGCGTGGCGACGTGCGCTCGCCCAGCGCCATTGGCTGGGACAACGCTCGCCGCGCCAACATGGCAATGGCCGGCAAGTCGCCGGCGCTCACGGCCATGGGCCGCGCCCTCGAGAAACAGATGAACAACGCGGCCAGCTTCGGCAACGGCGTCTCGAACCTCCACGCGCTCTCGTCGCAGAAGCCCGTCGCGCGCTGCGTCTTTGGCGGGCCCGCCGGCACAACAGGGCAGTTCCAGGTCAACTTCTAAGCACACACCAAACATATTTTTTTCTCCCGGACATCCCGCCAAAATTTTCCGGCATGGGAGTCCGGTGATGTCATGCCGAAAAAAAAAAGTTGATACACCCTCACCCCCCAAAATCGAATAACTGCACGGTGCCCCTTCGAGTCTTAGAAAATCTGGCGTAAACTTTTGCGGTAGTATATTTTTGAACTAAACAAATCTGAACTGAAGAATTTTTCGCGACCGAACCGTCGCGTGCAGTTATTCAAATCCCGGGGGTGAGCACGTATCAACTTTTTTTTCCGGCATGACATCGGCCGGCCCATGTCAAAATTTGTACACCGGCCCGCCCCGCCACCGGCCCGCCTCGTCATGGCCATGCTCATAGTTGTTCCGTTTCTCGCGCGCCTTGGCAATGCATCGCGCACAAAACACCCCGTATTCGCCATGCGACATGCACAGACGGCGCACCATCGTCTGCTGGCTCCTCCCGCACATGCGCCGAACGCGCGGGCTCATGCACCCTGGTTTCTCGCACATGGGCTCCGACATGTTGGCGTTTTTTGTTTTTATGGGCGCAAAGACCACGCACTTTTTTTTCCCCACGCTCAGTTGGTCGTGGCGGCAGAATCCTCGTACAGCGGCGGCAGGAAGCGCGCAAAGAGGTCGTCGTCCTCGGGCTTGCTGCGCTTGAGAGGTCGGGCATTGCCGTCCCCGCCAGTCGCGTTGGGCACCGCCGACGCCGCCGCGGACGACGCGCGCCCCTCGATCATGCGGTTGAAGGCGTTGAACTTGGTGTCGCCGGCGTCGATCTTCCGGGCGAACTCGAGGTTCTCGCGCTTGAGGCGATCGATCTCCTCGTCCTTGCGGCGGTTGGCCTCGGCGAAACTGGCCGAGTGCGCGAAGACCGTTTTGGTGAGGAAGCGCCCGTTCTCGACGCGCTCCTCGGGCCCCCAGTGCTTGTACAGCTCGGCGAACTGCTCCGCTGCGCCGTCGGGCACAGCGACGCCGTTGGCCTTCATGGTCTCGTAGTAGTCCTTGGCCATGTCCAGGATTTCCTCCTCGTGCGTCTTGGTCAGGTTCTCGGCCGTCGCCTTGACCTTGTCCAGCTCCGCCCGCGTCTTCTCGAAGTCGGCCTGGATCGCGGCGTTGCGCTTGGCCACCGACGCCAGCAGGCCCGCCAGCTGCTGCTGCGTCATTTCCGGGTGCTTGGTGAGCATCGTCTCGGCGTCGAGCATGTCCTCGAACTGCTGGCCGGCGGCGGCGGTCGTCTCCGCGGGCGGGGCCTGGGCGCTGGTGTCCATGGCCGTGTCCTCGTTCTGTGTCTGGGCCGGAGGCTGCTGGGCCTGGGCCGCAGCGTCGGCGGGGGTGGTCGTCGTCGTGTCGGCCATCGCGCTTGTCTCCTCAGCACGCTGTTTGCTGGGCTTTTCCGTCTTCGGCAATATGGGTCTACTCGGCCGATTGCGCCGCGGGACCTCAATGACCGAGTTGGGATGTATGAAGCAGTTCTTGCGCTCGCCCTTTTTGACCACGGCCACGCGGATGGGGGTCTTGCCCTCGGTGTAGTACTGGCCCTTGACGCCCTCGATTTGGTGCTCGGTTTCGAGCGAAAGTTCGTTGAGCTCTGAGTTTCGCATGCGCTTGATGACACTTCTGGCCAGAGGCGAGTCGCCGCGGATGCGCCCGGTGATGCACTTGGCGCCCGTGGCCGTGTCGTACGTCTCCTCGACCTCGCCAATGGACACGGCTTGGTGGTGGCCCCACGTGAGCGGCAGGCCGTCCAGCTTCATGGCGCGCACGTGCACATCCGAGAACTCGCTCGCGGGCACGTCGTCGTCGTCGGTGAACATGGGCTCCGGGTGGACATAGCCCGTGAACAGGTAGTCGCTTTCTTGTTCCATGCCTTTCGGCGGCGGACGGGGCGGGGTACCTCTTTTGGGAAGTGGCCCGTGAGTGGGCCCACACGCCTATAGTTGCTCCCTTTTTTGCCCCACCTCCGACCGTGGTCCTAGAATTGTCCCGGCGGTCACGGAGTGAGCACAAGGCTACACGGCTACACGGCCTACCCAGTGCCAGAAGAGTCCACGCTGCTTCTGGATCTACACACTCTGTCTATTTAGGTGCCTTTGGCGGCATCTAAATAAAGCACCGAGCATGAACCAGCTTCAGGGCGACTTCGCCAAGCAGATCCCATGGCTGCTGGGGCCGACCTCCACCGGGAACGCCGATGATGGCAAGTACCAAGACCTGGCGCCGCGCTACAGCATCGAGCAGATGCCGAACCAGAACGTCCCGCAGCAGGCGCTGACGCTCGGCGAGGCGTCGAAGATCGATGTGCAGCAGATCAGCGCGATGCTGTATGTGCACATGGCGAGCCAGCCCAACTGGCAGTCGCTGGTGCTGCCCGTGACGGTGGGCACCAAGCTGCACAGCCAGTGGACGATCACGCGCACGCGCTACGCGTCGCTGGACCCGCTGCCTGAGGGTGTCGGGCCCCGCGTGCCCGAGAAGGAGAGCGAGACGTACAGCGCCAGCGCGCACCGCTCCGGTCAGGGTATCCTCGTCCACGACGACTTCTTCAGCACGCCCGAGGGCGCGGCGGCGTTCCGCGATGACCTGAAGAACGAGGCCGCGAACATCATGGGCACGCAGATGCTCGAGGCCGCCAAGGCCATTGCCACCGCGCAGATGTTCTGGAACAAGTACGCGCGCTATGCGGGCGCGTGCTTCGACAGCGTGCGCGACGCGACCATGTCCGACGTCAGCAACTTCTTGGCGCTCAACGTCGACCCCAAGGGCATCTACAAGGCGCCCGATGTCATCAACGCCATGATGAAGGGCGCGTCGAACCGCCCGAACCTGAACGTGGCGATTGTCGACGAGAGCGCGCTGGTCAAGATCAAGTGGGGCAACGCGTACCACACGACGTCCAACCTGATTGGCGAGGGCCTGACGCGCGCCAACCTCAAGGGCACGGACTTTGGCCTGCCGTTCCAGGTCTTCGAGAACTTCCCGTGGAAGGACGTGAACGAGGAGGGCGACGTCAACCCGCTGCGCAACACGGCGACCTTCGCGTCGTATGCCGTGATCGACTCGCAGTGCTACGGCCCGCCGGACATCCGCGGCCACCGCGAGCCCGAGATCGAGGTCACGGGCCTCAACGGCTGGGACCGCATCAAGATCCGCGAGACCATCATGAACTGCCCGCGCTGGGGGGCCGACGGCGAGATCGACTACGTGACCATGGACGAGCTCAACAGGCGCATGCCGGAGATCCGCCGCGAGTTCCCCGAGGACAAGGGCGACACCTTCCAGTTCGAGACCGCGGAGGGCGACATGGCCAACGTCTCGGTCATGGGCCACACGGCGATCCACTACCGCCCCAAGGCGTGGGACGTCTGGTGGGGCCAGACCGCCGCCAAGACCTTCAGCTCCGACGACAAGCGGATCTTCTCGCGCTTCGAGGCCGCGGTCAACTCGCTGTACAACGCCCCGCGCGCCGACCTGGTGAACTTTGCGGGTCTGCGGGACCTGGCAGCCCGCGCCGCGAACTTTGGCGAGCGCGACTCGGACACGGGCGGGCCCACGGCGGCCGAGGTGAACAGCCTCTTCGCCGCGGAGGCGCCGTTTGCCGGGGGCGCCGCCGTGCGCCCGTATGGCTTCGGGTCCATCCCCGCGATGCTCTCGCTTCTCAAGGCGCGCCAGGGCACGCTCCAGCAGGACTTCCCCACCTGGCAGTACAAGGACCTGCAGTACGACGAGGTCCGCGACGTCCTGGACCGCATGTGGCGCACGAACAAGGCGTGCACGGGCGGCACGGTCATCGCGTCGGAGTCGTACACGCCGATCCAGTTCGTGACGACGAGCCCCGAGACCAACGAGCGCAACGCCGTGCTGGACACGATCCTGGACCACGTCAAGTACCCCGTCTACTACAAGGGGGTCGGTGGGCGCGCCCAAGCTATTGTTGTCCCGGGCTTTGAGGCGGGCACCACGGTGGCAACGTCCTTCCAATTTTCCGGGGTGCTCCAGGCGCGCAAGGCGGACTTGTTCGACGCGCAGTCCAAGCTCAACCGCGCACTGGCGGAGCTCGTCGCGCGGGGGGACTTGCCCGGGGATCCGGCCACGCTCGTCGCGCTCGCGCGATCGTACTTGGACGCGGGCAACAACGTGGCCAGGACGCGCAACATGCTGAGCGGCGTCGTTGCCTACCTCGACAAGTACATTGCGGCCTCGTCGCGCGGCAATGCGAGCAAGGACTTCCGCGCCAAGCGCACGGAGGAGATGAAGCTGGACATGACGCGCCTCAACGCATTTGCGGATGTTGATGTCGTTCCGCCGGCGGGTACCGGGCGCGACGCGGATGCCAAGCTCACGTTCCTGGCCTTCGATGGGGACGTGTTCCGCGGCACGGGGGGGGACCTGAGCTTCCTGCGGCCGGCGAGGGCCACGGCACCAACGGGCCACCTCGCGGCGGACGAGGGCCTGATGGCGCGCGCGTCGTACCCGGAGGACCAGCCCGAGTCGTGGAACGCGCCCGTGCCGCGCGACATTGGCGGGACCAACACCGCGCAGTTCGAGCACGCCGCGGAGCAGCAGCCCATCTTCGTCAGCCCGCAGGTGGCCACGGACCCGACGGGCCCGTTCTTCGTCCCCGTCGGCGACACGTACCAGCCGGCGAACACGCTGACGGAGCGCTTCCGCTACGTCAAGGAGAACAGCAACGACCCGATCGCGGCGTTCTTCTCGCGCGCCATGCTGCTCACGCCCTTCACGCGGAAGAGCCTCCTGCGCTTCCTGGACTGCGAGATGCCGCTCCCGCTCAACATCGGCGCGTTCTGGCCGTTCCACCGCATGCACACGACGCCGTTCATCGCCGTGGAGACGGGCCCGCAGCTGGGCCGCTTCGAGATCAGCTTCCAGAAGTCCGCGTTCACGTTCGACAACGAGAAGTCGGCGTGGCTCTACTTCTACCACCACTGGACAAATGCGTACATCATGGACCCGGCCAAGCTGGTCGTCCTGCCGAACATGATGGCCGACGGCTACATCAGCGGCTGCACGACGCGCCCGATCGTCCGGCCGGAGGACTGGCCCAATGCCAACGAGGGCGTGGGGCACGTCGACAAGTGCCCGGACGTGCTGTACATGGACCTCCCCGTGGAGTACGACAACCAGCACATGGGCACGCACCTCAACCCCGTCCTGCTGACGGGCAAGCCCATGGGCCTGCTGAGCCAGTTCCGCTACACGAACCACGCCTCCAAGGACACGGAGCCGCTCGTCGCGCCGACACCGTCCTACAACTTCTACGACACGCTCTTCGACTTCAACTCGGCCAACGCCGACGAGAGCGAGGAGTACGACACGTACCAGGACATGACCGAGTCGCAGTACCTGCCCATGGTGTGCCTCAAGCGCGCCTACCGCGCGTTCATGCCCACGGGCAAGTGGGAAGTCAAGGAGGAAGGGTCGGGCCAGATGGACCGCCTCGGGCCGCCCCCGCTCATGCCCAAGATGAAGGGCGCGCTGGAGTTCACGGACAAGGACAAGTCGTACTCGTTTGTTTAAGTGGGAAGAGTAAAAACACACACACACAGACACAGAGAATCACGCCTCGTCGCGGGCAGACGCGGAATTGGTGTCGGACATCTTGCACGTGGTGTGCGAGCACCAGTCGAACGTGTTGTTTCGAATCGACCGGAAATGCGGCCACCAGTCGAGTATTCCCTCTTCCACGCCGTCCAGACCCTTGACGTGTTTCAAAGCCATGGCCAGTGCCGTCTCTTCGTCTTCTTCGAGGAGCGCGCCGCAGTCTGTGTCAAGGATGGCACGTATGAGGAGATAACAGAAAAAACAGCAGTCGTGCGACTCGGTCTCGCTGAACACATGATCGTCGCCGTACGCGTGCATGTCGGCGGCGATGTCGGCCATTTTTTGTGTGTGGCCGCAGGCAAAAACCGAAGAATATGCCTCGCGTTCCTACGCTTCGTCGCCAGCGGCGATACGCAAGGGGACAGTATACTGAACCGGCTCGTGCCGGTCCCATGCCGGTCGATTCGCCCGCCACGCCGGCGCGTGTGATTTACCAACCAGCATGGACGTGCCGTCCTCCATAGTCACCACCTCCACAAACTGCCGTTGCGGAAAGCGCCTGAGGTTCTGACGCGTGAGGCGGACCCTCACTAGGAAGAACAGCGGCTTGGGATTGCACCGGCGCTTAATTTCCTTCCACACGGCCGCGATGGTATGGCGGATGGGCAGCGTGTGATTTGTGGTCAGGAGCGAGGGCTGCGTGAACACAGGCGCGATCACATCGTACGTGGTCAGAGGAACTGGGAGGAGCGCTGCACGCGTAGAGGAGCGGTATGTGGCCGCGACTTCCCAAAAGAACTGCTTGTGCCGGTCCTGGTGATCCTTGTACAGTGCGAGCTGGCGCCCGGCCATGTCGTCTCCGTCCATGTGTCGGACCGCTTTTGAATGTGGCATGTCGGGCCCTACCATACCATAACTATGTTCGGGCTTGAGCGTTTGCCCACCTATCTTCCGGTGCTTATAGCCGTGTGGGAGCACGTTAAGGATGTCGACCTAACCTCGCCGCGGAGCGTCGTGCTTATGATCGGCGTGGCGCTGCTGGGCGTGCTGGCGCTCGGGTTTGTGCATGTGATCACCGACGCCATCAGCAAGTACAGCAAGAAGTTCGTGGAGAAGACGTACCAGGTGTGGCTTCTCTTGGCGCTTCAGAGTCTGGCGTTTGTCGTGTTCGCGCCGGCGGATATCAAGGAGCGCGCATGGGCGGCCATCACGGGGGCGGCGGAGGAGTGAGCCATACCGCAACATGCCGCCCAAGGGCCAGCGCCGCACGAACGCGTCGGCGGGCCTGCTGGCCGATAAGAAGGAGCGCGCGCGCACGTTCACCAAGCGCCTGCCCAGCCTGGTGGGCAAGTGCAGCATGCTGAGCCGGCTCACGGGGGCGCGCATCGTCGTCATGGTGCACAAGAAGGGCGAGGAGAACCGCCCGTCGTCGTTCGTGTGGTACTCGTCCAAGTGCAAGGGAAACAACTTCATGAAGCAGTGCGACAAGATGGCGGAGCGCGCGTGCAGGCCGGATACCAAGATCCAGGGGTGCACCAACGCGGACTACGACACAGTCTTCCACAAGCCCGCGGGCGGGCGCTGGGAGAACATCGACACGCTGCCCACGTCGTGGGCGCTGTCGCCGCCGCGCAATGCCGCGCTCAAGCAGCTCCTGGACGAGCGGCGACCCGTCGACTTGCCCTCCCTGTCCATGTTCTCGGGTGGCTTCTACCACCCGGCCGTACGCGAGCGCCGCGAGGTGCGCGACCACGGCATGTTCGCGTCGTCGTCGTCGTCGCCGTTGGGAGGGGACTATGGGCTGGAGATCGTCCCGGGTCCGGACGACGCGGCGGCGGAGCAGCAACAGTTACCACCGCCACCGACACCGACACCAACCGCGCGCCGGTTCCAGCGAAGGGACCGGCCCACGCCGCTCGAGCAGGATTGGGCCAGCCTCCTCTCGCGCGTGGACCACACTATGGAGCGCGCGCCCGGTGGACTTAACGCCAGGGACTGGACGAGCGCGGCGCCCATGCCCGACCGCTTCCACGGCCGTAATCACCTGTGGCACACCATTAAAACGAGGCTGTGGCAGGAGTGAACATAGACACCTAGGGCAGGCGCGCCATTCCTAAACCTAAAGCATCGCACCACACGCACCGCAGGAATGGACGAGGAGCGCGGCAAGGCACGGCGCCGGCGCTCCGGGACCGAGCAGCGAATGTGGGTCGACGCGCTGTTCACGTGGTTTTTCGCGCTGGTTCTGGTGGTGATGATCATCTACGGGACGAATACGGTCTACGACGACCTGCTCAACGCGGCGAGCCGGGCCTACGATGACTTTCGCGCGTTCCACCGCTACCACGATTGCATCTCCTTTGCGCGCGCTCACCCGGAATTTGACGACGTCCACCGCGAACTCCGGCGCTGCTGGGACGCGTACCCGCCCATCGAAATGGAAACATGATTTTTTGCCGGAGTGTGCCTATTTAAATACACGCGCCCGTTCTTACTCAAAAGACAACAAACCCATGCGCGCCCCCGTCTCCACATGCTTGGCGGCGCTGGCGCTGGGACTCGTGTTCGCCGTTGTGGGCACCAACGCGCAGAATTGCACGCCCGGGACGGTTGATGAGACCGCGGTTGCGACTGTCTTGCCCGTTTCCACGGCGTATTTTGTGCAGGAAGACATCCTCTCGAATGGTTCGTATTCCCAGTCATACACGTTGGGATACAACTTCATGGGCGTTTGGATTAATTATCCTGATCCGGGAATATTCTTGATAAGGACCCTCACCTTTCGGTTTCCCGTCAGCAGTTACTTGTCCTGTAACCAGCTCGCCACGGATGTGCAACTTGCTTGGTGGAATTACTATATCGCCGGCGGGGTACCGACAAGCGGTATCAGCATGTATCTCATGATCGAAGACACCGTCGATTCGGAGTCGCTGGGTAGTGCCTACACTGAGCCGCGCAATCGCACGTACTTGGCGAATATTACCATCAATGCGAAATCGAATTACCATGCTCTCAGCGACTTTGTTCAAGTTGCTGACCTCGTCAACGCTCTCTTGCTCAAGTACGAGGGCATTTGCCCGACATATATCACCCTCTACTTGGTCCCCGTTGATTTGACTCCCGTGTCGACCTATTACCAAAGAGTTTTCTACAACTATGGGTATGCCACTCCACGTTTGTACTTCTACGAGCGTTACTGCCCGAACAACTGCACGGGCATCGGCGCGGGAACGGGGGCGTGTTGCTTTCCCACAGCGAGTAATTGCTCGGACTATTCGTGCGACGACTGCAGTACCAACTACGGTATATTCGACGTGGAGGGCTCGACGTGCGCGACGGGTAACCCCTGCAACTTCACGGAGTCTGCGTGCTGCTGCCAGCCCACGGACATTGCCGCGACGACGTGCACGCCCGACGAGCCCGAGTATATCTGCGACAGCACGTGCTTGGCGCCGAGCACGAACTTCTGGGACGCGGCCAATGCCTCATGCTCGACGACGGACTGGTGCTGCCTGTCCGACTGGATCTACCCGGACATTGACGAGATGTGCTGCGTGGCGCTTGGTGGCGCGGTGGGGACCTGCACGACGTGCAACTGCACGGCGCCCGTGTTCAAGGCGCAGACGAGCGTGGTCACTACCGAACGCGCGGTCCAACTTTTGACTGAGCCAAGTTATGATTGTGTCCCCTCGGCTATCTTTTTGGACTCGGGATGGGGCGCACTGTTTTTTTTTGATGTTACGGGTATCGTCACGAACAACGAGGTCGTGGACGGCGCGTTCGTGACACTTGAAGATGCATCCCTTAGCGAAACCAACACGATTCTGTCCATTACTGTCCTTAGCGACAATAAGAACAGTACGTGCCGCTACGCTGGTGCGGGCGAGTCCACTGCCTCTTCGGTCGAGTGGAACTACACCTCCACCGGCACAACTACCGACGTTTCTACGCCGGATATCTCCGTTCTTTTAAATGAGTACATGCAAAACGTCATGTGCCCCGAGACCATCGGCGTGCGCATTGCCCACGTGAGCGGCCCGACCGCCCTTTTCGTCAGCTTGGCTGGGTCTAGCTCCTTCACCGTGCGCGGCCAGTGCCCGCTGGACTGCACGGGCCCCACGAGCTTCTCCGTGGCCATCCCCGCCGCCACCTACGACTGGTCGGAGGTATCGGCGGACTCGGGCGCAACGTACGACAACGGGACGTGCGCGTCGGATGTGTATGCGTCGGCGGGTTACGCGTCCTACGCTCCCACGTACCGCTTTGCGGCCGCGCTGGTCTTCCCGCTGACCGACCTGTACCTGGGCCACCGTGTCACCGACGCCCGCTTGTCGCTCTACCCAGAGGGCGGCATTGTCGGCACGGGCAACATGATCTTCCGCGTGGCGGATGCGTACGAGGCGCCCCTCTGCGGGACGACGGGGCAAGCCTTGGCGTTCCGCGACTACGTGACGCTCTGGTCCGCGTGGGATCCGGCCAACGTCACCTTCCACGTGCGACTCAACACCAGCAGCGTGCATGATCCGCTTAACTCGCTACTGGACACGTATGACAACGGTTCGCAGCTCATCCCGCCGCACGCGCTCTTCTATGTGGATTCGACCAGCACCTACCTGGCCTACGCGACGCTGGAGGCAGGGACGGCGTACGCCGCAGAACTGTACGTCGAGACGACGTGCACGGTCACAGATCCCGGGTCGTACACCCCCGGTACGACGGGGACCACGGGGACCACGGGAAGCACCGGCACGACGGGGAGCACCGGCACAACGGGGTCAACGGGGACGACAGGTACGACGGGGACGACGGGCGTGGTGGAACTGTGCACAGAGAGTGCGAATTTCGTGGCCACGGTCCCATCGTCGTACTCGGACTGGTACGAAGTTTCTAACGATGGTGGTGCGACGTTCGCTGTCCAGTCCGGCACTACCAACTTGTGTTCACGCGACTTGGTGCGCGCGGGGGATTATTCGACCCAGATCCCCTACGGCGGGATCATCTTTTCGCTGGCGGGTCTGAAATCCGGCCACGTCGTGACGAATGCCCAGCTCACGTTCCTTGCGTACACGTCCAGCGGTGCCAGTAATGGAAACATGACGTTCCGCGTGGAGGACGCCTTCGATCCCGCCGTCTGTAACGAAAGTGCGACCTATCTCCGCAACCGTACGTATGTGCCGACGACGGAATACTGGGCACCGGGTGCGTGGGGAACCGGGAGCTACCACACCAGTCCGAGCCTGCACGTGCCCATGAACGAACTACTCGAATCAACGGCGCCCTATGTCCCGGCCACGGCCCTGTTCCAGATCTACACCGTCACGAGTTCGTACGTTTATCGCACGTACGACTACTCGTCCACGGCGCTGACGCTCACGGTAAACGCAAGTTGCATCCACGAGACGACGGGGACCACCGGAAGCACGGGGACCACGGGCAGCACCGGGACGACCGGCACGACCGGGACGACGGGCACGACCGGGACCACGCCCGTCGAGTCGTCGTCGCTTGAGGATCCCGTGGACACGGCCTTAACCATCACCGCCGCGGTCTTTGGCGGGTGCTTGCTTCTCGCTCTGGCGGTGGTAGCCATTTTGAGATGAGACAATACATACGTGTATCGGTGAGCCCATAATCATATTTTCACTCCACCATCGTCGCCGGCCATGCTCGCCATCTTGTGCGCGGCGCTGATCGTGGTGTCGTCGTCGGCGGCGCGCGGTGCCCATGCGGGCTGTGTGTGCGCGGACCCGGGCAACTTCAGCGTGTCGCCGCTGAACCCCGACGACCTGTGGTCCGGGAATCCCACGCTGTGCCAGAACCAGTACTACTCCGAGGGGTGGTTCATGTACCTGCAATACAACGTCGCGGGCCTCATGTCGGTCAATCAGCGCATTCACGACGCGTCCCTCCACCTCGAGGCGCTGAGCAACCGGCCGCGCACCGTGTACCTCAACGTCGCGGTAGCGTCCGCGGCCTCTGCCGTCACTTGCAACCCCTTCAACGTGAGCAAGCTGGACTTCGCGCCCGTGCACACCAACGGCGTCGTCGCCGTCGGTGCGCCGGTATACACCGTGGGCGGGCTGGCGGACAGCGTGCAGTCCTACATTACTACGCTCATCAACACGGCCCAGGGCGCGTACGCGTGCCCGGCCTTTATGATCTTCCGCCTGAACGTCTACGACCCCATCAACAACGGCACGAGCACAGCGGTCCCGCTCGTCATCGAGCTGCCCACCGGCTCCAACCTGGAACTGCGCGTCGAGTACGGGTGCGAGATGGGCGGCAGCGGGGGCGGAAACGGCCACGGCGGCAGCGACAGCGCGGCGGGCCAAGTGTCTCTGGGTTTCATGGCCGTGCTCTTTGCCGGCGTCGCGTTCCTGTTTTGAGCGGGGCAGGTCGAGAGCAATACACGTGGACTATTTAGCCCCTGGGGTTTTGTCTATTCCAAACACCAAGGATGTCCGCATCGGCGGACTCCGTCAACGTCCTGGGGCAGAGCCCCGGGAGCATCATCAGCAAGCGCAACCAGCCGCCGGCCGTGTTCAACGGGACACCCGCCAGCACCGACGGCTATGGCTTCCACGATGGCGAGAACATGGACGTCGTGGTGCGCGTGAAGGCCATCCCGTCGAGCAACGGCCACGAGCGCGAGATCCCCGTGGGCACGCCGTTCTTTACCATGAAGAAGCACGCCAGCCACACGGGGCACCAGAGCGCCGGCGCGTTCGCGCTGCACGGCATCAACTACCTGCTGCGCAAAGCCGCCGAGATGCGCGCGCAGGACCTGACCGAGCAGGCCATGCAGAGCCGCAAGCGGACGTCGGGCCAGCGCCTCGCCCAGTACAGCGCCGTGCCCAAGACACTGGCCGAGCTGCAGGCGCACGTCCAGCTCCACGGGCGCGTCTGGAGCTCCGTCGACCAGGACCCGCGCACGCGGTACAAGACGGGGACGCGCGAGATCGACTTCGGTATCCAGGTGCAGGGACTGGCGCGCGGCGTGCCCAACTACTGGGGCGCCGTCGAGATCGGCGACAAGCTGGGCTTCGTCCTCGAGTGGCAGGACGCCACCGCCATGGGCATGCCCGCGCCCACGGACTGGCGCGGCGACCCCGAGCCCAGAGCCAACAACGCGCGCAACATCCGCGTCATGCAGATCCGCCCCGTGTTCAACCGCCAGACGGGCGAGCACTACACGGACGGCGGGTCCTGGCACAAGGGCTACGTCGACGAGGAGAACGATCTCGTCTACGACCGCTACGAGCCCACGATCTACATGCACTTTGGCACCGTCAAGGCCGCAAGCACGGTTGCGCCGGACAGTATGCTCAAGGAGGCCACACAGACGCTCGAGGGGCTGAAGAACCTGCGCAAGGGCTACCACCGCATTGACGTGGCCCTGCACCTCCTCCCCTACTCATGCCGCTAAGAATCCTCGATGGACATGGACATGGACATGGACGCGACGGCGTGCCTGTGCGAAAGTAAAAAAAGTGTTATATATGGTGACAGCGCCACTCACCAACCAAACGAGACACAGACAACGCGCCTCCTTCACCATGCGTGCCTCCAACGTACTGGTCCTGATTGCCCTCGCCCTCTGCGTGGCGTGCGGCGGTGCCAGCGCCACAGATGTCGTCGACGATGCCGACAACGTCACCGTCGTGGGCCAGCTCAACGGCGAGGTCACGGAGGTGACGGCCGTCGGCTACGCCTGCATTGCCAGCAACGCCTCCATCAACGTCACAAACGCGTCCTTTACCGAGGAGGCAATTGCAGTGTACAGCACCGGGAACGCGAGCTACATCGTCTTTGACGACGCTCCGTACCTCAACACCAGCAACGTGACCAACATTACGTCCTACTGCACGAACTTCACCGCCGCTGGCAACTACAGCACAGCCCTCATCCTGGCGGCGCCCGTCGTGACCACCGGCGGGTCCACCACTGGCTCGCCATCGGACAGTAGTTCATCTGTCGTCATCTCGGCGCTGGCCATCGTGGGCATTGTCCTGGGCATCGTCCTCCTCATGGCCGTTGCGGGTGTCATCGTCGTTTTCTCGCGCAGAGCCGACGCCGCGGCCGCACGGGGAGGTTTCAGTCCGCTCCAAGAAGGCGCCGAGGCCGGACTGTCGCCGCGCACGGCGCGCAAGCGCGGCGGACGCTGAGGTTTTTATGTGTGTGCGTGTGTGTGTGCGCGCGGTTTGGGTTATCCCAGAGACAAAAAACAGAAATACATCAGCTACTTCACCGGCCGCGCAAAACTCTCCGCGGGCAGCGCCTCGTACTCGTACTGCGTGACGTGCATGTGCTGGACCAGGCCTGGGTCGCGGTTGAGCGCCTCCTGCATGCACGTGCAAATACTCTCGCGGAAGCGCCGCAAGTTCATGGGCTTGCCAAGGATCTTGGCCTGCGCGATGGTGGTCATGGGCACGCACAGGAGCGAGTCCGCGGGCACGGCCTCAAAGTCGTTGAGGCGCCCCGGCACCGTGAGGTAGATGCCCTCCTGGAGGAGCTCCATGGCGGCGGCGATGAACTTGCGCGTGTTCATGAACGACGTGATCTTGTGGCTCAGCGGGAGCGGGCCGTACTTGCGGACGACGTGCCACATGGCCATGATCGTCGTGGTGTACTCGGTGGCCAGGCGCCGGAGCGTCGGTGCGGGCATGCTGACGCGCGTGGGCAGCGCGAAGTTGCTGCGGTGGACGGACACGATGCGCACCATCTCGAGGAGGACGGGAGGACGGCGCTGGCGCTCCCTGCGCCGGATGTAGTCGTGCAGCTTTTCCAGGGCGCGGCCCAGGCAGTGCCGGCGGTAATCGGCCATCTCCTCGTCGAAGCGCGCGGGCGAGAAGACCGCCTCGAGTGCCAGCGTGCACTGCGCGAAGAAGGCGCGCTTGTTCACGACGTTGCGCACGTCCTTGGGACTCGCGCCGCGCTGGAGCAGGTTCGTCGGGTCCGCGTCGCTCTCGAACTTCTGCAGCGGCGGGAGCGCGTAGCCAAACTCGTAGTGGTTCGACTCGTGCTGGCTCATGACGATGCCCGTGAACCGGCAGACCATGTCGCCGCCGTCGTTCTCGACGAGCGCGTCGCACACGCCCTGGCCGCAAATGTGCGGCGACCCCGTCTTCTCGCACGCCCACACGCTCAGGTAAGCGGCGTGGACGGGCGTCTGCGTGGGCTGCAGCGTCACATTGCCCGTGCTCTTGTCCATGAAGATCGGCACGGGCACCACGCGGCACTCGCGCGCGCACCGGTGGATGGTCGCACCGTAGAACTTCCCCTCGCGGTCCTGGGCGCGCTTCCAATCCTCCCATGCGCGCATGCCAACACTACGCAGCGCCATGGCTTTTGGCCTTTGCTAGGCCAGTGGCGCCACAACTTAAAACACACGCTCGGACTCGGCGGGCATGGCCGCGCAGGTACCCGGTCAGATTCCCACGCCCATCGCGGGCACACCCGAGTGCAAGGACTGCTCAGCATGGCTGGACGAGTGTGACCGCGTCGAGTACGGGAACCTGTGCCGCGACTGCGTGTTCAAGCACCCGCCGTGCGGGGACACCGCGTGTGCGTGCGCGATCCAGCAGGTGACGTGCTGGTCGTGCGGTGGCGACGCCGTCAAAGTCGAGGTCGCCGAGGGCATACGCGACATACACCCCTACCCGCACCAGTTTTACCAGTGCACGAACACCACGTGCTCCGAATCGGAAGACAAGTTGGTACGCTGCAAGGGGTGCTTCGAGACCACCATCAACTGGTGGAGCCAGGATTCCGACGACATCTGGGACGATCTCGACCAGTGCGCGACGTGCGGGGCCATCTTTTGCCCTGGGTGCAACCAGCATGACAAGGGGTGCCGGTACATGGCGCCGAAAATCCGCGGCGAAGTGCATGAGTTCGATGCGGAGCTTTATTGCGACAGTTGCCCCAGCCGTGTTCCCACATTGTCGCGGCACATCCAATTGGTACCGCTCCCTACGTAAAAAGTGCCTTTACTTTTCAAAAAACACCGTGCGTACAACCCACCAGGAGCATGGCCGACAGTGACAACCCCAAGGATGACGCCGACCGTCTGTGGGTTGTTCTGCCAGCGTGGGACATGAAGAGCAATTATCCGAGGATCGGCGAGATGATGGGGGAGGCCAAATTGGACGGTTTCAAGCCCAAGGTGTTCAGGAACGAAGAGCAGGCCAAAGCCTATGTGGACGAAATGGTTAAATTCATCGACGACCACGAGGATGCATTCGAAGCTTACAATATCGACATCCAAATGTTCAAGGCGGCCTTGGTCGATTTTACCCCGGTCAAACGCGCCAGACCGTCGTCATAAAAAAACATTTGAAGCACACAAAAAAACACACACGCTCCCATGGCCGACTGTGCCGCGTCCACGAGCGACGGCAATCCCCGCGCGCTTAAGCGGCCCAACACCGGCGCGGAGCAGACAGCAGCCGCAGCAGCAGAGAAGCGCGCGCACCCCGAACCGCCATCGGTCTCGCACTCCGACACGGACATTGTCGACCTCAATGTCGGCGGCGCGCCCAGGACGGTCCTGCGCGCCACGCTCCGCCGCCATGAAGAGAGCATGATCGCGGTCATGTTCGACGCCGCCAAGGAGTGGACCTTCGCGCGCAAGGACGGCGTGATCTTCCTCGACCGCGATCCCAAGGCGTTCGACGCCGTCCTGCGCTTCCTGAGGACGGGGTACGTGGACTACACGGGCGACGCGGCGTGGGACGCGGTCATTGACGCCGAGCTCGAGTACTGGGGCCTGGTCATGCCCGAGCCCGAGCCGGACGTCGTCGACGTCACGCCGACGCGGAAGCCCAAGAAGTACGAGCGCTCCACGACGTATACGATTCCGGGCGGGGTCAGGGATGGATACATCGAGTTCATGGGCATCGCACCCCCGGATCAGGTGGACGATGTAGTCGACCGAGTTGCGAGCCTGATCGAGAGCACATCCTGGCCGGCTTTCCCCACTCACCCAGACACGAGAACTTTCACAACTTTGGTGGTCGGGCGCATGCCTTCCAGCGTGCACTTCTGTGATGTCCACTTCTACTCCACGGGCAAGCCCGCGCACAATACGCCACCGGGCATGGAGAACAAGGTCATGTATTTCAACATGATGCACAGCGCATCCAAAACCAAGGCGTTCTTGCGTGTAATTCTGAAATAATGCACATGTTTCATTGTCCGTTCCCAAAGACGCTTTCAAACCACGCATTGACAAACGCGCACGCATCACACGTGTGCTGGAGTTCGTACACCGCGGGAAAAACGTGCCTGAACATGAGATTGAAAGCGAGTGTCGCGGCGGCATACGCCACGCATGAGACCGCGAACGCCTTCAACGCGTCGTAGGAAGGCTTCTCGGATCCGTCCTCGTTGAGGTACGGGTTGCGTTCGATGTGCTCCATCTGCGGCGTGCACTGGTAGTCCCTGATCTCGATGGTGTGACCACGGAGCGTGAGCGACGCGCCCGCGTTTTCAAGGTCTTCCGCGACCCCGCGCGCGCTTTCGGGAGTTTGAAAGGTCAAGGTCATCAATGGGATGCGGCAGTGCGTAATATCCTCATAGGTATGGCCCTTTCCCCGGCACAGCGCGCACCGGAACATCGCAGGCCCGTCCCATCCCCGCTCGGCGCGTGACATGTTGGGGTCTGATACGTAGGCAACGCGCCGGCGCCATAAAACATCTGACCACGTGTCTGGGTGTTTTGTGGAAAATGGCCTCGGTCACCGTCGCCAAACCCGCCAAATTGCGCGCCTTCTTCGAGAAGTATCACGTCTTCGTCAATGACGTGGCGGGAGACTGGAGCAACGTCTTTGCGCTTCTTCCCAAGGAGTGCATGCCCAAGGGGGACGGGAACCGCCCCGTCCACACCGGCACTGCCGTGCTGTGCCAGTGCGTGTCCCCGAGTCTCGTTTCACGCGAAGACGGTGCACCCGGCTGCCGCATCCGCCTCAAAGTGTGCAACACCCTCGCGGCGTGGATCTCGCGCGGTAGCGAAGAAGGGTGCTGGACGCTGACGGCGGGCACGGAGCGCCTGACCTTCCGGACGTTTGCGCACACAATCGACCAAGCCATCGCCGCGCTGTTCGAGCAATTCGACCTCGACAGCGTCTTCGCCCTGGAAGCAGAACCCGCGGAGGACTGCAACGACGCGGAATCCAAGGCTGTCTGATACGTAGGTTGTCTGCCATAAAAACAAAATCTCAACAGACCCACCGCGGACATGGACAAGGCCGAGAAGCTGCGTCAGCGCCTCAAGGGCGCGAAGTACGTGCGGGATGAATTGCGGCGCATGCATCCGTATCTCCCGACGCGCTCGCGCAATATTGGATGCGGCGACTACGACTGCGACAACGCACACATCGACCACGCCGAGTTCATAGCTAAGGAGATGCTCGACGATGCCGACGAGTCCGTGCGCGACTTAGAGTGCCAGATCAAGTATGCGCAGTGCGAGGGGCATGAGTTTTCGACGTACAAATACTGTATTCATTGCGACATGCCGGAGCAGTAAAAAACAACTACCCCCGCTTGTTGGCGCTCTTGGTGGCGTTCATGTGCTTATCCTCGTTATGATTCTCCGCGAACTCCGTCCCATCCCTGCTCGGCGCGGGACATGTTGCGGTTTGATACGTAGGTTCTCTCCCACAAAACACATTTTTTAGTATTCGCCCATTGGGTGTTCGTTGCGGCAGTACGAACACGTTAGCACGCCGTTGATACGCTTCCACCCCGCATGGTCGCGCCGGTGGCACTTCCCGCACGTGTCCATGCGGAAAACGTTACCCGGGAGCGAGTCGCGCCGGTGCTGGGTCCATTTCTCGCGGCAACAGCTGCAGATGTTCCATGCGCCGTGCTGAAAATTGCGCAGGCATACATTGCACACCTTGACTTCGCTGCAGAATTCACACGGGCTGCTGGCAGTCTTCAGGAAATGGGCGCATTGCGCGCAGCGCGGGGCGTTTAGTGGCCGTGCAGTGTTGGTCGGCTGGGCGGCCATCTTGTCGCGTGGACTTTACAAAGTTACGTACGTACGTTTGTATGTGTGTATTAGGTAAACACGCGGCAACCTCGCAAGTCCTGAATGTGCCAACTCCTCACTTCTTTGCCGCCGGGTCGTTGTGCTTTGGTGTGAACGGGCAGTAGCGCCCAAGATACCGGGACACTGCGATCCGCCCCTGTGCTCTCGCCGCCTCTTCGTACCGCTGGTACGCGTCGAGGCCGCTTAGCTCACCGGCAGGAAGACTCAGGAGCCAGCCGTCCTTCTTGAGTATACGCTCCGCGCGCGGGACGACGAGGCGACGGCGGAGCTCATGCGCAATCACGAGCCCCAGCGGCACGCCGGTGGCCAGCCCGAGGGCCAGGCTCGCCCTGTTGCAGGACATATGTTGGAGAATGAAAATGTTTTCCCTGTTTAATCTAGTCCCACAGGCTCAGCTCGTCGTCCTCCTTGGGGACGGGCGGCTCGGGCACCTCGAAGCCGCTGGCCTCGCCCGCAATGGCGACCTCGGCCGCGAGCTTGACCATGGCGTCGTTGGGCTCGCCCGTGGGCGCAATGCCGTGAGACACCGAGGCGCCCACCAGGTCGACGAGGTCCGTCAGCGCCAGCGTCACGCTCTTGGCGCGCAGTTTCTCGCGCAGCGGCATGGCCTTGGCGGAGGGGTCCTTGCACATGACCGCCCACTTGGCGCGCGCGGCCTCGATCGTCGGGTGCACGCGGACGTTCGCGCTGCGCTTGGGCCCAGCCGAGGTCCGCGCGCGCTTGTTCGCACTCGCCTTGGGCCCACCAGCGGCGGCGTCTGCGGGCGCCCCGCGCTTCTTTCCGTCCGTCTTGGGCTTCGGCGCGGCCTTGGGCGCGGCCGCTGGCTTCTTCGCCGCTGCAGACTTCTTCGCCGCTGCAGACTTCTTCGCCGCGGGCTTCTTCGCCGCCGCTCCAGCCCCGGCCATGATATTTGTCTTGGGCTTGTTCTTGCTCTTCTCGGATGCAGGCGGCGGCGGCGGCGGAGACGGGTCTTCGTCGTCCGTGTCCGGCAGGTTCTTTGGGTGCATCTCGTCGTCCGTGCCGTCGTCCATGTCGTCGTCGCTTTCGTCCTCGCTCTCGTCGCCGTCGTCGTCGTCTTCGTCCTCATTCCCCTTGGCAAACGCCTCGCCCACGATGCTGTCCAGCGTCCCGGCGGCGCTCTCCAGAGTGAGCGGCTTGGGCGGCGGGACGTAGAATAAGTCGTCGGTGTCGGCGTCGGCGGCGGCCGCGCTCTTGGTGTGCGGGGACTGCGTCTGCACCTGCATGGCCACGGCGCTCATGGCCTTCTGGAACGGCTTCGGAACACCGTTGGAACCCGACATGGGCGTGTTTGTTTTTGTTTTTAGTGTACTCGCCGCGCCGCCGCTCGCTACCTCCGCCGCTCGACCCCGCCTCACTGGGACTGAAGTTGCGCAAGTTGCTGAATGGACCGGTTGGCGCGGTCGAGGCTACTGTCGCGCCTAAATTTGCGCACGCCACGGTAGGGAGCGATCGCCGAGTTTCTTCCCCGTGAATTGGGCCGCGTAACAAGCGAAGTGTCCGACTTAATCATGGCGCGCATGTTAACAAGTTCGGGGATGACCGCCGCGATCTGGTCGAGCCGCGCCGCGCCCGTGACCACGACCTTCCCCGAGGCGTGCACGGCGAACATGACGCGCGGCTGCGCGAGCGAGCGTATGAACACGGCGGGGAAGCCCTTGAGCGTCGACCCGTGCTTGGACTTGGGGTTGTACACGGCGCGCGCCTTGCCCATGCGCTCGACCAAGCGCGGCAGCGCGATGGGCATGTGCAACTCCATGACGCTGGCGATGTTGGTGACGCGGAAGCGGGACACGACCAGCTGCACGCCCGTGACGCGGCTGAGGTGCAGGGCGGCCGTATGCGCGGCCAGGCGCGCGTGCTCCATGGACTGGTCTCCCGAGTGCGTGACCTTGCCCGTGGACGATATGGAGATCGTGGGGCGGAACGAGGGGTCGTGCTGGGACAGGCTGAGCGTCAGCGCCTTGGACATGCGCGCGCCGTAGTGCATGGCCAGCGTGCGCCTCGAGCGCCGTGCGCACCCCTCGAGGTCGATGGCCACGGGCTTGCCATGCTTGGACACGAGGAAGTACGACGCGATGACGTTGTTGCTGGTGATCTTCTTCAGTTTGTTGGCGTCGCTCTCGGTGCCGTCGCCCGCTATGGCGATGGCGACCTGGAGGGGGGAGGCCTTCGCAACGAGTCCAGGCATTCGCGCAGCGGGGATGGGATGGGCTTCTTCGCGTCCGCCGCGAGCACTTTTGCAATCTGGTCGGGTGACAAATCAAGCACCGAAACGGGGAGTTCCCAAATCGTAACTTTGGGCGCAGGCGGCGGCGGGTGGCAAAACCCAAGGTGCGCGGCAGGGTGCGCCGAAGACGGACCGTCCATCGGCAACAAACAACAACAAAAAAAGTATGGCACCAGCGAGCAAGAGCGACGCCGGGATGGCGGATTGTGCGGACGCGACGGCGCCGGAGCCTGTTGTGGCCAAGCCCAAGCGCTCGACCGCGGCCAAGACCAACAAGCGCACGGCGTCGGATCGCGTGGCGGCGACCAAGGAAGAGAAGCCCGCGCGCAGGGTCAAGACCGCGGGCGAGCTCGGCTTCTACCAGGTGCAGGTGCTCTGGGACACGCCGTGGGACGTGCTCGCCATTGTGGGCGCGCGCGATCTCGACGAGGCCCGCGCCAAGGTGGTGGCCTTCACCAACACGGGCGACGCCGCCGTGGCCGCGGGCGGCATCTGGGCGGAGAAGCTGACGCTGAGCTCCGAGGGCGTGCACTCCGTGGGGTACGGCCAGAGCGTCTTCCAGCTCCCCGGCTCGCGCACGGGCCTGCACCTGTTCTACGCGCACGGCTTCCAGTCCGACGCGGACGGCGAGCCGGGCATTGCCGTGGTGATCGCGCAGGACTACGACGGGGCGCAGCGCCTGGTGCTCAGGAACCTGAGCGAGCGCCATTTGGACCCAATGGACCTCCGCATCGACGCCGTCGAGCTCACGGAGGACACGATGCTCGTGCTCAACAACGGGCACTCGGCGAACCATGCGGGCTGAGGGCCGCCTTCGCTGCCCCATGAGCGCCGGTCATGTAACACTACCATACCGCAAGATCGAGGCCATGCAGCCGCGCGCGTGCCTGGCGTGGTTCGCCGTCATTGCGTCCATATGCGTCGTCGTGATCACGGCAGTGATGCGCTTTAATACACACTATGAATTCGCCAAGAAAGAGCGCGACGTCCATGCCGCGTACGTCCGGGACCACTGCGGTCTCGGCCAGATCAAGCTCTCGGACGGCCATGGCCTGGGCTACTGCAAGGAACGCGACGACCTGAGCCGCGTGAGTCCCAGCGACGTAGCCTTGCGCAAGACGAGCGACGACCTGGGCGTCGGGATCCTGCACACGTTCTTCGGCGGGAGCATGGCCTTCTTCCTCGTCGTGGTCTGGAGCATCCTGGGCACGGCGTTCACGCTCATGGTGTGCCTGTGCCGCGATTACGTCAAGAACAGGAACAGGGCGATTATCCCGATGACCCACAAGAAAGCGTACTAAAAACATGCACGGTCGATACCTACGCCCACACCGTATTTTTGTGTAGACAGAAAAAGTTCCCACTCCGCATGGCCCTGGCGCGGGCCTACCAAACGGCCGAGGCCGAGTACGCCCAGGCGCTGGCGGAATACGAGACTTGGGCCGAGATCAGCCCGGTATGCAAGAAAGCGTATCCACTGTATGCTAAACACGGGGCTCGCACCGAGTGGAACGATCTGTTCCAAACGAGCTGGGGCCGCAAAACCCAGCTAAAGGCCTTTTCGGCGAAACTGAGCCAGCGTCGAACGGCGGCGCGCAAGCGCCTGATCAGTGCGATCGGCAAGTTGCAGACGCTTACTAAAAGGATTTATGTCCCGCTCTTAAACGACTTCGAGAAACGCAGGCGGAAATTGCCCGTCGTTTGCATCAAATGGCACTTCATTGGCGCCGACGAGGCAGTGCGGGTCAAACCGCTTGAGCACCGCAGGTTAGGCGTCAGCAACGGCTCGTATACCGTCAAAGGATTCAAGAATTTTAAGATGTTTGACTACCACAAGAATTACCGCGAGGGGCGCGTCATCAACCCCGGCATGACGCAGTATCTTTACCCGCAGCGCGCGGCAAATATGCGCGATTTCTTGGACATGACACCCATGCGTCCCACTGTCCACCCAGATTTTCCCACGCCCTTTGCCAGCTATCAAGGCGCGCGCTATCTGACCGTGCCCAAGGACTGTTTCTATTGGAACGCGGGCAACCGGAATCTCGCACTCTCCGTCCTGTTTACGATTGACAAAAGGGCGGACCCGAAAACAAAGAAGCGCGAGATCCGGACGCGTGCGCTGCCCATGGACATGTGCCGCATCATCGTGGCCATGGTTCGGGGTAACTGGACTATTTGAACGCGGTGCCTGTTTATCTATTGAACAGGGAACTTTTAACCCGCCATGGCACTGCTGGGCCCAGCGCCCGATCACACGCTGGGCGATCTCTGGCGCGACATCTGGGTACATCGCACAAAACGATCGGATTACCAGGCGCGCGAGGAGACCGCCGAGGCTTTGGATGAATGGATCCTCGGCGGAAACCTGACCGAGTTCATGCGCGTGGACCCGGTGAAACAACAATCCCAGATGTCACGGGCCCTGATGAACTGGATCTTAGACGTGGTTTTCTCCGGCGGCCACGAGTGGGGACTTTCGAAAGAGAGCCTTATTGCCTACCTGCGCATCCTCGCAGATGCCGGCATATCCTTTGCGGACCCCGTCGCAGGCGAACTGACAACACTGGATCTGACGCGGATGTCATTTAATGAGACTACACTGAGTGCAGAAAGCTACGAAGAGGCCCTGTATATCTGGGGTTTGATCGACATGGAATTCAACCTGTCCGGCGGGACCATCAAGCCCGCGCGCGTGGGCAAACTGAGCACGGACGCGGAAGCGCGCGCTGCTCTAGTACGTTTTCGCGGCGACGTCTACGCGGCCCGGGCCTTCTTGTTCGGCCAGGTGTAGAGAGAGTACAAGAGAGAAAAAGAAAGGGGTGTTATTTTTTTTCGTCAGTCGCACTGGGGCGATTTTGGTATATCTTATTCACTTGGCCCGCTTGGTGACCACGGGCGCGGTGTACACCTTTCTGTAAAACAGAAATGCGGCTCCCACATATCCCACCACGCTCAAGAGCAAGCTGAGCATGACCCAGTCCGTGGTGGTCATGGGCATGTTCGCCTAGACGTCCGCGCGTCTGAGCCGCCTCTGTCCCGTGCGCAGCCTGGACGACGCACGCTTGTTCGTGAATGCGGCGTTGGTGACCACGAAGTTCTTTTGGTTGGGCTCCTCGGTGCTCACACTGATCACGCGCGTCTGGCGGGGGCTCGCGGGCCCCTTGGTGATCAGGATGGCGAAGATGACCAGGACCGCGCCCGCGGCGAGGCCCAGGAGGATGTAGGTCACGGTCAGCGTCTCCTCGAGCGCGGCGGTCTTCTCGCGCACGCAGCGGCACTGGAGCGTGTCAATGTCGCAGACGGCGCTCTCGCACGTTGTGCGCGGCCTTGTGCCGTTACAGTCGTCGTCCACACGGCACTGCGGGCACGTCCCGTCGGTGACGGCGTTCTGCAGGAGGCCGTCGCAGGCGCTGGCGTTGGCGGCACTGGCCACCGCGGCGGCGTCGTCGAAGCCCGTGAACCCGCAGCACGTGCCGTTGGTCGTGTTCCACGTGGTCTCGAGCGCCGCGCACAGGGAGCTGGACCACATGACCTGCAGCGGGTTCTCCTCCTTGAGCGCGCAGTCCACGAGCGTGACGTTCTCCAAGCACACGTCCGACGCCCCAAAGAAGACGGCGTCGCCGTCGACATCCAGCGCGCACGTGCCCTCGTAGTCCGCCGCCAGCGCCATGACGATGGCCTCGGACTCAGCACAGGCGGCGGGCGAGCACTCCGAGAGGCCGGGCGACCACCTGGCGAAGCTGAAGGCGCCGGCGTTGACGCCGTCGAGCGTGCACGGCTGGTCCACGTGCGCCGCGCACTCGGCCGCGGTGCCCACCATGGTGCAGTCCGTCTCAAGCTGGTCGCCCACGGTGCATGTTTTGCAGCACGCCTCACCCATGGCCGTAGCCACGGCGCACGCCAGCACGAGGGGGATCCACTGGAAACGTGGCATGGGTCCCCTTTTAACCAAAGGGCGTAACGGCCACGAATATAAGTTTGGCACGTTGTTGTGTATTGTCCGGTGTCGTTTTCATATACATCCTCACAGCGGCAAGTCCAGCTTGACCAGGTTCAGGCGACCTTTTGCGTCTTTCCGAGGTTTCGCTTCGCCCACCACAGGGTGAGCACGAGCACCGCCGCGGCCACGAGGCCCGCGGCCACCCGCACCTCGTCGGACATGCGCAGCTCCCGCGCCCAGTCGAGCTGGTCGGGGTCGGGCGCGTCCACGACCCACACCAGTTCTTCCACGGGCGCCGCGGTCATCCTCGTTGTCGTCGTCGTTCACGCCGTCGCGGTCGTCCTGGGGAAGGACCAGCTTGTCCTGCGGGAAATAGAACTTGAACTCCGCCTCGGCGCTACTGTCGTCCGCAGTCGCCGCGGCCTCGAGGAACGCCTGGGTCCCGAGCGGACTCAACTTGAAGTCTGCGATGGGCCGCTGAAGGCCCATCACTTGTGCCCACGCCTGCATGGAGAAGCCGAATTGCCGCAGGCTCGTCCCCGGCATGCCGCTCTGCAGGAAGAACTGCGCGGGCGTCGTTGCTGTCCCGCACAGCTCTCGCCACTCGGCGGGGTCGAGCCGCACGCTGGGCAGGTCCTCGGGCCCCGTGCACAGTGTCTCCAGGACCAGCGCGGCGTCGAGCTGCATGTGCTGGACGAGATCGGGGATGGGCATGGCGCGCCGGTCCCACGTCTCGGCGGTCAGGCCGGCACCGACCAGCGCGCGCCACGTGAAGCCCAGCTTGCGCAGATCCGCGACGCTGTACTGGGCGAGGAGCGGGAGGAGCTGGCGCCGGTTGTTGTCCGCGCGCACGAGCGCCTCGGCGTCGAAGCCGCGCGAGAGCAGGACCCGCACGCTCTCGCGCGCGCGCAGGCCCATGAGCGGCCCGCTCTCGACGCTGGTGTCCAGCGCGCGCGACACAGCGCGGATGCGCTCGGTCCACGACTGCGACGCGGCCGCTGCCACCGCCTGGCGCGCCGCGGCGCCCGCGCCCTTCCTGGGCCCCGTTTCCAGCGGGTCGAAGAGGTGCGCGCGCATGACTTCCCCGAGGACCGCGGAGCCCGTGCCGCAGCATCCGAGCGCGCCGCCGGCCTTGCGCGTCTCGTAGCACACGAGGTGGACGCGGTGGCCGCAGCTCCCGTTCAGCGTGACCGCGTCCTGTTTCGGTTCGAGCGCCGCGCGGCAGATAGAACACGACTCTTGGCCCGACGATGGGGTTTCTGCCATCGCGCGTCAAGGCGGCCGTGGACCAGGCGTGCGTGGGATTGTACGAGACCAAGGAGGCTCTCTGCGACGTCTTATCTAGCGAGGGCAAAATAGGGAGTCACAGGCGTCTGCGCGCCTTTGGGAGTCCGCAGCGCGTCATCCGCGTGGCGGGGCGCATCGCCCTGGTGGCCCTCCTCGCCCTGGCCGTGCTTTTTCTGGGCATGTGGGCGGCGAGCGCGTGGCAGGCCGTCGAGGCACCCGTACGGCACGCGTGGCTGGCTTGCGTGCCCCAGGACATGCACGACCCCGAGCATATCCACGCGGGCAGCCGCCTCGAGAAGAACACGCGCGAGATGGCCGAGACGCACGGGGCGTGGTGCACGACGCAGGACACGGCGCTGAGCCTCCCGTGCCTGTGCTGTGTGCGCGGGGGGCGGTGCTGGAGCCACGCGCACATCGCCAAGAACGACACGAGCACCATGGGCGACGCGTACGACCGCGTCGACGGGGTGTGGCTCAAGAGGCGCCTGCCGTCGTCCATGCGCGTGTGCTACACCATGGGCCACAGCCGCGAGTGCGTCGTCGAGGAGGGTGCCACCGTGCCCCGAACACTGCGCGCCATTGAGCGTCTAAACGGGTGGGCACCCGCGGGAACAGAAATGGTGGACTATATTGCTCCGGGCAAGGGCGAGTTGTAAAAGCGAAACTGTCATCATGCCAGCGCCGTACGGCACCTTTGGCGAGGCGCACTACGGCAGTGACACCGACACCGACAGTGAGAGCTCGTCGTCGTCGTCGTCGTCCGACAGCGAGGACGCCATGGGCGAGATGTCGTTCGCGGAGGCACTGGCGGCGCCCAAGAACAACGCCCGCGCAGCCGTGGCCCTTGACGACGACGACGAGGACGAGGACAGCGCCCTGACGCGCGAGACCGCGGGCGCGGCGGCGGCAGCGTCCGCGTCGGCCGGCTTGGAGAGCGACGACGACGAGGACCAGGATGACGAGCAAGCGGACAACTGGAGCAGCGAGGCCAAGCTGGCCGAACTCAAGGCGTTCATGAACGAGGACGACCCGCACACGGCATCGGAGGACGACGTGGCGAGCTGGACCAGCGAGGCCAAGATGGGCGAGCTCAAGCGGCTCCTCAGGAACGCGCGCGGCGGCAGGCGGACAGACGCCGAGGCCAGCGCGCCCCTGGTACCCGCGCGCGCCCGCGTGAGCTCGAGCACCCGCACCGACACCCGCTCGCGCCCCGCCAAGGACGCCGGCTTCGACGCCCTGACCCAGTCCATGTCGCGCATGAGCGTCCAGGACTCGGTGCACTCCAGCTGGTCAGCGTCTCCGAGCGCGGCCCGGAGCAAGATGGTCGTCGGCGCGCGCCGCCACTCGCGCCAGGCCGCGGCCGCGGCCATGAAACCCGTGTCCAACCCCTACGACGAGGCGCGCTAAGAAGGGACAGGGCAGGAAGGAACTCGAACACAAAATGTATACACAAAAAATAACCAACGGTTTTTATCGGTTACTCATACCGAAACACAACTGGGCCCGTCATGGGCGGATCGTCCGTCTGGCGCATGTAGTCCATGAACACAGGGACCAGTTCGCGCGCGCGCGCCTGGTCTTGCTGGAACGTGTTCTTCTCGGTCTCGTGTTCGATCCAGTACCAGATCTCGGGGTCCCGGTACGCACGCCAATACATGGCTTTCTTCTGCGACGCAATAATGTGCCACGGCCGCTCACCGGAGAAGATGCCGGTCATTTCGATGGAGAGACGGAACTTGCCCGGGACATCCTCGCGCAGAACGAACTGGTCGTAGTCTTCGTTGACGGGTGTCAATCGCGAGGCAAGAGACCAGAAAAATTCCTTGCGCATGTATTTCCCAGCGCGTTCTGTGCCAGAGTCCCCGCTCGCTCCGGCCATTTTTTGCTGGTCACCAGACGAAAAAAAAATGGCCGAGGCGACGGCGACTTCGGACGTGGTCATGATCACGGGGCAGCAGGAAGAATGCACCAAGGAGCGCTTTGATACGTTCTACAAGCCGGCGATTTTGCACCACTTCCATGCCGGGTGCCGCTTTGTGCTCGGGGCCGCTGACGGCGCGGACTACTACGCCATGCTCCTCCTCCAGGACATCCGCGCTGGCGACCGCGTGACGGTGTACGACAAGGAGGACAAGGACGGCCGCGGGGCCGTGGCGCGCGGATTCAATCTCGTCAACGGCTTCGCGTCGTACCCGCATCGCGACGGGGCCATGCACGACCGCGCGGAGTATGTGGTGGCCTACCTCTTTGAAAACGCCACGGGCTCCGGGACCTTTGGGAACGTCCTCAGCTTCGCGCTCGACCGCGGTTGCCAAAGCCTGGGAATGACCGACATCCCGCGCGCCGTCGTGGAAATCGGGCGCACTTTTGACCGCGCGTCCAAGCACGCGTCAAAGACTTGGAAACACACGCCCCCCGAGTTCGGCTTGGTGCGCTGGCACAACATCATTCGTCAGTGATCGGTGATTAGTGAAGGGGGCCGGCCATGGACCCCACGACGACGATCCTGAGCGTGCTGAGTTCGGTCAATGTCCTCGTCATGCTCGGGCCTTTCGTGCTGGCCTTTGTCGCGGGCATGATCGCGACGTGTTGCTGCCAAATGTGCTGTGGTTTTATGTTTAAAGTCGTGGATTTTGGCGACGATGACGACGAGAGCGACGAGGAGAGCGAAGACAGCGACGACGACGACGACGACGACGACCGACCGCGCGGGCGCCGCCGGAGAACACGCCGCGCCCGTCCCCACAAGAAAAAGGCCAAGCGTGGTTAGTTGGGTCCGAGCGAATACACAACCCTCACCTCGCGCTTCACCGTCTGTGCCTCGCCCGGCCTGAGCTTACCCTTGGTCTCTTCCCACACTTCGTCAACAATCTCTTCGGCCATGTAGGCGCCGATGTACCCGCGGAAATGCGCCGGCTCGAGCAAGTCCAAGAACATGATCTGCCGCGGCGCGAACGACTGCTGGTTCTCGTAGACCTCGGCCAGGTGATCCTGATCGCGCATGCTTGCGTGCAAACGCGGCTTCTCCGGCGCTTTTCCGCCAATGGGCGCGTCGACGTCGACCTCATGCTTGAGCACCAGCCACTCGTCGGTCTCGCAGGTGTCGTCGCGGCGCCCAAAGGCGAGCATGACGTTGAGGTTGCTGGAATTTCCCGCGGGCACGCGCATGCGGCAGACGTAGCGCTCAGCGGGCGGGGAGTGGCGCAGCACATCGAGGCGTTCCCAGCTGCTGTCCTCGACCTCTGGCACGCGCACGACCTTGCCCACCTCGTAGTCCTTGTCCCCGCTCAGTTTCGCGCCGATCGCGTCGAAGAACTCCTGGCAAAACGCAAGTTCGGCATCTCCTTCGGCCTTTTGGCGCTGCGCCCTGATGGCCTCGGCCTTGCTCAGGATGGCGTCATCGTCGGCCATTTTTTCGGGTTAGACTGTCGGACCCCAAGAACAAAATGTGAGTCCCGTATTGGGCCAAAATTTTGACCTTCTTTGCCGACCCTCAAAATTTAATTTATTTTTTTCGGTCATGGGCCGCAAGTGCTCGCTGTGCCATGAGTATGCCATCACCGACGAATACGCCAAGTTCTCTTGCAAAGTGGCCCATAAGGAGCACATTGTGTGCAAGGACTGCGCGAGCGCCAGCAAGTGGAATCTGAAGCGCCCGGGGTTCTTCGAGCGCTACCAGTGCCCGTGCGAGGCCCCGCCGCCGCCGCCCGTGCCTCTGTGGCTCCGCGACTACGTGGTGCAGCCGGTGGGCTGACACGAAAAGAAAAACCCCGCGCGCGCGTGTTTTTTGTGGAGTGTGTGACTATAAACCCATACTGCAACTACACACACCTAAACGCGACGCCCATGTCTGATTCTGAGGTCGATGCGGACGCCATTCCGGCAGACCCGTTGTGGGAGCCCGCCACGCTGCCCTACGTCACGCGCCAGGACCGGCAGCGGAAGCGAGATGGCCGCGACAAGGGCCGGTGCCAGCTGTGCGACATGGAGGACGACAAGGTCCCTGGCGCGTCCGCGGGCATCCGCAAAGTGTACCAGATCGCGCGCACGCACAGGCGGACCATGAAGGATAAGATGCGGTACACGCTCATTGCCAACCAGGCCAACCGCGTGATCCGCAAGTCAAACGAGCACCCCAAGAGCGCCAAGCTGGGCTGGAAGGAGGTGGGCGTCAAGGAAGTCCGGCGGCACTTTACGTGCGAGCACGCGAAGGACCCGCTGTCGGCCGTCTACGACGAGATCGACTACGTGAAAGCCACACTGAACGAGATGCGCCGCGGGGCGCTGTGGAAGCGAGACGCGGGTAACCCCCAAGCCAAGATCGTCCCCGACATTCCCAACCACGGTCTATACGTCAAGCTCAGCCAGCACCTGGTCAGCCTGCAGAAGGAAGCCGCGCGCCTCGAGGCGCTGCAACCCGAGGGGAACGGCGGTAATGGCGGAGGCGGCGGTGGTGGTGGTGCCGAGATGACGGGGACGGCCACGTTTAGGATCGGAGGCTATGGCATGCCGTAGACAGCATTAAAAACAAATCTGGTCGTCTTTATTTTTCCTAAACTCTCCGCGTGCCCAGCGGCGTGCTGCGCGGGAGCCGGACTTTCATGTCCACCGTGTGGAACGCGTCGCGCGTCACACACGAAAGCGCGCCGTAGGCGTAGTAGGACGCCGTGATCGCGAAGAACGCGAGTACCAGCGTGGGCAGCGGGGCGCGCGCGGCATCTGGCGCGATGTAGAGGTACAGCACGGCGATGAGCAGCTCGCCAAAGGCGGATCCCGCGTGTGGAACCAGGATCCACGCCAGGCGGTTGCTCTGTCCTTCGGGGTAGTCGAGCCACAGGCACAGGAAGATAATGGTGACCAGGACCAGCGGCCCCCACAGCGCAAAGACGTGTAGGGCGAGAGACGACGGCATGGTGCCAATGCTCGCCGAGGCGAAGGACAGGAGGCCCGCAACGACGGCGTTCCAAATCACATAGACCAGCAGGGCCAGCGCGGCGGCGGACATGGCCGGGCCTTTTTATGTGTGTGTGCGAGTACAAGTGTATTATAAGGCGCGCTCGTGCTTTGTTTCATGCGCCCAAAAGGAACCGTGCAGCGGCGTGGACATCACCCCTGTGCCCGCTCAACACCGCTTTCAACGCGGCCTCTGCGCGCGATCGTTTGGCACTCTCGTCGTCGTCGCCCCCGCCGCCGGAGCCGCCGCCGGCACCGGGCTCCAGGTCCGCCGAATAACGGAGGATCTCGCTCATGAGCGGCATGGGCACGTCAGAGAGGTAGTAACGGTCGGTCGTGCGCATCGGATCGCGCTCCGCCACGTCGGCGCCGACCTGCTCGCGGACGCCCATGAGACCCGCGCGGCGCCCCGTCTCGCGCTCCATGTCCTTCCAGATAGGCACGAGCTCGTCGACGATGCGTTTCGTGGCCTTGAACCCCGCCAAGCCGCCGCCTTGCGCGCGATGGAGTCGCTGGAACAGGTGGATGTAGTAGCGGCGCAGCTCGCCGTTGGTCTCCGCCGCGCGCACCCACTTGCGGTACCCCGTGACGGGATCGCGCACCATGACCGAGTAGAAATGGTCCCACTGGTCGTCGTCGCCCGCATATCCAAACAGCATTTGGTGGAACTCGTAAAACTGTCTGCCAAAGAACGACGTGGTTTGGACGCGCTCAGAATCGGGAAGGGTGTAGAAACTGACCATTTCCAAGGCGGGATTGTGGCCCCAGTCCAGGAGCTCAATGACGTACTTCTCGGCGTCCTCGCGCTTGGTCAGTTCCGTCTTGCCCCTGAAGAATCGCGCCCCGATTTCGCGTCTGCCCCTTCTCCACCGGGCGGTCGCGGGCACAGGCGACATGATCGCCGCCAGAAACGGCGGGATAAAGTCGATGCGATTGCGGTAGATAGACGCGTCCGGAGACGCGGGCAGCGCGGGGTTGGCAACCTGTTGCACAAAGTAGATGCCGCGTCGGATATCGGGATGTTCGTCGTGCAGGCTGGTCAGGTACCACGACAAGCGCCAGATCGAGTCGAAGTCGATCCATTCCAAGGTGTTCTCGGCCCACCCGCGCTCCAGCGAGAGGAGCTGGGCAGGCGGCGGCTCAAAGTCCGGGGCCTGGACCTTCACGAGGAGCTGCCGAATAATGTCTCGATTTCCGCTAAAGTGCGGCTCGAGCTGTGCGAAGCGGTACAGCGTCCGTACGAGCTCGGGGAACGTCATGTCGCCGTGGAACTCCTCAACACCAGCGTGGCGGAGATAGAAGGTGTCAGAGGTCACATCCTCGATACTGCCATAGAGCAGCTTTCGGAGTTTTTTGCTTTTGCCAAAGACGTGCTCGCGGTTTAGCACGCCACGGTGTGCCAGCTCGGGGATTCTTTCTGTCTTGGAGGACATGCCAAGTCTGTCTGAGTGGCCCTGCCTGAGGTTGTCTATATATATACAGACTTGCATTTCCTAGCCGCGTTTCACAGTTAGAGAAGCAAATGCCGCGCGAACGTCACCCCCGTGGTGGACCAGGACCGCTTTTAAGGCCGCATCGGCGCGCGATCGCTTGGCACTCCGGTCGTCGCCGTCTTGGTCGTTTTCGTCCCCGTTAGACGGCTTCATGTACCGGAAAATGTCGGCCATGAGCGGCTCGGGCAGGTCAGACAAATAGTAGCGGTCGATCTGCCGCTCCGGGTCGAGTTCCTCGACGTCTTTGGCCGTGTCTTCGCGGATCCCCATGACCACGGAACGCTGCGCCGTCTCGCGTTCCATCTGTTTCCACACGGGCACCAGCTCGTCCACGATGCGCTTGGTTAGCTGATACCGCCTTTGACCTGTCTTGTTCTCGGCGTCCAGCTTCTCGAACATGTGAATGTAGTGGCGCCGCAACGCGCCGTTTGTGTTGGCAGCCCGGACCCATGGCCGGTACCCTTTAGCCTTGTCTCCGACCATGACGGCGTTGAAATTGTCCCATGCGGCGCTACCCCCAATGTATCCCCGCAACTGCGTGTGATACCGTTCGAACGCGGGATGGAAGAACGACCAGACCACCGGGGTGTCTGGTGCGCCTCGCCCATCGTACACGGAAACCATCTCCAAGGCTGGGTTGAGGCCATCTTCCAGCAGCTTCGTGATGTACTCCTCGGCATCTTGGGGCATTGCTAACTGCTCGCCCTCGCCCCTATATATCGATCCGCGGAATTCGTAGTTCGAAGGGTAACTACCTCCCGTATTCTGCATGAGCGCGAAGAGAAACGGGGGAATGAAATCGCACCGTTTCCCATACAGAGACGAGTCTGGGCTTGACCATTTCGCAGGGTTTTGGGTCCATTGCGCGCCGTAGACCTGACCTTGACCATGGTCCGGCTGGGCCCCCAGGTCCGAAAAACGTGATAGCCCCAGTAAGACTTTGCGATCTATCCATTGCAAGACATCCTCTGCCCAGCCGCATTCGAGCTCATTGAGTCGCAGTGGCGGCGCTTCGTACCCCGGCGACTCGACGAGGTCCAACAGCGGGCCGGGTTGTTCGGTGAGGCCAAAGTGCGGCTCCATCTGGGCCAAACGGTACAATGCGCATATGAACTGCGGAAAAGTCATGTTGCCGTGCAGCTGTTTAGCGCCCACGTTCCTAAAGTAGAAAGTATTACCGCGAGATATACCTGGATGTGCGCGCAGTAGTCGCACTAGTTCCGGGTTCGCTGCCAGCACGGCCTCGCGGTTAGAAACGCCAATGTTGTAGAGCTCATCGACCGCCCACCGTTCCACGCCCGCCATCGTTGTTTGTTTGTTTTCTTTTTTTTGAAATGTGGCACGGTCAGCTATCCATATAACCGCATAGTGTACATTTGCTGCTTTCAAAACTCGCCGTAATCACCATAACGGACGCCGCTGTTTGTCATGTGCGATTCGCTGTATTCCTCTTCCGCCAAGTCCGCCCAGGCTCTGGAAAACTCGTTGCGCTCCGTGCTGTTGCGGAACTGCGTCATGATCTTGGTAAAAAGTGCATCGAACGCGGCCCGCTCCCAAGGCGCGTCTGGCAATCCAAGAGCCGCCAGTTCCTTCATATAGGCCATCAACTTGTTGAAATGGGGCCGCCACGCGTCCTTGAGCGTGAACGTCGCGTTCATGCCGCGCCGCTGCCAGTACCAGGCGTCCAATTCATTGTACACGTCCCGTTGCTCGTCGCTCATGCCCGCCGCGCCGCCCGCGGGTGCGGCCATGGGCGAAAAAGCGCTCCTTGTCGTTGAATGTGGTACGACAACATCCTCCATATAACCACATAGTGTACATTTGCTGCTTTCAAAACTCGCCGTAATCACCGTAACGAAGGTCGTCGCCGTAGCCATAGTCGTAGTCGTCGTCGTCGCCGTAGCCATAGTCGTCGCGCATGCCGTACCGGTCGCCGATCTCGTCCATGGTTACGGACGCGTACATTTCCTCGAGCATGTCCCGCGCCTCATCAAAATCCTTGGTTTCTTGCTCGGTGACGCAGAGTTCGCGGATTTCGTTCAGGAGCGCATCAAACTCGGCCCAGGCGGCGGGGTCGTCCGGCACGCCGACGCTAGCGAGCTCGCGCATGTACACCAGGACCTCATTGAATTGCGAGCGCTTCTCGTAGTCCGTGCTGTCACGCGTGAGAAGGTTGCTGCGCTGCGCGCGCCACGCATCCAACGCGTGGTATATCATCTGCTGCTCGGCGCTCATGTCGCCCCCGCGACCGGCCATGGCGCCCGCTCGTAGTTACCACAGCCGCGCCCCAGTCGCCACATAGGTCAGTGCAGCTATTAAAGTCGCGGCCGTGGCGCACGCGCCAACGACGATGCCCGCGGCGACGACCCAGATCGCGCACTTGTGCTTGTTGTAATAGCGCTTCTCGCGCATGACCTCGCTCACCCGCTTCAGTTTCGCGCGGTTGGCCACGGCGTCGTCGTCGTCGTCGTCGTCGTTGTTGTCCGCGGTCCGGGCGGCCAAGCGCGCGCTCCGGCGCGGCCCTGCCATTTTTGAAAAGTGACGCGCGGCAAGCGGCCAGATCTATATAGGGCCTGGACACCGCGCGCATGGCAAAGATGGCGCGCCCCGTGGCCTCCTTCGGGATGCCGCAGTCGCGCTTTGGCCGCGACCTGGAGGTGGCGCCCGCCGGCGCGTCCGCGGCCAAGTACCACCTCCGCGTGTCGCAGGGGCGGTACATGCGCGAGGACGAGCCGCTGCAGGTGAACGCGCGCGGCGCGCCCGTGTCGGTGTCGGTGGTCCGGGCTGGCGGGCGGCGCACGTCCATCTTGGCCAGCTGCGTGCTGGCGTCCGACGCCGAGGGGGAGATGGTCGAGGGCGACGTTGTCGACGTCGTGGACCAGTGGGACCGCCGCAAGCACGCGGTCGCCGCGCGCCTGCGCATCACGGGCGTACTCCCGCGCGCGCCGCGCGAGTTGCGCCTGGCCCAAGACGCCATGGCCGACGCCGTGCGCGAGGTCGAGGCGCGCTACGACGCCCTGGCCCAGCAGGATTTTGCACACGAGGCCGCGCGCGGCAAGTTCCTCCCCGAGTACGTCAGCGCCACGGGGGGCATGCCCGCGTGGGGCTTCTTCCGCTACGGCCACGACATTGACCCCATGCCCGAGGCCTTCCTGGAGGCGCTGGTCGAGGCGGCGCTCTTCTACGCGGACAACTCGCCCTATGCGACCAAGGACCAGTTCTATGCGGGGCTAGCCGCCAACGCGCCGGACGCCGTGGAGATTGCGTGCAACGCCGTGATGATGACGGCCATTACCTGCGACTACGTCAGCGACGTCACCCTCCGCGGCAACCTGTGCGAGCGCATGATGGTCCCGTTTGGGTGGCGTCTGGGCGCGGGCGACTGCGAGGACCTGGCCAAGGAAATCCAGCTGACCATGCTCGCCGTGGCCAAGATCCGGTCCGCGAGGTCGCACGCCATGGGCACGTGGCTCGCTCAGTACGAGGAAGGCATGGTCACGGGCATGGTCACGACGCCGTCCATGGACCCCAACAGCACCAAGGCCAACGACATTGTGCACGTGTGGGCGGTCCTGTACAACGACGACCAAGTCCTCAACCTCGAGGGCACCAACAGCACGACGGCGTTCCAGCGCGGCCTGCTGGACACCTACGGCCCCGACGAGGCCAGGAGACGCGCGCGCGCGCAGGATGCAAGGGCGGACCTCGTGCGGGAACTTGGCCCAGCGACGCGCGGCCTGACGCGCATGATCCCCGCCAAGCCCACGCTGGCGCGCGCCACGAGCCCCGCCGCCGCCAGCGACTTTTACCGGTCCGCGCTCAGCATCTGGACCAAGGACGGCGAGTTCCACCTGGTCGACTCGCGGGGCCGCATCGGCGTGCGCTTCGACGAGTTCCTGCGCAACGAGTTCGACATGGTCCTGACATGGCGGCCCACGCCCCAGCAGCTCGCGCACATGGACTACATGCTCTCGCTCGAGCACCCGCTCGTGGACTGGCCCACGGCGCCGCCGCGCGAGGTCGAGGCCACTCCGGAGTACGAGGACCTGGTGCGCGGCGCGGTGCCGCTGGACCGTGATGCGAAGTCCCTCACGCTCTTCGCCAAGGACATGGACCGCGTGACGCCCGAGATGGTCAGCGAGCTCGCACAGTACCGGTACAGCGTGCGCTACTTCCCGCTGACGCCGACGATGGGGCCCATTATGATCAAGGTGTATCTGTAGAAAGTAAAGATAGGTCACGACTTTTCACGGGTTCTCGTCTGTTTCCACGCCCTCCCACAACTCGTCCGGCTCCGGAACGGTGATCGTGGCGGTCGCTGCGCCCAATTGTTCCAGCGCCAGCTGTAACTTGACGAGGAACGCCACGCGATCCGCGAGCTTGGGGTCGGGGACAACGCCATAGGCGGTTGCAAACCATTCCAAGGCGCCATTGCGCGCACGCGCGTCCAAGCCTTGGCCACTCGCGCGATAGTCTAGCAGATTCATCCACTCGTATACGGCATCGCTGTTGAACTTGCCGTACTCGCTCATATTCATCTTGGCGTAGAGAGCGCCAATCTTGCTCATGCCGTTGATTACAACGTCCATGAGACCCAAGACGATGCGCCCGCACGCGCCATTGAGCCGTTCCTGGACGCCTATGCGGTGCTCCCAGACGGCGACGCTCTCTTTTCTGGGCTTGGTCGCCTCGGAGCGACCCGGGTCTGTGACGGCGTTCAGGTTGTCCCTGAGCTGATTCGTGTAGGGGAAGCCGAGCGCGGGAATGAGCTTCTGCGCGACGTAGAAGGCAGCGAGGCGCTGCACGCTGCGCACGGCGCTGGGCTCGTCGGGCGCGGAGTCCATGTGGTGAAAGCGCGGAACGAGCGCCACGGTGCCGAGCCCGCCGCGCGGGAGTATGACTTGGAAGACCAAAAGAGACCAGTGGTCGCCCGTGGAAACGAGACGGTTCGCATCCTTCCATTCCTGCGGCGCCCACGCGCCGTTGATGGGCATCACGTATACGTGCTGGTGCTTGAGGTCGGTCATGAGCGGGAACGCGAAGTTGGCATCCCTTAAACGCTTGATGCGCACGTTGTCCACCGCGGCCGTCGGGATGTAGGTGAACCTGGCGTTGTTGCGGCACATGAGCGTTCCAAAGGCGTCCAGGAGCGTGTCCGTCATGAACATTCCTCGGAAAAGGGATGGGATGGACACCGTTGCGCGGATCCGGTAATAGGACGGCTGCGGGAGCCATCCGTTCGTGGTGTCGGTCTTGACACTCAGGACGGACCCTCTAAAGGCATCCAAAAACTCGCCCGGGTCGAACTGAGGAGTTTCGGCGGCGGCCTCGAGTGCCGGTATCTCTTCGTCCGTCTTGCCGTCGCCATAGTAGGTCGCGAGTGGCCCGACGTCGGGCGCTCGGGGCGGTTCAACGGCCGGACGCGAGCCCATGCCGGTAATTAGTGCCATCTCATCGATTTGCGCTTGCGATGTGCGGAGTCGCGGGAACTCCTCGTCGGTATAGGCATAGTTCCGCAGCGCGCCCACGTCCAGCTTTTCGAAGTGCTCGATGGGCCACGGCTGCCCGCGCGTGGTGTTGCCCTTGATCCCCTCCAGGCCCTGGATCAGCAGCGTCGGCATCATGATCTCGACGAAGCGCAGCGGCGCGCCAAAGCCGAGCTCGTCGCTGTCATACACAGCTTTAAGGAGCCCGTCAAGCGCGGCGATGATCGCGTCCGGCGTGGTGTTGGACTCGTAGTCGATGAACGACCCTAGGGCGCTGGCGATGCCATCCAGATCTTGAGGCCGCGTATTCTCGGCGAAGCGCGCCTTGGCATCGCTGAGATTACCGACGCCAAACGCACGTAACATACCGGGGCCACCGGCCGCCAGACCATCAAAGAAGGTTTCATACACCGGGTCGTACACGCCATCTTCCGGCTTGGGCACCTTGGGTCGCGTCAGTTCGGGATAACTCCAGGGCCGGAGGTTTTTGTAGTCTGAGAGCGGCGGGTACCACGTTCCGTCGTCCGTGTACCGCGGGGGGGACCCGGCCACCGCCGCCAGCATGCGCAGCGGCCGCGCCACAGCAGGCTGGGCGCGGGCCATGAACGCCGCCCGGCGCGCCGCCATGACGGCCAGGCGCTGGAGGCGCAGTCGCGCAGGGCTCCGGGTGGCGCGCACGCCCATGGACGGCAGGATGTGCCCATACACGGCATTGGCCATCCAGCTGAACTTGTACGACGACAAGAACATACCGATCATGTAGTCGACCGTAGCGCCGTTGCTGGGTACCGGCATGGCCTGCTTCTTCTCCCGGTAGACGATTGTCGTCGACGCCGCCAGTGCGCGCCAGGGCGTGTCATCGAACTGGCCTGGCCAAAGAGCGAGCACGGAAGGATCCAAGTAGCGCGCCTTGCCCTGTGCGTCCAAACCGGCCAGCATGAGTTCCAGGGGCGGGCCTTCGCGTGGGGCTCCACGGCGCGCCGCGGCCTGTGCCGCCAAGGTGAGGGCCCCCGGGCCCAACTCCTTGAGTGAGATCAGGTAGAGGTCCTCATCCAACCGTGCTTGCTCCTCGGCTTCCTCGCGCTCCAAACGTGCTTGCTCCTCGGCTTCCTCGGCTTCCTCGGCTTCTTCGGCTTCTTCGGCTTCCTCGCGCTCCAAACGCTCGCGCTCCAGACGTTCTTGGTACGCGCGCTCGGCTTCTTCGCGCCGTTGGGCATCGCGCGCGCGGAATGCCTCGTTCAGCTTGCGCTCGCGCTCGGCTTCCTCTTCTGGCCCAGGGCCAATATCCTGCGGGTTCGCGGCGTTCTTCATGGCTTCCTCGGTCATGCCTTGCAGCCGTTCAAGCAGTTCGAACGCGCGCGTCTTGGCTTGCACGCCGCGCGTCGCCGCCTCCTCGGCGTTTTGCGCGTATTCCCCCAGCAACGCCATGTCCTCGATGTCCCTCAGGTCCCCCAAGTCGGTATTAATATCATAGGTAATCCCCGCTTCGTTGTGGGCCTGTCTGGCAAAATTGCGGATGCGATCGTATAACGCGCTAATACGCGGCCCAGCAAGCTTGTCCTCCGGGACATTGGCGGCGAGTTCGGCATCGATGACCTGCGCGGAGAGCACGTCGGCTTGTTTAGCGTATTCGTGTGCGTCGTTCGCCGCATCGTTGGCACGGACCGATGCCCGCTGTGCCACGCCAAGCATCTCGGCCCGAAGACGCGCGCTCCCGTCGTCGTCTCCGCTCTCGCTCTCGCTGGTCTGTTCCTCGGAACTGGTCTCGCCGTCGCTCTCGCTGGTGTCACCGCCGTCGCTCTCGCTGGTCTCCTCCGGGGGGGCGCCTGCGAGTGCCGTGAGCTCCGTGTATAGCGGGAACGCTTCCAGGGGCTTACCCGTGCCGTCAATCACGCCTTGTACCATCCGACGCAAATCCGCCTCATTGGCCGGATCGACATACGTGGCATAAAAGTACAGGGCATTCACGGCGCGGTTGAAATGCTCCAGGACCGTGCGCTTCTCGAACCCATTCGCAAAGCGGGCCGCGTTGAGGCTGAAGCCATACTTGCGGCACTCCGTCTCGAATTCCCGCACGTTCTGGAGGTGTTCGCGGCGGTCGCGCGCAATGGCCGGCGTGTGGTAGGCACGGCGCTTGCGATTCTGCGAATCAACAAAGCGCACGCCGTTCTTCGCGTCCTGCAAGTTGGGCTGGCGCGCGAGTCTAAAGGACATGGCGCACGCCAAACAAGGACAGTGGTCGTTTAATGTTTAACGTAGACGGCAGGTCCTTATAGCAGCGCACACCTGTTTCATTTTTCCAGCGTGGTCTTCGGAGGGGGGACTAGGAACAAAAGATGGCCGAGGCCGGTTACATGGTCCTCTTGGCTGGAGAGTGCATGCACTTAAACTCGCGGACGCAGGGAGTCAAAGAGGTATTTTTCCGGTTTCACGACGAGAAACACTGGATAGCCCACGCCGACGACGGTTTCGCGGAGCTGAAGTACGACTTTAACAAGCATCTCCGGTGGAACGGGGACCAAGGCTGGGTCGTCTACGGCGTCATCGAGACACTGCGTCGGGCCAAGCCCGACGAGAGCGGAAATTTCGTGGAGGTGGCGTGAGCCCATTTGGCACATAAAACAAACACGCACGCACACACACACAAAAAGATGGCCGAGGCGGGCTACGACGTGATCCTGTGCGTGGAGGTCTGCCACGCAGAGACGGACAAGGAGAAGACGATCACGTTCCCGTGCCGGTTCAAGGACGAGGAGAGCTGGCAGGACCACCTGGACGACGACTTTGACATGATCAAGGACGACATCAACGAGTACCTGCAGCGCACGGGGCACGGGGGCTGGTACGTTGACGGCAGCGTCGAGACGGAGCGCGCAGTTAAGCGCGGCGAGACCGTCGTGGATCCGCTTGTCGTGGTGTGATTTGATTTCCTTGCCCGTCTTTTTTTTCAATAGATCGTCGCATTTCGCAAGGACACCAAGCGCACACACACACCCCAAAAAAACATGGCTGCCAGCGCGACCTTCGGGTGCGACACATGCGGCACACTCGCCGGCCCCATGATGGTCTGCGAGAAGTGCAAGGTCGCGCATTACTGCTCAGTCAAATGCCAGTCCGCGCACTGGCCGCGGCACAAGCAGACGTGTACGCCGCCCGAGCGATCGCCGTGGCTTCATGAGCGCTGGCCTACCGTGGGGGACGAGCGGCACGGCAAGGCGTGCGATTCACCCGTGTTCACCTTCGCGGACGAGGCCGAGGCGCGCGCCGTGGCTGAGCGCTTGATCCAGTCCAAGGCGGTCATGCGCGCCTACTGGGAGAAGGCCGCGGAGCATGTGGCCGCGCAGGAGGGGCGGGAGTTCGACATGGGCGAGGCGGACGCGGAGTTCCAGGCGTGGGAGAAGGCGTACTGGAAACTACTGACCCCGCGCGCCCGTGCGCGGATAGAGAAGAAAGTCCCCGAACCCATGCGCGCCATGATGTGGCTACAAATGCTTAAGTAGCGTTTCCGTTGGTGTAGTTGTTTTCCCATACATACGTGTGCCCCACTAGCCAGCACCACAAAACAACGAACATGCCCGCGACGTGCATCATCTGCACGGAGGAGCCCGTGGCCACGGTCATGGTGGCCTGCGGGCACATGTGCTATTGCGAGGCGTGCAAGCCGCCCACGAAGTCGGACTGTCCAGCGTGCAGGGTCCGCGGCGAGTGTATCAAGACCTTCGTGGCGGGTTTTGACGATGACGAACCGGGCGAGGAGCCGGAGCAGCAGCCACAGCCACAGCCGGAGCCACAGCCCGAGCCGGAGCAAGAGCAGCAGCAGCAACAGCTACCCGAGTGGCGCGTGCACCACATGGCGGGGACGAGCGATACCGTGTACCACACCAGCGCGCCGCCGCCGCCTCAGCAGGGGCCCCCGCGGCGACCGGTGCTCAAGGGCGACATGGTCCCTTGGCTCATGCAACCTGATGCGCCGCGCCTGACGGATTACGACGCCGTGGACAGCTACAGCTACCAGACGAGACACATGCAGCAAGGAGGGCCTCCCATGCGCGAGAATTTTTTCGCGTCAATGCCGTCCTCGAAGGACGTCGAGGATATGTTTGCAGGCGGTGGCATGGAACAGATGCCCCCACAAATGATTATGTATCGGAATATTCCTGCACCAGGACCGGCCCCACAGGGACCGAATCGGCGCGCGCGACGCCGAACGGGCAAGTCGCATGGCTTCCCTCCCGCGGGAGGCGATCCTCTTGGGTTTGTCGCGCGATCGCACGGGGGCACCGAGGTCGAGAGCGTGCACATGAAGAAGCGCGACGAGCGCAACCGCACGCACGGGACCTGCTACGAGCGCGCGTCGGCGTCGGCATCGGGTCGCGAGGACAACAGCGGCGTGCAGCACCAGCTGGACGCCTTTTATGCGGTTATGGCCGACAGGTCGCGCACAGAGAAGGCACAAGCCCAGCACGAGAAGAACAAGCGCTTGGCCTACGAGACGCTGGAATCTGGCTACACCACGCAGGACTCGGCGTTTGTCGTCGGCAAGCAGGCGCGGTGCCTCATGGTCAAGAGCACGGGCGTGGTCCAACTCTCGGCACTACGCAAGATCGTCGAGGTCATGGAGCACTCGGTCAAATTGGGCGGCACAAGGAAGGAGATCGTGGCTAATAAGAGCCAGACATTTGTCAAGGTTTAGATAAAACTAAAAATGGCCGCGCCGTCGCCGCCGCTGAAGCGCGCGCGAACGAACGACGACTCGACCACTCCTGACGATAGCGACACAATCGCCGACTTGGAGCGGCAGGTAACCGCGCTGAAGCAGCAGGTAGACGCGGGCGAGCGCCAGCGCCTAGGTATGCTCGTCATGCTCGACCGCTATGCCAACATGGGCGGGGTGGTCTACCAGTACACCGCGGATATGCGCTTGGTCAGGTACGTATCGGAGGACGACCCAGATTACGAAAGTCCCAAGTGCGAATGCGCCGACTGCGTGGAGAGGGACGGCGAGACGTACGACCAGTATGGCCGGCAAGAGCAATGCTCGCGTGTGTACTTCCCGACCGTCTCCACGCGCGCCGCGTTAGTGAGGAACGTTGTGCCCTGTGTCGAAAACAACAGAATCGCCGACGAGATGGACGGTGCGGTCAAGGCGTCCTTGGTCGCATGGCTACGCGGCGAGCCATGGAAAAACTTCGGTGACCAGCCGTTCGCTATGGGGCGCCGCGTCGTGTCGTGGAAGTGGGACTCGGACGAGGCCCTGGAGACCCAGGTGGACAGCGACGGCGATTCCATCGAGGTCGAGTACTCTGAAATTGAGCGCCTCGTCTTCGAGGTAGAGCTGGAACAGGTCCGCGGTAAGATGAAGACCAAGACGGAGTTCCGCCGGGACTTTCGGTACAACGGCACGGGTGTCGGCGTTTAATCAATGTTTCAATTCATTTTGTTGTCCGCGCCTTGGACGCTGGTCTGCCGGACGACGACGATGACGACGCACTTGACGACGCGGGCCGTTTGCGCGTTTGGTCTGTTTGGTCCGCCTGCTCTGTGATGCGGGGCGGCTCGGGCGGCGGCGGGCGCTGCGGTGCTCCGGTGGCCAGGCGCGCCAGGCTGTAGTACTCGTCCCACGGCATGAGGCGGCGGTCGTACATGTCGTGCATCTGCTCGAGCGGGATCATGGGCGGCAGCGGGATCGACACGCGGGCCTCCGCCTTGCGGTCCACAGTCGCGAAGAGCTCTTCCTTGGACATGGGCTCGCCGCGCCTGAGCGTCTTGCCCAGGCTCATGTTCCAGTGGTCCTTCATGTACAGGTAGTTGTACACATTCGTGTAGATCTTGGACAGGATCGTGCTCCAGAAGGCGATGGTGTGCCGCAGCTCCTCGTGGACCAGGTCCGTGCTCGAGGCCGCGCGCACGCCCGTGTCCTGCGTGATGATGGACCGCGGGATGCCGTAGATGGCGCTGGCCTTGACCTCGTAGTCGTGCGTGGCGTCCTTGAAGTGCGGGTTGCGCGCAGGCTGCGGGATCTGCGAGACCGTGTGGTTCGGAGGCAGCGGCGTCACGTTGTTCAGCAGCGTGGGCAGCGCCTCGAATTTGTACTGGTCGTTTGGCTTCCACCGGTGCGCGAGCGTGCCGCCGTTCACCGCGTCGTCGAACTCGACGTAGCGCGGGTCCTCGACGGTCTGGCGGTACATGCTGTCGGGATCCCGGCGGTCGCCGTCGTGGTCCACATAAACGCCCTCCTCCACGCGGAAGCGCTGCGGCGCGTTGAGCGTCGTCTCCGTCACGATCGAGGGCCGCGCCAGGTTGTACTCGGCGATGTAGCTCATCTGGAGCAGGTGCGCCATGTACGTCTCCAGCGGCTCGACGCGCGAGGCGTGCGTGTAGAACTCGCCCGAGGCCGCGGGGTCCCACCCGAAGTTGCGCAGCACGATGGCCTTGCGGTCGACGACGGGCGTGCTGTACTGCCCATCGCGCCCAAAGTTCTTCCACACTTCGTAGGCAGTGTGCATGGCGATGGGGTCGTAGCGCATCTTGACGTCGTACATGGACCCGAAGTGCTCCGACGAGATGACGATGGGCACCAGGTCGCCCTCGCCGACCTTCTTGAACTTCACCACGACGATCCCCACGATCATGAGCTCGTCCATGCAGTCCAGGACAAACGGCTTCCAGAACTGCTCCAGGATCTCCTTGAAGCGCGGGCTCGGGCGCTTGACCTTGCTGCTGTCGGCGCCAAAGGAGAACTCCGGGTCCTTGGAGGCCATGAGCTTGACCAGCATCTGGCGGCACATGGACGGCCACACGCCGCGGAAGTGCACGCGCCGCATGACACTGATGCGGTCATAGTCCAGGAAGCGCCACGACTTGGCGTCCATTTTAAGCGGTGTCAGCCGCAGTGAACTAAATAACAACCCTTGCGATTTAAGCACAAAGCGCCCGCCGCGCCAGAACTAGCAAGAAAAAACCCGCGAGAGGGTACAGACGGACATGGCCATGGCCATGAGCGAGGAGGCGCGTAGGGCCCAGGCGATCCTCAATTCGCGCGCATACCTGGTCGCCGGGCGCATCGCAGCTGGTCTCAACAAGCAGACCAAACACATCTTCAAAAGCTATGCCCAGCGCGTCATTGACGCAGCGGAGAACACGCTCGAGCGCGAGTTCCTCGGGATGGGAACTGATGCGGGGACCGCGCAAGCCGACCGCGTGAGGGAACTCGAGGACCAGCTGGCCCAGCAGGCGCAGCTCATCCAGGAGCAGTCCATGCAGCTCACGGGCCAGTCCGCGGAGCTCGAAGCGCAGCGACGCGTCGACGACGAGATCCAGGAGCAGATCGAGCAAGCACGGTCCGAGCAGGACGCGCTGCGCGCGGAGTTCGAGGCCATGAAGCGCGAGGCGCAGACGCCGAGTCGGCCCGCGCCGTTTCCGCCAGCGTCTCCGACCGGTGGTGGCGGCGACGGCGACACGGACGCCAATGCGGCCATGCCGTCGGTCGTACCCGTGCCCACGGCGCGCGCGTTCATGCTGGGCATCGGCGGCAGGGACGTGCCCGTGGGGCACCATGGGCGCGTGGTCACGCAGGACATCATCGCGGGCCTGGCTGGGGACCAAGGGCCACTGTCCTACGAGGACTACGACGCGCGCGTCCTCGGCGCCATGGGCGTCGTCGTCCAGCGCATCCGCGGCCTCGTGCGCTCCTCCCTCAACAAGATCGAGCACCCGCGCGACATCTTGGACGCCGACAACGCGGATGTGGGCACGTTGTTCCTCGAGCTCGTGGTCATTGAGCTCTCACTAGCCGAGAACTTGCAGCCCACGCGGCCCAACCTGCAGATTACCTACGACCGCAACATGGAGCGCAAGCGCCACCTCATCAACGCGCTGGGCAACTTCGAGTTCCGGCGCGGGGACCGCGGCAAGCCGGTCATCACGCGCGCCAAGCCGGAAGGGACGCCCGTCATGCCGCTCATAAAGTACCAGTTCTAGAGGGGTTTTTTTTCCTCGCCGGTGCAAAATGTAAAGTGCTCGGCGCGCGTATTTGACGATGATCGCGTGTCTGTGGGTGTTAGAGATGTCCGAGTACGCTGTCGCGGCGTTGCTTTGTCTGTGTCTCCTCGGCATCTGCGGGGGCGTGCTCATCGCGGTATTCACCGCACCCGCGCAGTTCAACCCGGGCGGGGACGGCAAGACGTATACGCTACCTGCCAACGCGACGCGCATCTCGCACTCCGTCTGGCACGACGGCGAGACGTACTACGTCGTGCACTTCGCCAACTACACGGAGTCGCTCGCGAACTACACAAGGTCGCTCGATGCTGCGCCCGCGCCAAATACCAAGCCCAACCTCCACGGCGTCAACGTCGACGGGCCGGACGGGTGCTGTTACACGCTGGACATTACCGTCAGCTCGAGTACGGTGTTCAACGCCGTGGTGGCCCAGCCTCCGTCGGCGTCGTTTCTCAGCGACATCATCGCGGCCATTGACGCGTGGAGAAACTACGGGCCCACGACCATCGGCGCCGTGACGACCTCCGTGTCCACCGTGGACCTCGCCTACGACGGCACGAATTACGTGGCCTTTGGGACCATTGTCATCACGGATAACCCGGGCGTCATCGCCGTAACGCTCCTCCACGCGCCGCTGGGCGTGCTCGTCGAGTGGGACCAGCGGTACAACACGGACGTCAAGACCTTTGGGCCGGGCGGGTTCATTGCGCTCACCATCGCCCTGCACGAATTCGGCCACGTCAACCTGCTGGGCGACCTGTACTCCAGCGAGTGCAACGGCGTGCTCATGGACGGCACGGTAGCGCGCGACGAGGTGCGGACCATCGACGCGACGACGCAGAGTTGCCTCAACGGCATCGTCCTCGAGCCGCCCAAGAGCGAGGCGCGCACGGCGAGGGCGCCGCCCGAGGTGTTCTTCGGGGCCATCCTGGGCGCCTGTGTCCTGCTGTTATGAAGCAACGTGCGTGAGTGTAAACGAGCCATTTGGAGACAGGCCATTGCGGATAGTCAGTGTGCAAGGATGTTCAAGGTATGTGATCTCAAGCCCGTCGGGTACTCGCCCTGGAAGCCGTCGCCACTGCGCGCGGCCACGACCAATGCCTACTTCGTCACGCGTCTCCACGAAGCGCGGCGGGCCCTCACCGAGAGCACCGAGCCCACGGTGGCCGTCGCGCGCGAGTACGTCGACTTGCTCCTGGTCATGGTGCGCGAGTGGTCCATGAACCGCAGTAGTATTGTCGGCGACGACGATGACGACGGGCATGAGCATGAGCATGAACCCATCTTGGAGTTCTGCTGGAGCGAGGACGGCGTCGTCATCAAGACCTCGTGCGTGCGCGCAGAGCTGGTCATGGCCGTGCAGATGCTCACCCAGCTGCTGCTCCGACCGGCCACGGACCCCGAAACGACGCCCAAGGACTGGGAACTCGCCGTGCGGCTCCAGCTCTGGGTCGTGCGGCCCCAGCTCATGGCGGCCGCCTACATGCCCGCCGAGGCCGCCAGCTGCGGCATGATGGCCCACAAGACGCTCATGGCCATGGGCATCCTGCGCCTCCAGGTAGCGGTCATTCACCAGTGGGAAAGCAAGGGCCTGGCGGGGAACACGGTGGCACGACTCCTGTGCTGGGCCGCGGGGACCGCCAAGCGCCTCGAGCGGCTGCGGCCCCAGGACGCGGGCATGAAGGCCATGGCCGCCGAGCTGGAGGCGCTCCTCTGGTTCCACACGGCCAAGGCCGCGGCCAAGGGCGCGCAGAAGGAGAAGCTGCTGTCGGAGGCGCGCGACGCCTTTCTCCTCCTGCGCCACGCCGAGCGCGCCGCGCAGTGCGAGCGCCTCATGGACGAGATCGCGCCGCGGTCCGACGAGAGCCCCGCGCGCATCGTGCAGGCGTGCGTGACGCCCAAGTGCGTCGTCCTCGACCACGCGCCGCTGGGCGACATGTACTTGCCACCGGAGGAGATGGTCCGGCTGTGGAAGAGCGTGTGAACGAATTTATGCCCTTTTTTTATTCCTGGTCCCAGCAAATGTGACAAACAAGCCCGGTGGGCATGGCACGCGGCGCGGCGATGGTAGGCATGTCGCGCGCCTTCATGTGCGCGATGAGCGCGTGGATGTCGGCGTGCTCCGTTTTGCCGCGCCAGTAGGGCCAGATCAGGACTTGCCAGTCCGCGGACCACGTCAGGAAACGCAGCTGCTCCTCGGTGAGCTCCGGCACGCCGGACTGGTTCGCGAAAATACACCACTCGGGCACGGCGTCCTCGCGGTCGCCGAACCAGCCCGTGCTGAGGCGCGTGCCATCGGGGGCATGGATGGTGAAGGAATTGTCGCTGTCTTTCCCGAAGTACATGAAGCCAGGCACCGTGAACCCGACAGCCCGCGCCTCCGCTGTAATGGCCCTGATCTCCGCAACGCGCTCGCGCCTGTACACCTTCGCCGCCTCCTTGGCCGTAGCCTTGGTCGCCAAGTGCGTCGCGTACGCGGCGTACGACATGGAGAATTTTGAGAAATGAATCCGGGGGTCGATTTAATAGTTTTGGGATTTGATCCGGTCAAATATCCGGTCGGCGCACGTATACTATTAGTCCGTGACACACCGCCCAGTGACGGGCTGATACACCAACTCGCGCTTCTCGTACGTGATGGACGGTTGATCGTAGGGCGCATGGCCCGAGTTCCACCACTTCCTGTCCGGCGTGAGTTTCTCCAAACGCTCGGTGATATCGGGCGGCGTCAGGTACGGATCTTGAAGGTGGCGTGACTGCGCTTCACTCGACTTAATGTAGTTCTCGATGGTCTCGCGCGCGCACTCGTACGTTGCAAACACGAACTTGCCCCATCCCTGCATGTATACCGTGTACGTCATGGCCACAGGCTCGGCTTGGCGGCGGCGGCGCTCCTCGTTCAGCATGTCCATCAGGTGGCCGGCCGCGACGCCCAGGGCCATCTCGCGCGCGCTCATGTCGCCGCCGCCATCTTCGGCTGCGTTGGCCATGCCGGGGTCGTTGTTTTATGGTGTTTTCCTCGGGGTAGTCAGTGGAATTAGCACACGCCAAACATATACACCGCCGTGGCGCACTGGCCTTAAGAGACGATAACCGCCCCGCGCAAAACCCCACCATGTTGTCCCAGCGGTCCGCGCGTAATCGCGGGCGCAACCGCGACCGCATGAACAAGCGCTCGTCGCGGGCGGAGGGCCATGCCGTGGCCGTGGCCAGCGCCCCGCTGCTTGAAACGCAGACTGAAGAGTCCCAGTTCGACGAGCTCATGTACTGGCACCTGAGCGCGGCAGCGGTCTTTGTGCTCTCGGCCATCGTCATGTTCTCCGTGTACCTGGGCCTCGACGCCGACGCGCTCCAGGGCACGCTCTACAGCACGACGCTCGTGGTCTCCAACACCACGCAGCCCCTGCAGGTGAAGCGCCTCCAGGACTACGACCTGTTCTGGCTCAACGTCGCCATCCCGTGCGTGACGGCGCTCTTCCACTGCATCCAGGCCCTCTTGCTCTACATGCGCAACGGCGTCTACATCGGCATGATCCTGCGCAAGCGCAACCTCGTGCGCTGGCTAGAGTACAGCGTGTCCGCGTCGACCATGTCCTGGGTCCTGGTCCAGCTCTTCGGCGCCACGGACGTCTACCTCGTGTTCACGCTGGCGCTCACCGTCAACATCGCCATGCAGTTCCAGGGCTACCTCTTCGAGATCATCCGCGGCGAGAACGAGTGGGTGCCCATGGTCGCGGGTTTTGTCAGCTTCGCCGGCTTCTGGATGGTCTCCGCCTGCTACTTCTACCGCACCATCGCGGCGTCCGAGGACAGCGACGTCGAGGTGCCCTTCTTCGTGCGCCTGCTCTTCTACGGCATCCTCGGCAGCTTCCTAGTGTTCCCGGCCATCCAGCTCATCGAGCGCTACACGACGTGGATCCCGAACTGGAAGGAGTACGAGATTTACTTCGTCGGCGCGTCGGGCGTCTCCAAGCTCTTCCTCGAGTGGACGATCTTCTTCGCAGTCGTTACGCGGTAGGCAAAAAATAATAGACAACGTACCAAACGCCAACATGTCCATCGCGGCTGCGTGCGCGGCGCGTGCCCGGGTGATTGAGGCGGATAAAGCCAAGCGGGCGGCCGAACAGAAGTATCAAGCCGCCGTGGAAGCGTGCCTAGAGGGTAAGGAGTCTCTATCGGCGGAGGCGCGTACGTTTTTTAATTTGTTCGTGAGTGATCGCACGTACAGCATGAAAACGGTGAAAGAGCGGTATATCCGCGACGGCAGCATCGAGGCCGACATTCACAGTTTAATGGGCGAGATCATGACCATGCCCATCATGGACGGCGTGCGCGCGGAGATCAAGGAGGAGCACCGGGATGAGTACGGCATGGAAGCCCAAAAGGACGGGACGGCGCTCTGGTACCACGTTGTGCTGACATGGCCCGGTCCCGCGGTCAAGTCCGCGGCGAAGACCGGCTAAAGGCGGAACGGCGGGTCGAACTTGTCGTCGACGGCGCTTTGGATGGCGTCGTTCACCGTCTGGTCGCGGTACACGCGCTGGATCGTGGGCACCGTCTGCGGCGGGCCCAGGCCATGGATGAGAAAAATCGCCATGGACATGCCCTTTGGCCGCGCCAGAAGTTTTCGAAAAAAAAAATGACACGCCGCGGCTGATGTCATGCCCGAAAAAAAAGTTGGTCCATGCCCACCCCCGAAAAATGAATAACTGCACGGAGGGCTGGCACGCGGGAAATTTCCCCCACTCCGGAAAATCCCATTATTTTTTTGAACTAAAAATATTTCTGCGACGGTTAGGAACATAAAAAATCGGCGAACCGACACGACGTGCAGTTATTCGATTTCGGGTGGTCAGCGGTGGGTCAACTTTTTTTTTCGGTGCGACATCACTCGGCACTTTTTTTTTTCCGTGGGCGGCGTTGACTTTTTTTTTCCGGCGTGGCGCGACATGGACGACCCCAAGGCCAAGTACGCCACCGCGCTTATGATCGTCAAGGAAGTGGTTTCTCGCCAAAAGGACCGCAGTCAGATGGTGCAGGAGCGCACTTACTCGCTCCAGACGGGCTACGTTCTCAGTTCCGTATCCAACGCCGTGACGCTGGGGGAGTGGCTAGATCATGCCCCGTACCCGGACTTGTCCTTGAAAATCAATTTTGTGACGCATGAATGGACACGGAGTGCAGTCTCCTGGCATGCGCTCGCCGTAGTGGCGGAGGACATAGAAAAGATGGTGGACGTGGCGCAGGATGCTCTCAAGGAGGAGCATCTGCCCGTCATGTACGACAGCGCGCGCGCCGCGCTGGCCGACATCCACGCGGCGTTTCACCCGGTCGAGTGTGCCATGCACGAGACGGAGTCCGACCATGAGATCGACCCGAATATCGTTCAAGCCCTTGCCAGCTACACGCGCTCGCGCGATTTCCTCAAGAGGCACGGCGTGATTAAGAGCGCGTATGCACAGCGCACTAAAGATGGGCTGACGATTGCTGCCGAAACAATTCGTTTCGAACATACATAAAAACCACAAAAATCCACATGGACGACCCCAAGACCAAGTTCGAGGTGGCCATGGGCGCTGCGCAGGGCGCGGCGGCCATCTTGGACGGTCCCGACGCCACGCTCGTCGTGCGCACGGAGCATCTCGTCGATGACAACACAATTGAGGTCCACAACGAGGAGATCACGGTCCAGAGGTGGAAGCGCATGAACCCGCTCACGCCATTTGACGTAGAGGCGTTCATGGGCACCTTCAAATGGAAGAAAACCATTGAGTTCTGGGTCTGGATCCCAGCGGCCCTGAAGGATCTGTTGGATCTCGTCGAGCGCGCGGCGGATTGCATGAACGACGAGGCCATGGAGCGGGTGTTCAAGGAGGCGACAGAGGCCGTGCTCACGCTCCACCGCGCGCTGGACCCCCTGCTCCAAGCCACGCTCGTGCAAAAGAGCGAGGAGGCCAGCGCGGAGGTGACGGACGCCGTGCGCGAGTACCTCAAGCACAAGGAGTTTCTCGAGAAGCGCGGCGTGATCAAGGAGCACCACGCCGGTTTCCCGCGGCGGCAGCGGCGGCGGCAGTCCGGCTCGGGCGAGTCGGCGTCCAAGCCCACGACATCGTCATGCACGCACATATTCTTTTGCGACGATTGCGAGAGTTGCACGACGCGGCATGGAGGCAAGACCTGCCACCACACGATTTTTGTGAGTAACTGCGCGGATTGCAGGAAGTGGTTTTGGGGCGTCGACGACGACGACGAGGACGACGACGACTACTCCGACAGGGAAAGTGACCACGACGATCCGCTGCACCCGGACAACTTGCCGGAGACGGACGACGAAGAAGGGGCGGAAAAGGGCCCCAGACAGGATTAATTTTTATTCACAAAAATGAAAAAGTCAAACCGGCCCGGCCCGTGCTGGATTGAAAAAATACCTAAAATGCTGGACTTTTTGCCACTTCTCCGCTTTTTTTGCCCCGCATGCCGCCGCGCGCTTCTCGCTCTGCGCGCGCTTCTCGCCCCGCGCGCTCCTCTACCCCGCGCATCCGCGTGGATTCCGACGTCGTGCGCCGCCGAGAACGCGGTGCGCCTACGCTCCAGACCAGCAAGACCGCGCTCGCGACGGAGCTCGCGATCTACAAGCGCGCCGCCGCCGCGGGGATCGCGCCGGCGGTCCTCCATGTGGAGGAGGAGGAGGAGGCGCGCCTCGGCGCGTCTACGGCGGCGACGACGCGCTTTACGATGGCGCACGGCGGCAAGACGCTCAAGGAACTTCTCAACCCCAAGACCGCGGGTGCCGCGTACTGGACCGCGCCGCGCGCGCGCCGCAGCCTGATCAAGGCCGTCATGCACCGTGTTTGGGCGCTCCACGATCTCGGGATCTGCCATGGCGATCTCCACGGCAAGAACATCCTGGTGCGCTGGGTCCACGGCTCCGAGGTCCCCGACGAGGACAAGGCCACGAAGGGCCCCGCCTTCGCCTACGACAGCGCCTCGCGCTTTTTTAAGGTGTCGATCATCGACTTCGGCAGCGCGCGCGAGGGCGCCTCCGACGCCGAGCTCGCCAACGACCGCATCGAGGTCCTCGACCTGCTGGCGACGCTGCTCCCGCTCGGCGCCGCGGGGAACCGCGAGACGATGCGCCTGGCCGGCACGCCGCCGACGGAGACCTTCCCCTGGAACATCGCCACCAGCATCCGCGGCGCTACGAAGACCGCGACCAAGAAGACCGCGACCAAGAAGAAGACCGCGACCAAGAAGAAGACCGCTACCAGTACCGCTACCAGTACCGCTACCAGTACCGAGAAGCGCGCGTGCGACGCCTGCGAGCGCGTGTTCGATCGCGTCGACGACGACCGCGACCACGACCACGACTCCGATGATTGGTGGTTCTGCGCGGAGTGCGAGGCGCTCCGCGAGGGCATCGAGGGCGTCCGCTCGCGCATCACGTCGGCTTTCAAGACGCTGGGGACCTCGCGCCAAGTTGCGCAGAAGGGGCCCTGGCGCGGCAAGGCCGCGTGCAAGTACCCGCGGGAGAGCGCCCGCGCGACCAAGAACATCGCCCCGCGCTCGGTGAAGACCATCTCCACGACGGCCTGCTCATCCGGTACCGACGACGACGACGACCACGAAGACAGCCCGGTGTACGACCCGCTGACGCCCGAGGAGTGCGAGTTCTACGCGACCCTGTGCGAGTTTGAGGACCATCCCTTGGCCGACACGGCGAACTACCTGGCGCGCCTCCCCGTCCCCGTGGTCGAGGTCTCGTCCGTCGTCCAGAGGGAGAAGCGACCCGCTCCGGAGCCGGCGCCCGCCCGGGTCCCAGAGCCGCCCAAGAAGCGCGCGCGCGTGGCGAGCTGCGGGCGCCCGTGTACGCTGTGCGAACAGGACATCCCCGCTGGCACCTTCGCCATTGAGCGCAGCCGCGATGGCTTTGTGCTCCCGGTCGCCAACGTGCGTCACGCGCGCTCGTCGTCGGACGTCTACCACAAGCGCTGCTTCTACCCCAAGCCAGTCGTCGTGGAGAGCGAGAGCGAGGAAGAGGCCGAGAGCGAGGAGGAGGCCGAGACCGAGACCGAGGAGGAGGCCAGCGCGGTCTACGACGACGACCCGGGCTTTATTCACAGGGACCCGGAAGCCGTGGTCTCCTTGGCCATCGAGGAGGAGGACGATGACACCAACGGCAATTCCCCGATCTCCTACGGCTATGGCTACCCGCAATCCCCGCCGCCGCACCAGCACGAAGACGGCGTCAACGTCGTCTCGCCGCTCTTTTCGGCGGACAACGACGACGACGACGAAGTGGACGAAGTGGATACCACGGTGTGCTTTGGGACGATTCGCGCCGTCACCATGCGCGGCAAGGAACTTGGTACGTACCGCCTGATGGGCGCGCGCACCCACACCATCGGCGCGGGCCAGAATGCCGATTTCCGCCTCCACGGCGCCACCTCGCGCCTCCAGTGCACGATCCAGATCCTACATGAGGCCGGCGAGGACCCCTCCAAGGCGCGGGTCTCGCTGCACAACGCCGGTACCTCCCTCGGAACGTCCGTGCGCTTCTGGCGCGAGTACCGCTTCGATCCCATGTGCTACCACGACTCCGAACTCGGCTTCCGCCCGGGCGCTACCGCGATCAAGTCCGGGGACATCTTCGCCTTTGGATCGCCGCAGCACGGTATTGTGTGCAAGTTTGAAACGTTGTCTGAATGATAAACCTGATGTTGATTTATGCCAATACGTAGCGCCGGTATTCCCTAGGTATTGACACACCACAAAACATGAGCCTGCGCGCGCTGTTCGAGTTGCCGGTGTGCACGTGCAACGGAGATGGGAGGATGTGCATGGTAATGTGTGCCACGGGCAAGGCTTTTATGGCGTGCGTTACCGCCGCCAACGATGCCGGCGACGCGGACTTTGGGTATCGCCGCGAGTGCGTGGGTATCGTGCTAGATACATTCGCGAGTATCTACAACGAGGCAACGTCAATGGGAACGCGGGCGTTTACTACGACACTAGAGGGAGAGTCCATGTCGCTCGTGGTGCCGCCCGTGGACGTGCTTCAAAAGCGCGAGGTCATGCGGTATCCATCCTATACAGACGAGCTTCGCGACAAGGTCCAAGAGGCTTTCGATGCGCTGGCCGACACGGTCTTTGACTGCGTCAGCTGGGAGATGCTGGACATTTGCTGGATCCAGAACCCGCGCGAGTCCGTTATCAAGAAGCTCCTGATTGTCGAGTGGCGAGTGCGCATCAGCCTCGCGCCGCTGCCCAAACCCGCGCGCGTTCATATTGCCCCCCCATGAATTGTATGCACGTATATACATCCGCGAAACACACACAAGAAAGCACACAGACGGACCACCCATGGATTTTGACTCCGCCATGCGCGCCTCGGGGGGCGACGCGGTCGCCGCGGCTGCACTGGTCTTTGCGCAGGCGCCCGAGGACAAGCGCGGCGCCGACGAGACCTTTGGCGACCCAAACCCGGCCCGCCTGCAATCCATGCGCGGGTACGACACCGACGACACCGCCGAATTGTCCTTCAGTGACGACGACGACGACGAGCAGTATCCCGCCAACCCGGCAGATATCAGCGAGGAATACTTGCAGGCACTCACAGATGAGACGCTCGTACCGGGCATCGTGAGCAACATCCTGATGAATCTCAATCCAGCCGAGCTCAAGCAGGCGTGCGCGACTAGCAAGGCGTTCCGCAAGGTCTGCCTCAACGCGGATTTCCGCGCGGAGTACCACAGAACGTGGTATATCCCGGCGGTGCTCATGATGGCTGGCAGGATGTGGCACTCCAATACGGCCACCCGGACGGAGAGTTTAGACGACTTTCTCAACAGGATGGGTCAGCTCTTCTATCCCCTCCCACCAAGTGGCGAATACGTGGTCAGCTTTGACGGCTATACCGTTTCTAGGTCGTCGAGCATGGAAGGCATGCGCGCCTACGTCTCCAACAAATACCCGCACCGATCGGGCGTGGTCATGCTCACGCTCATCAGGATCGACCAAGGCATGCCGGTGGACGAGGTCGTCTACGTCTACCCCGGAGGATCGCGCGCCGGTACCCGATACGTCCTGCCCGCGCCGTAGCGGAGAAACACAATGAAGAACAATACAATCAATACAATCCAACAACAACCATGGTATCCGCCGGGTTTGAGCCCGCGCCCGTGACGACCTTGATCGACAGGCTATCGCCCTCGGCAAAGTTGGCCGAAAGCGTGTTCCCAGTGGTCGCCGTCGTCGCTGTCCCGTTGATGCTCAGGACCAGCGGCGTGTCCGCGCCGTTCTTGCGCACGGTGTACGTATCCAAGCGGCCCAGAGCGCCGGCGGTCCGGTAGCGCACGGACAAGGATATGGCGACCGTCGGACCCTGCATGGCCACGAAGATCTCGTTGCTGGACACGGCCTGGATGCCCGGGTAGAAGTACCGCGTGACACCCGCGGGGAGGCCGCCCGGATCGCCGAAGGTCATGAGCGCGGGCGAGGACACGGGTGTGATGGACAGGCCGTTGGCGTTCGGAGTCGCGAGTCTCGTGCCCACCAACTCCAGCGTTCCCAGCGTCTGTGAAACATCTGCGGTGGCACCCTGTACGACGCACGCGTAGAGGCTAAGAACACCGCCTACGACATTGACTTCGGCGCCAATGGCTGTGCCCGTGCTGTTGACCATGATGTTGGCACCCCGCACGACGAAATCGTGCGCGTTGGTGTCGAGCAGGATACCCCGCGTCGCGCCGCCGTCGCCCATGATGTCGATGCGCACGTCCTGTACGGCGTTATGCTTAAGGGCCGGGGCGCCTGTGCCCATCGAATAGATCCCGATGGTGTTCGCGATGCCGCCCGCCGTATTGTTGATGAAGATGTCCACGTTCCTGACGTGGCACGTGGTCGACGCGGTACCAGTTAGCGCAATGCCCACGAGCTCCACAGACGCGACCGAGCTTATGTGCAGCCCGAAGTCGCTCAGCGCGTTCCTCCCGCTCATGGTCACGAGCGTGGTCGGTGAACTCACGCCCGTGGCGCTGAGGATCGTCGCGTGGTGCCCCGCGCCGATGAGCGCCACACCCGTCGGGATGGTGATGGTTTCCTCGTAGGCGCCGGGTGCCACGACGACGCGGTCGCCGGGGCTCGCGTCTGTCAGCGCGGCGGTGATGGTCTTGTACACGAACACGCCGCCCACGGCACCGGTCGTGTCGTTGCCCAGCGTGCCATCGACACGCAAGAGGTGGGCAAAGAAGATGCCAGCGCCGTCAATGCCGTCCGTACCGTCAATGCCGTCTGTACCGTCCGTTCCATCGGTACCCGGCGCGCCGACCATGCCCGTCAGGTCCGATACGGTATCTTCGACGCCCGTGATGCGCCCCAGGCCGTAGACGGACACACCAATGGCGGCAACGGCCACGGCTATGGACATGACCGCGATGAAGGTCCCCATGGCCGAGGGCGCTGCCGATACCGAGGCCGGCGTCTCCGCGGTCTCGACGAGCCGATCATCCTCGGGATTGGACCGGCGCCGGCGCGGTAGTCTCCGATCCGCGGACATGTACACTGCGCGATAATTATGTATATTCCCAACCCGAGGAGATAATAGTGCCCGCTCGTTGTTCGGTTTAGATGGCGACACCCTAACACGCCTAGCACCCACACGGCACCTTGCGCTCTGCGCACGGCGCGCACATCCAGCGGCCGCACCCCTCGCTATCGCACATGGAGATGTCCTCGAGGCCATAGCGCCGCCCGCACATGGCGCACACGGCGCTGTGGCCGTCACAGAAAAATCCCGTGTCCACCTTCTTGTTGCGCTCCAGGACCTCGGCGTCGGACTCGTGGTACAGCGTGCAGTTGGGACCCGTGCACGGGCCCTTGTTGCGCACGACGGGGACGGTGTGGCTGTCCGTCTCCCGGCACGCTAGGCACGCATGGACGGGACATGCGTCGTCACCAAAGCAACGCAGACGCCGCCCCACGCCGCACGACGCGCACAGACCCGCGCTCTTGCCGCAGAACGCGCACACGGGACTAGGATCTGTCGCGGCGTTTTTACACTCGAAGCCGCAGCACTGGGCGCCGACACTAGCACCGGCCATCTTACTCCAGTAGATAGAGGTTTTTTTTATGCGGCGCAAAAACAAGGAACCGTCGATTTTTTCTTGGGCGACGAACATGGCCGCCGCCGCCGCCTCCGACAACACCGCGGCCATTTCCGCCGTGCTTTCGGTCGTGGACACGATCGCAAACACCAAGCAGGAACACGCTGCGGCTTTGAAAGACATCAAGACAAGATACGAGTCTATTTTCAAACAGAGGACGAGCATGATCCCCTCCGTGGCGGAAGTATGGCGGACCAACGCATCGAATGTGTGCGCGCCAATTGCCGTCGACATGAAAGCGCACGCCCCGCTGGTCTACAAGATGGTCATCGGCATAAGCTCGATCTTTGGCCCGATCAGGTCCAATCCAGATTGTGTTGACATACGCGTGCTCCACGGCTTGCCGGCGACGCCGGAGATCGAAGAGGCGATAAAGGCATGCCGCGATGTCCCGGGTGGCATTAGCGCAAGGGAGGCGCTTGCAGTCCTCCTGGTCGAGGCGATCTCGCGCACCATGGGCGTCCCGATAACGGAAGACGGGCTGGAGTGCACTGCTACCAAAAGCGCGGGAAAAAGGGCCTGAAAGTGTTCCACATCATACATACGCTGAAAAAAACTCTTAGCACGCGCCAGAAAACACTTTTTCAACGGTTCCTACCCCACGAAAAATGGCCGCCGCCGCCGCCGCCGCCGCCGCAGCCGCCCCGCCGCCGACCTATGCCGAGTACGTCGAAGCAACCTCGATGTCCTGCGGGATCGTGCCCTACTACCAGGCCGACGGCCAGTGGTTCTTCGGCGTCACCGTGCGCGAACTCTCCGGGGGCCACAAGTGCCTGAGCCTGGCTTTGGGAGGGCGCGACCTGGTCTTTTCGGACAAGGCCGGCCAGCGCTGGCACTTTGACCTGCGCAGCGAGCACCATGTACGCACGGAACTCATGCCCTTCGCCAAGGAGCTGGGCGTCCCGGAGTCCGTCTTTGCGCCCTTCGACGAGAGCCTGGTCCTCACGCGCGAGGAGCGCCGCGAGCAGTTCTACCCCGCGTTCGTCGAGGCACTCGCCGCGGCAGGCGCCAAGCACATCCGCGCCGAGGGCGTGGTCTCCGCCGCCATGAACGAGTGCCGCGAGGAACTGGGCCTCGATGCTAGCGAGGCGCTCATGGTTGTGACCGAATCGCTCGTGGGCGAACCCCGCCTGCAGGTCGTGCGCCGCGACCTCGCATCGTGGCGCGATGGCGGCATCAAGCGCGTTCAGCACGTGCTCTACACGCTCCCGATCACCGCAGAGCAAGCCGCGTCCCACGCGCTCAACACGGAGGGCGCCGAGGTGGGCGCGTACCTGAGCGGAGCCGACATCAAGAAGATGGTCTTGGAGGCGGCCGAGCACTTGTTGTTCCAGTTCGCCGTGGCCTCGCCCAACATTGACCTCTTCGAGCTCGCCAACGCCATCGCCGCCGTGCAGAAGTACCTGTTCATCATCTGCCCGATTTGGCAGTCTCTGCAGGGCGTGACGTGCGAAGACCTCGAGGCCGCGCGCTTTCTTGTGCTCCTCGGCGGTCTGCTTTCCCTGAATGCCAGGCTGGAGGGCGCCGCGGACAAGTACGCACCCGTCGACATGATGGGCCTCGTGTGGGAAAACGCGGATCGCCCCTTGGACACGCTGACGGACGACGAGATCGACGGCATCTACAAGCTGGAGTGGCGCCGCAAGCAGGTGATTGAGCAGCAGTGATAAAAATGCTGGTTTTACCCTTTTTTAATGTCCCAGGCGCGCCTGCTCCGCATCAAAGACTGCCATGTGCGAGGCCACGGACTCGTCCACCTGCGCGATCAGGGAGCGGTCGCCCAGAGAGACGGCCGCGCAGAAGGCGTTCATCATGTACCAGTCCGCGCCCCAGTGCCCGAAGACCATCGTGTCGTCTGCCGTGAGGGACCTTGGCGTGATGGACATGCGCGTCGTCGCGCTGTCGGGGCCGTTGAACATGCTCAGTTGGATCTCCACCATGTTTCCGCGGATCTCGCCCTTGGTCCCGCAGATCGTCACCTCGCGCTGGCAGATCTTTTCCGTCAGCGCGCGCATCTCGAAGTTCACGCGGATGCTTTCGCGGGCGCCTTGCAGCGCGCGGCCCATGCCGCTCATAGCGGTCTGGTAGATGTCCTCCGACGTGCGCGGTACCGGGTCTGCCAAGGCAACATCATGTACAACGTCGGTCAAGCTCGTCAAATAATCGTTCGCCTCGGGCCCCGTGCGCTTGCTGAGCTTGAACAGCGCCGCCACCCAGTCGGGCTGGTCGTTGTCGCACTCGTACACGCACTGGCCGTAGGGGCCGTCGCGCACGGCGTCTTCGATGTCCGCGATCGTCGAGGGCCCGTCGACCAGCGCCTTGAGGAGGCGTTTGGGCGGCTGGGGCGTCTCGTTGTCCATGCCGTAGTCGCGGGCGTTGCCCACGTAGAAACGCGTGGCGTCGTAGGGGCACTCGTTGGAATAGGCGCAGTCCACGCAGCGCGTGGCGTTGCCCGCCTGCGGGGGCTTGTGGGCGTTGCTGAACTCCAGCTGCTCGCCCTCGCACGTGACGCTGTCCAGCACGCCGCCCGTGACGTAGAGGAGCCAGTCGAAGTCGTGGCAGCACTTGGCCATCAGGATGAACGAGGACGTCTGCGAGTTGTTCCAGTTGCCGCGGACGTAGGAGTGCGCGAAGTGCGTGTGGCCCACGGGCTCGACGAGGTTGACGCTGCGCACACGGCCAATGTCCCCGCGGTCGATGATGGCCTTGATCATCTTGGTGTAGGGCGTGTACCGAAGCACGTGGCACACGCCGAGCATGCACCCGGACTTGTGCGCGGCGTCGCGCATGCGCTCGCAGTCCTCCCGCGTCGTGGCCATGGGCTTCTCGACCAGGACGTGGTAGCCCGCCTCGAGGAAGGCGATCGCGGGCTCGGCATGGTCCTGGTCCTGCGTGGCGATGAGCACAAAGTCGGCTTCGCGCGGGTCGTTGCGCAGCAGGGCCTGCCAGTCGTGGAAGGCGCGCTCGGGGCCGAGCCCGTGCTGCGTGGCCACGCGCTTGCAGCGCTGGATCATGGGCTCGGCCACGGCCGTCACCTGCAGGGCGTCCGGGTCCTCGATGGCCATCTGGCAGTACCCAGCGCCACGCGAGCCGGCTCCTACCAGGTAGCACCGCGGCGTCTTGGTGTAGGTGTAGCCGCGCAGGCGCTCGGCGCGCGTCGGCTCCCTGTCCAGATCGGGGGCCAGCGACACCAAGACGCTCCGGTGGTCGCCGGGGGGCATGCGCGGATAAGCAGCCATGCGCGGGTCGGCGGCCATTTTTTTCTTGTCGTCGATGGCAAACTTTTTTGAGAAAAATATGGCCGAGTGGACCGAGCTACACTCGGAGATAACAGAGGCTATGACATTCGTAGCGTCCGCGGATTGGACCGTAAACTCTTACCTAGGGCATAGGGACGGCCTTCGCGAGGCGTGGTGCGAAGCTAGGCGGCGCATGGAATCCGCTCACATCTCAACATCCAGACAGATGTCCAAGCTCTTCATCGGTGCGCGCGTGCCCGTGCCCGAGGCGGCCTACGCCCACGCCGGGATTAAGAAGGACGACCCGGAGCGCCAGGACAACCCGCACCTGACCTTCCAGTACTGCGGCACGGAGATGACCGACGCCGACATGAAGAAGCTCCTCCCGCTCTGGGAGGACGTGCTGGCCAAGGTGCCCGAGCCGGCCCACCGCCGCGTGATTGTCACGACGGAGTACGAGCTCTTCGGCAAGAACCACGACGTGCTCGTCCTCAAGTGCAAGGTGAGCGACGAGTTGGAGGACGCCGTCAACTTTGCGCGCGACAAGGCCGCGCAGCTGATCCCGCACATGCCCGCGTCGGACTTCCCCTTCAGCGCGCACGTCACGCTCCTGCGCGCGGGCGCCACGTCGCTGCCCCCGCCCATGAGCGGCGTCCAGAGCGAGTTCGCGAGCTTGGAGTTCGACACGATCGTCTTCTGGGGCAACAAGTACAAGGTACGCTGGAACCTGGGCGCCAACGGCCGCTCCGACGACATGCCCGAGCTGGAGAACGAGAGCGGGAAGATTGTGAATTGACGAGGCGCCACCGGAAATGTTCGCATAAAACATCATGGCCACCCCACCCCAAGGCGCCAAACACGCGGCCATGCGCGGCAAGGGCGTCGTCGAGTACCGCTTGCTCCGGGACGAGCAGATCATGCTCATCGAGTGGATCCAGGCGCCGCCGGGCGAGGGCGGCGAGCTATTAGCCTACGCCGAGTCGCTGGCCAGGCGGTGGCACGCGACCAAGGTCCAGCTCTGGACGCACGTCGAGCCAGGGGAAGACGAGGACACGGTCCTGCGCCGCTTCAACTTCTTCCAGCGCCACGGATACCGCTTCGTGGGCCTCGAGCGCGTGGACATGCCCGCAGGCGGCTCGATCGTGCGCTTCAAGCGCGAGAAGGTGCTGGTTAAGGACGACGGCTGCGCTGATTAAGGCCTAGATGTGCCACCCGTTAAATTTTTTCAGACACAATCAAACTTTTACCGTTAACTTTTTTCAGACACAATCAAACTTTCACCGTTAACTTTTTTCAGACACAATCAAACTTTTACCCCCCGTGCCATGTCTGAGCTCCATTGCTCGGTGTGCGGCACGATTTACCTACATTTTAGCTGGTTTCGCTACAATGGCCAAGGGCCCATTATCAGGAACGCGAAGGCGTGGGCCGCACACTGGGCGAGCGAGCACGAAATCCGCCACGCAGAGGGCACACTTTCCGGCGCATCTGCCAAGGTGACCGTCGTCAGCATGTAAGTCATGATCGTTACCGTCTTGAATACATCCAGCATTTCCATAAAAACATTCGCACAAAACACGCAAGAAATGGCCGAGCCGACGACCACGCGCACTACTGCGCTGGAGGGCGCACTGGGCCTCGAGTGGACCAAGATCAATAACGACCCCGCGAAGCTTTGCTACCGCGGCCGCACGCTGCTCAGGGGCTACCCGGCCGACGTCGCCGCGACTGTCGTATTTACCGGTGTCCCCATCGCGTGCGCGGTCCTGGTCACGTACAACTATCCGCTGGTCGTGGCCGGAGTGTGCTTCGGCGGCGGCACGGGCGCGAGCTTCTCGACGGGGCACAGGATCAAGAAGGACGCCGAGGGCACGGTTCTGTCCACGCGCGACATCCGCATGCCGCTCGTGGCACGCGTGGGTTTTCCCACGGCCATGGGGGCCCTGGCGTTCACGGCACCCAGCACGCCCATGCTCGTGACCGCGGCAGTAGCGGGCGTGTACGGCTATTTCATTGGGAACACCTACCGCGACGTGACGCAGGGTCCGTCGACGACGCCCGAGTCCGAAAAGACCGAGTGAAAAGCCCGCCTGTCACAATTAAAAAGATATTTTTGTGCAAAATGGCCGTGACAGTCGCGGAAGCGATTAACCATGTCGTGAGCGCCCCGCTCCTGTTCATGCGTGTTTTGATCGATTTTGGCGTTGGCCTTATTAATACATTCGAAGACGTGGCCCGCCTCTTAGCCGGACAATTCCCTTCGAGGCCATGCGAAGCCGACGAAGACCCCGTCGAATCGACCATGCTGCGGGAATCCATGGGCGTGATTTTCTGCGTTTTTGCGGCGGCAGTGCTCTTTTTACTCGAGCACCACCCACAGTATCTCCGGCACCCGATCGACGCCCTGACCGCCGAGGGTCGCGCGCGCATCCGCGAGAGGGTCGAGGAGCAGGCCCAGCGAGATCGCGCCGAGGCTCAGGCTAGGATCGACGAATGGAACCGCCATCAGCGTGAGCGCGACCGCCGCAAGAACGAGGAAACGGACGAAATGATCGAGGAAATGCGAGAAGAGCTCGCGTCCCGCGACCGTGATCCCCACGTCCTGCGCGAGTACGACAAGTCCACCCGCTTGGCGTTCTTGGAGACCGAGCTCCTGCGCCTCCAAGAAATGGTCGAGCACGTGCCGGCCAAGTCCGCGCGCAAGCGCGACTAGGGTGTCATTCCTCAAGATGCCTACCGATTACGAGGTCTTGGAGGCCATTGCGCGCCGGTTCCCGGACGCTGTCTACGACCGTCACGGCAAGTGGTCGTGCAACTTTGAGGCCAAGACGGTCGACGACTTTGGCGACCACGTGGAAGCGCGGCGCGACATCCTCACGCGGTACAAGATCGACTATTGGATGGGGAGGGTCATCGTGTACTACGACACGGTGGATCCCGCGAATAACCCGCACTCGGCGGCGCATGCGTGGGAGGCGGCGTACGATGCGGCACAGGGCGACCGCGTGGCGCAATTTATCCTTCATACGGCTCAGATGGCCGGCGCGGCGCACCCGCCGATTTGAGTGGGTGTGTTTCTTTAATGCTGGGTGATTATAAAGCTTGTCATGGGGTCCATTTCTCACAGAACCGGCAATGTCCTTTGCCGATGCCATGCGCGCCACGGGCGGCGACGCCGTTGCCGCGGCGGCCATGGTCTTTGCCGAGGCACCCGGAGACAAGCGGGGCGCGGACGAGTCCTTTGGCGATACCAATCCCGCCGACCCCAAGGCGCCTCGTGCGGGTATTATCGACACCCAAGAAGCCTTGGCCCAGACGCTGCGCGTCTATGCGGAGCGCGGGAGTGACAGCGGCGTTACCACGCCGCGGCAGATCGATACTCTGCTCAAAGACTTCGACAAGGAGATCTATGCCATCCCTTACCTCGCCGAGGACGGAAAAGCCTACAACATCGTCTCGTACTTCATCCGGCAAGCCGATGCGCATGACGTCCCGGAAGACCGCGTGCGCCCCATGCTGGAGGGGCTCGTCCGCCACGGGGCGAGTTTGAGAAACGATTTTACGGCGCTCAGCCCGGTGGAGACCGCCATTGACACGAAAGTCGGCCTTGGCCTTCTGAAACTCGTCCAGATGGGCGCGCCCATATCCGCGCGGATCATTGACGAGGTCGATGCCAAATGGGCTCTAGAAACTGGGGGGGTGCATGGGGACACCTGGGGTAGAATTGCGGACGCGCTGGTGGAGCCCAGAGATCAGCTGCAGGATGCTACGCGCTCCTTGGTGAAAGAGCTCATTGGCCTGAGAACGTTCAAAGATCGCACGCGAAACATCAAAAGGCTCTTTTGGAGGATCCCGTTCCGTATTAAGCGCAGCAACGGGCGGCGCAAGCACATTCTCGAGCATTTGCTGGAAAACTTCACCAGCGCCGACGCTGACATGTGGCAAGACCAGCGCGAATATTTCGACTTCATTTTTAACGTTGTCTCGTATGCCATCAGCAAAAGCGCAAGGGTGAACTTTCGCGGCAAGTCGGCCGCCGAGTGGGTCCTCGGATCAGACAACGAACCCCGTCTTCTGCAGCTGCTCATGGATCACGGCGCCTTTGTGACGGCACAAGATCTCGAAACCGCGCGCTTTCTGGCGGATATGTACCGGCGGTCGGCGAAGTCGAACTTGAAATCCGCGCGCGATCACGCCACGCCCGGGATGGTCGGCGAGGAAAAGGAACGCGCAGACGAATGGGTCCGGCAGTCGCGAGAACGCATGGAGCGCGCGAACGAAATGTACGACATGGTATGGGCGCAGCGCCGCGGCGACGCGCTCGACCTCGTGGCGCGGCGCTCGCGACTCCTCCGCGAGGTGCCGCCAGAAGTACAGGAAAGGATCATGCAGTACACGGAACGAGCGTCGCAGGCGCGCATGTAAAAACTACATCAATTGACCACCAAGGAGCGCGCCGAGGTCGGGTCAGCTGTGATCAGCGACATCCTAAATCCGTGGGCACGGGACCTCAACGCGCTGCTGACGAGGCACACCAACCGGCGCATTGAGCGCGTGGGGTGAAACGCGCGTTTGTTTATATAAAGCAGCGAAAAACACCTATTGGGAAACCAGAAATGTCCTTCGCCGATGCCATGCGCGCCACGGGCGGCGACGCCGTTGCCGCGGCGGCCATGGTCTTTGCCGAGGCACCGGGCGACAAGCGGGGGGCGGACGAGTCCTTTGGCGATACCAATCCCGCCGATCCCAAGGGGCACCGCTCGACATTGGCGCAGCGTCAGGAGGCATTGGCGCTCATGCTGCGCCAGTACGCGCGGCGCGGGAGCAGCGGGAGCGTGGTCACGCCGCGACAACTCGATATGCTGCTTGAGGATGCTGACGAGGAGTTGCTCCGGACCCCCTACGTGGCCGAGGATGGCAAGCCCTACAATATCCTCTCGTATTTCATCCAAGAGGCCGCGGCCAACAAGCTCCCGGACGACCGCGCATCGGCGATGGTCAGGAAGCTCTTCCACAAGGGCGCGTCCATACGCAGCGGCTTTGGCGGGCTACCGCCGCTCAAGGCTGCCCTTCAGACCGATCTGGGAACCGGTGCCATCACGCTGTTTAATCTGGGTGCCCCACTGGATCTGGACGACATGAACTACATCAATATTCATTCCAAGCCAAATCAAACATTTGACATGGCCAAGGCTCGGGCATGGGGTGACATATACGAGAAGATGGGCCGCCCGATGCGTACGCTCGCGGGCGAAACGCGCCGGCTCCTCATAGGCTACATTACGCCAGAGCAGTTCAAACGCGGCACGAGCGCCATCACGTCGAGTTTCTGGCGGTTGCCATTCGAGCGCGAGCGTGGCGAAAAGCCCATGCACATCCTCGAGCAGTTGCTGCGTGGCTGGGTCCACCGTCCCAGCGGATGGTCCAGACCGGCTGATTTTTATCAAGACAAGCACGACATCGTCCAGTATGTGGTGTCCAAGGGCGCATTGGTGAACTTTGGCTCCAAGTCGGCCATTGATTATATTGATGCGGATGCCGACGATCCTCGCACCGTCCGTCTCCTACTCATGCACGGAGCAACTGTCGGGCCGAGGAACCTGGAAGACGCGCGCGAGGCGGTGGATCGCCAACGCGGCATCTTGGAACGCGCCGAGTGGAGAGCAGACCCGGCGTCTCGTTCTAGTGGGGTAACCATGACGCAGCAAGGCGCAGCCGCGGGAGTCAAAAATGCCGCGGAGCGTCTAGCGCGTGCCGTCGAGATATACGATATGCTGTGGGCCAGCGTGCGCCGATCAACGCTCGAACTCGCGGCGCGGCGCTCGCGGCTCCTCCGCGAAGTACCGCCAGAAGTGCAGGAAATGATCATGAAGTACACGGAACGGGCGTCGCAGGCGCGCATGTAAAACTACATCAATTGACCACCAAAGTGTGCACCCAGTGACCGTCGCGCTCGGCGGAGTCGACGTACCAGACCGTCGCGCCCGGGACCTTGGTGCTGACGTCGAAGCACACCCACTTCTGGCCGCTCGCGCGGCACTCGACGCTGATGTCGCGCTTGAGGCGCTTATGGTCGGCGCGCACGAGCTGGTACGTGTCGCCGAGGTGGTCGACGACGGCCTTTGTCGGAAAATAATGAATCTTGTAGCCCTTGATCTGCTCGGCGGTGCGCGAGAACGGCTGGTGGTCATGGTCGGCGGTATGACCCGCAAGACCGATGTGCCCGGCCTCGAGTGCGGCCATATCCTCCACGGAAATCGTCTGTAGCGTCGGCGCCGCCTCGGTCTCGTGGCCGCGCTCCGCCTTTTTCGTCGGGGAGGAAATACCAATAATCATGAACAACATGGCCAGAAACACAAAAATGAGAAAGATGTTGTTAACCGTGTTATACAAATGATCTTTCTCGGCTTGCAGCTTGGCCAAGCGCACCAAGCGCTGGTGGTCAGCGCGGTCGTACGTGCCGTGGTTGGCAATGTACTTCTCCCTTGGATAGTACTTGGCGGCATCACGGACGAAGTCCATCTCCGCCTTGATATCGTCTTGCGTGTCCGAGCGCGGGCGAAAGCATGGGCGCGGCTCGTACGCAGAGGTGTGACCGTCGTCCCGAACCATGCGCTCGGAGGGCACGCGGGTTGCGTTCTCCTCCTCGCGATCTTCGTCCGGAACTGCGCGCGGCTGCGCGGGCGTCGTTTCCGTGTTCTCGTCGGTGTTCCCGCGAGGAGCATGGGGATCCGGCATGGAGGCGGCGCGCAGAACGCTCATGGCGGAGGTCGACGGCGGAGGGGATCTTGGAAAATGAGGTCAAACCTTGGAGAGTGAGGCCGGTCAAACTTCATTTTCCAACTTCGGCGCATGCAAGCCGCCCGTCGCGTGGGCGCGCTGGCGATGACGGTTCCCGTGGCGGTGGCCGCCTACGTCACCAAGCCGCCCTCTCCGTTCGACGAGCCAGCCCTGCGCCGCCTCGAAGACAATTATGCGCGCTTGCACGTGGCCGATCGCCCATCGCTGGATGGGATCGTGCTCGCGCTGGAGGGGCACCAGGACGGGAAGTGGAAGGTAACCAAGAGCAAGATCCCGCTCCGCACGAACATCGCGCTCGAGACCCCGCTGACCTTTCGCATGTGGGCCAGGGACGCGCCATGTGGCTGCAAAGTGTGCGAGGACAAGACGGGCACCCTGACGCTGGTGACCACGGCGCCGCCCTCCTTTCTGCCTGAGTTCTTCTGTGACAAGCACAGCCCCCGCGGGGGCGGCGAGCTCTGGGTCCAGCGCAAGTGGAACGGCGCCATCGAGCTGGGCGAGGCCGGCGTCGATCTGGTCGAGCGCCCGATACCGGTGCTGTGCAACTCGCTGAAACAGCTGTATGTTGTCCGTAAGTTGTAATTATACATTTTTACACCTCCGGCTCGCTGTGCCACCCGCGCATAAACTCCTCCAGCTGCGCCTTGTTCTCGGTCACCTCGGTGATCTCCACGTCGGGGGCGTAGGTGTACAGCGTGTGCGAGGTGCCGCCCGTGGTCCGGTAGGAGCGCTTGAAGAGGAGCTTGACCTTGTGGTCCAGGCCGCGGCTGCGCAGCTTCTTGGCGGTGAGTGTCGTGGTCAGCGTCTTGAAGCGCGTCACGTTGGGGAGGATCGCCTTGTGCGTGCGCTCCGAGAAGACGTAGTCGTACATGAACAGGTGGTCGTCGAACCCGAGGTGCATCTCCGCGGCGTCCTTGCACAGGAACTCGACCTCGACCGGCAGGGCCTTGAAGCCGTCGTCCCAGAGCTTGGCCAGCGTGTTGGCGGCGACCTCGTGGCGCGCCTGGACGGCCTCGATGCCGCGCACGCGCGCGAACACATGGCCCATGCGCGCGGCCGCATGGAGGACCACGCGCCCTTGGCCGGAGCCAACGTCGACGAAAGTATCGCCCTTCTGGACGAAGTCCCTGGCTTGGCACTGGAGGAAATCGAAGAACGTGTCGATCGCGCCGCGCGTGAACTCGCCGTAGCCGTGGGAAATGGTCCCATGGTCGCGCATGGGCCGCGAGAGCGCGGCGGCGCCGGTCTCGGGGTCCCGGTCGGCGCTCTTGCGCGCGCGCTTGGCGGGGAGGCCCTCGATCAGAGTATCGGAGCCGAACTTGAGGCTGTGTGTATCGCGCTTCAGCTCGCGGTACAGGCGGTCCAGGAGCTGGTCGTCGTCGTCCAGCGCGCCAGAGCCATGGAGGTCGCGCGCCACGCCGTCGAAGGCGCCGGAGAAGGTGCGCTTGGCGCTGCTGCTGCTGCTGTAGGTCTTGGTGTTGTTGTTCTTGCGCGGTGCGCGAACGCCCTCTTGGCGAATGTGCGCGTGTTGGAGCGGCGTGAGCATCATCTCGCCGGGGAGAGCGGAGAGCGCGGGAGCGGCGGCGGCGGAGAGCGCGGCGGCCATGGGAGAGCGGGGCAAAAATTCCAAAGGAGTGCGGTTTTCCTTTTATTTTTTCGGTCAAAAAGAAAAAGTCAAACCGGCCCGGCGCGTTCTGGATTGATTCCAAGCAGCTCTTAGGGGTTTGGGCCCGGCCCGGCGCGTGCTGGATTGATTCCAAGGGATTTTAGGGGTTTTGGGCCCACAAAATCGCCTGCTTTTTTTCTCTCTCTCCGCCCCATGGCCGCCGCTGCCGCTGTTGTTCGCGCTCCCGCTGCTCCTGCTCTTGCTGCTCCCGCTGCTGCTCGTGCTGAGCACGCTACCACGATGATCTGCACGAACGCTGGCTGTTCTGCCGGCGAGGCCGTTGTTGCCACCGTCCGCTGCGCGTTTGCGCCCGCGGCGGAGGGCGGCTGCGCGAGCGCGGCATGCGCGGCATGCGCGGGCTCCTTCTGCCCCGATTGCGCGGGGTGCTTGGACTGCTGCGCGACTTGCGAAGAGTGCAATTGCTCGGAGTGCCTGTGCCGCTGCGAGGGCTGCGGCGAGTGCTGGCAAAGGCACACGATCTGCGAGGTCTGCGGCCTCTGCGCGCTGGGCCTCTGCGAGGGCTGCGGCATGGGGGAGGAGGCCGATAGCGATAGCGAGTTGGATTCGGGCGCTTTATCCTGCTCCGAAACCGACGAATACGACTGATATTATTGTACTTTGGTCGTTGTTATCGACATAAAAAAACGTACATAGAACAGCCCGCCGACCCCTAAAAATCCAGAAACGGCCCGGGTCCTAAACGCCTCCCTTGGAATCAATCCAGCGCGTCTCGGGCCGGTTTGACTTTTTGCGTTTTTGAATATTTTTTGGCGGGAAAACAGCGCCGCGCCGCGGTCACATCTGACCTTCCCCCCTCTTGGTTTTTTGATTTTTTGCCATGGCCATGCTCCCCGCCGCCGCTGCTTCTACCGCCGCCGCTTCTACCGCCGCTTCTACCGCCGCTTCTACCACTTTTTCCACACCGCCGCGCGCTTCTACCGCGTCGATGCTCAGCGCGCCAGCCGCGCCCGCGCGCGACCGCACCGCGCATGACGCCGCCTTCGCGCCGCTGCCGCCGCTGAACATGGGCCATGCCGCGCCCTCCGCGGACTTGATCGCCGAATATGCCGCTCGCGTGCCCGCGGAGTACCGCGTCCCCGAACATATGTGGGAGCACCTGGTCAACGCCATCGAGTACGCGCGGGATAAGAAGGAGCACCCCGTGGGCGGCGGTCCCGTGATCCTGCCCGTCGGCCACGCGACACCGGTCGCCGGGCGCCGTTCCCCTTCGTACTGCCCGTTTGTGAACACTGCCAAGTACCGCGGAGTACTGTGCGTCGAGAACGCAGCGTACCACGAAACGGACGACAACGGCTGCGAAGGCGATTGTGGTCGCACGCATGAGCCATGTGGCCATCTCTCCATCTACGCGTTCAACTCGATCCTGTCCATGTACAACAGCGACACCAAAATCTACCTTGATGTCATGTCGCCGTACGACGCGCATGCCTTCTTTGCGCACCTCAAGCTCTTCCCGCGGGTCCGCGAGTTGTTTGTCACGCGCAATAGCGGCAGTGGCGGCCAGCTGCAGGTCGACGTGTTCCGCGACGCATTGCTCGCGTCTGGCGTCACAAAGCTGGGCCTACTCTTTTATTATTGCGTTCCGATGAGCATCTTGACATGCAAGCCCTTTGAACGCCTCGCGGTTTCACATGTCGACACCAACGATCCCCTGGCGGTCGCCGACGCCAAGATCCGCACGCGCGAGCTGGTGATTGAGCGGGCCAGCGGAAACGAGACCATTGCGCTCTGCAATGCGCTCGGCCCAGAGTCGGGCCTCGAGACATTGGAGGTCGACCATCTTTGCAGCAGCACCGTGCACTCGGGCACGCTGGGCGACCCGGTCCCCGAGCGGACCGACCCGTTCGACGCGGTGCTCCGCGCGGTCCAGACCACCGGCCTGTCGTCGCTGATCCTGCGAGAGTGCCAGTTATTCGAGGACGCAGCCAAGACCCTGGCGAGCCTGGCTACCCAGACGCTGCGCCACCTCGAGTTTAGCACGTACGATCTCACCCCCGAGGTGCTCGAGGGGCTGGCGCCTATGGTTTACACGCTCGAGTCGCTCTCGATCCCGTCGCACCGCCTCGTTCTGGGCGAGTGGCTACACAATGTCGGTCGCTTCGAGGGATATTCCACAGCCTTCGAAGTGGCATTGCGCACGACCAAGTCGCTGCGGCGCCTCACGTTCCGGATCGCCGATTTTGCCACATGCGACAAGATGCGCTTCGCCCTGGCAAACAACACCAGCATTACGCAACTGTGCATCCTGGACACTCTGAATTGCCGCCATGACGAACATCTCCTCTCGGAGATCTTCTCGGAGAATGCCACGCTCTCAACGGTCGAGTGGAAGAAAATCCCTGGCGAGGGTTCGTTCACCTGCCCCGGCCTGGTCGAGAACGCCGAGGCGGTGGAGGAGAAGAAGCGCCTGCGCCAGCGCGCCGCGGCCATGGTCTTCTGCTGGGAGCAGCTGCGCGCCGCGGGGCAAGTTACCAAGGTCTCGCTCGCGCACCCGCCGATCGATCTGATCAACATCTCCGCCAAGTACCTGATCAACAGCTGGATCGTGCCGCGCTTCCGCGACGGCTACCGCGACGATTTCCGCCCGCTTGCCGCTGCCGCCAAACGTGTTTGTCTTTGACTTCTTACAGGTATGTATATATCGGCTAAGCCTGCGCCGCTGGAACGAAAATACCGTGGATTTCGAACTTGTAGTCCGTGGTGTTGAGGATGCAGTAGGTCTTGTTCTCGTCCATGGCCGTGGGCCCGCAGACCATGACCGACTGCGCGGCCCTATCCGCGATCTCTGGTCCCAGCGGCATGGCCAACTCGCGCGCGGCGACATGGAGCTGGTCCAGTGTGGGGTCAATCACGCGCGAGGTCCGCAGCGTGGCGCCATGGCGCAGGACCATGATGCATGCGCGCGCGACGCGCACGGAGACCGTGGCTGATGCCGGCGCGGGCGCGGGCGGGGGCGGGATATTGTTCGCGATCTGCTCCGCGTGCACCTGGTCCAGTTCCCGTTTCCGTGCTTGGTTTTCTTCGAGGAGCACCGCTGCCTCCGCTTGCTTGTCGGACAGTGTCCGCGCGAGGAAGTCGATCTGCGCGCGCAGTGCTCGTTGCTCCGCCTGCGCCGCGTCCAGCGACGTCTCGAGGTCGGCCGCCTGCGCCGCCTTGCGCTCGATGCCCGCCATGAGGCGCTTCATGTTGGCGGTGGCGCGCTCGGCCTCGTCCAAGGTCCGCTCCCGCTCGGCGGCGGCGTCGAGGGCATCGGAAAGCTTCTGCTGGGCGTGGTGTAGTTCCTGCTCCATGCAGGCGAGCTCGTAACCGGTCTCCTTTAGGTCGGCGCGCGCGTCAGTGAGTTCGCGGCGCAGCGATGCCTGGTAGAGCTCGGCTTGCTCGGCGCCATGGGCCATGCGCGCGAGCTCCACCTCCTTGGCCGCTATATCGCCGCGGAGCTCCTCGATCACGTTCAGGCGCGCCAGGCTGCACGCCGCCGTCGCTTGCAAGTCGCGGCGAAGTCCCGCTTCCACATCCTGCTCCGGTTCTGTTGTTTCCTCCACTGCCGCCGCCGCCGCCGCCGCCTGGGCGCGGGCCTGCGCGCGCGTGCGGATCATGGGCGGGTTTCCTCGAGTGTGAGCGAGTGTTTTTTAGGGTGTATGGAAACAGGAGAAATAGGACCCAGACTTTAGTCTTCCAGGAGCGACGATTGCATCAGCACACCGAGGAGTTTCTTGTACCCGCGCGTCTGAGTGCGCGCGCGTGCGTACGCCTCGATCGTAGCCGCGGGGGTCACCATGCTCGCGGCCGGCCGCTGCGTGTTCTGGCGCACGGGCACGCGCGGCGGCGCCAGCCTGGTGAGGTCCAGACCCCTGTTCTTGCGGACGTAGGGCTTGGAACTTGGGTCGTCGTCGTCGTTGTCGTCACCATCACCCTTGCGCGCGGGCATAGCCTCGAAATTGTACGGCATGGGACCCGTCCAGCGCATGCCGCGCCCCGCGACCATCCAGAGGTGCAGGCGCAGCATCTCGAGGTAGGCCAGGACCAGCTCGAGGTGGTCCCACATGGTCGCGGCGCGGCGGTCGTTATCGGCCATGAGACCCAGGGCGAAACGCGCATCGTCGACTACGCTGGTGGCATACTCGTCGGGCGTGAGGGCCGTGTCGAAGGGGTTCTCCTCGTCCCGGTCGAAGGGTGTGTGGAATCGGTCATGCTCGAACCCGGTCGACCCATGTGAGCGGATGAAGATCACGTAGGCCTCGATGGCGACGCGCAAGCTGACCAAGATCCCCTCCGTCTCCTCTGGCGCGTGGCGGTACGAGTACAGCGCCTCGGCCGCGAGACGCCCCAGCGCGTAGTCCGAGTCGCGCCCGAAGCGCGGGTAGACGACCGCGAAGTGGAGCACCGGGTGGAGCGGCACGGGCCGCGTCATGCCAAGGCCGCGCTCGCGCGTCGTCGGGGGTCCGCTGGGCAGCGCGTCCCTGAAAATCTCCCAGTCGCCCAGCGGGCCAGCGTCCTCCTCTTCGGAGTATTCATCGTCGTCGTTGTAGTCCACGGGGATACGGCGCGCGGCGCGGCGGGGTCGAGGACGCTCGCTCCGTCTGGAGGTGGTGCGCATTGCGCGCGTGGGCCGCGGCGGCAGCGGCGGCGGGCCACCACCCCTTGGCGGCGTCCGCGGCGGAGTGCGGTAAGGCGTCCGCGGCGGCGTGCGCCACCCCTCGTCGCTCATGGCGCGCGCCCCTTTAATCTGCCATGTATCGCCGCACCCGCGCCTTTATACGACCCAACTGCTCATTAATTCCAAAGCGGGCTGCGTTGTTTTTTCCTTGGTGGATAGATACAATCGTCGCTAGGGGGTACTCGTCCCTTGGCGTCACATTTTTCATTTTTCTCCCGACCACGCGCAAGAAAAAAAACGGAGAAGATGGCCGCGACCGACAGCACCGACCAGACCGGCGACATGGCTTCGCCTCCGCCGCCCTCTTCTGCGCCTGACGAGCCCGGGGCTCCGCGTGGCACTGGTGCTGCCGCCCTTAAGGAGATCATCAGCAAGATGCGGAAGCAACAGGCGATGAGGATGACCCCTGGCGGGGCGATCTTGAATCTGGGGCTCGCTTATTTCTTCCCACTGTTTCTCCCGACCGTCAGCTTGGTGTGTAATGCGCTGCACGCGTGCACGGACTGGTCGACATGGCGCCTGAATCACGTGGGTTTTGTACGTACCGGCGTTGTTGCGTCGTGGGCGGCCTACTGCGCGTACTCGGGCCAGCTGGGCTTCTTTCCCGAGGTGCAGTGCCTGCTCGGGGCCTTCCTGGCCATTTCGACCAATTAGTGCGCGCTCTAAGGGTAACACGTCGCCATTAAAATATAGTAGAAGTATCACATGATCATTTAATTTTCATACCCGCTGTTCCCACAACACAAAACATGGAGACCCGTGGCGTCCACAAGCGCCCGCACCACCGCCGGTACCGCGCCGACCGCGCCGCGCGCATCCTGGCGGGACTGTGCCTGGTCGCGCGCACCCACCGCGTCGTGCGGTGCGAGACCAAACCCGTGTCGGACAACGCGCGCACCGTCGTCGTCGTGGACTGAACGTGGTCGTCACACCGGACCGGTGCAGGGACGCAAGTTAAAGTCCAAAACAGCAGCCATGTAGTGGACGTCGTTTAGTTCGTGGAGAGCGCTCATGTGGAAGCAGTTCGCACACTGCGCACGGAACGAGGTTTGGTCCACTGCGAAGCCCACCTGGTGGTGTGACGGGCCGCCTTGGGATGGGATGCTCTTAATTTCACCATGTTGCGCGTATTCAAAATTTGGGGCATTCTCGGTCTCCATTTCGGCGACCATCCTGGTGTGCGCGCGTAAACGTTGAAGAATGAAACGATTTATTCCAGAAAATCGCCACTTAGATCAGCGTCGGCGGCGACGTCATGCCGTCTTCGTGGAGGCGCACGGGCCTAGGAATCACGGTGGATGCCGATAAAGAAGGCGGGGACGCCGGCGGTGTCGACGCCTGGGCGGGACGGGGATCGAGTTCGGCGGACTCCTCCGGCAATTCGGGCGAGATGGGCAAGTCGTCGGTCCCGGGCTCGTCGCTCCAGTCCGACATGGAATGTTCATGGTCGTGCTCGATTTCCTCCTTGCGCAGGCGCTCGATCACGGGACTCTGGGCTTTACCTGGGCGTATCGGCGTCGGTGCTACCACCGGCGTCGGCCCGGGCTTCGCCACCTGCGGCGGCTGTGGTGGCTGTGGTGGCTGTGGTGGCGGCGGACTTGGGCGATCCGCGGCCTCGGTGTCCTCCTTGCCCTTATCGCGAACTGTAAATTCCAGTGTCAGCCAGAAACCTCCGTGCTCGTCGCGGCCCACAGTCTTGGTCTTGCCCGTTCGTTTGCTCTTGGCCACCACGCGCCGCTCGAAGCCGTCCTTTTTCCCCATGAAGCCCAGGTCGAACGCGAAGCCGCGCGACAAGTCGACGCTGGTGGAGCGCGAGGCGACGTAGGCGTTGACGCCCGCGCGCACCGACCCCGCGTCGAACATGAGGTAGGCGCCGCCATCCAGCTCGTCGTCGCCGCCGTCGCCGTCGCCGACCGCGATCCCCATGGTGCCAATGTGCGCGAGGACGGGGGAACCGCGCCGCACCAGCGCCGCGTCGGCGAGCGTGGGGTGCTTGAGGACGTCCGCGTCGACGACCTCCCACGCGTCGAGGCGCGTCGCGCGCGTACCGTTGCCGCTGGCGCCGGTCTCTGCGTGCTGCGCGGGCGGGAACACGGCGAACACGCACAGCGACGGCTCGGCCGAATCCACGAGCGCGTCGAAGCCCGTGTTCGTGCGCACGTAGACGGGCACGTGGCAGTTGTGGTAGTACCCGTCCACGCTGATGGCGTCCAGTGTGGCGTGCGCCAGCATGGCAACCGTGGCCCCGCTCGACTTGGCGATGCTCTCCGCGCGCACGACGCTCGGCGCCGTCGTCGTCGTGCCCATGCGCACCCACACGCGCGCCTTGTACATGTTTCCAAGAGCCTTCAACCTTGCGGAATGGCGCGGTGGCGCAACGCGTGACAGATTTTTTTTATTTCCCCCTGAGCGTGTGCATGAGGTTGACAATGGACGGATGGTACCGCGTGAGCTTGTGGTTGTACTCGTCCCATGAATCGTAGCCGAAGAACTTAGGCGAAGGGAAGTGGTGCCGCACGACCATGGCCATGTCCACCATCTCGTCTGGCTCGCAGGTGTCGGCCTCAGCCGGCAGCGCCGCGGCCTTGGGGACCATGTCCGGCTCGTAGTCGAGGTCGGGCTTGGCGGGGTCGACGCGCCCCATGGCGGACTTGATCTGCGGCAGCCGCTCGGTCACGTACGCACTGTACTTGTCTGGCGACAGCGACGTCACGGGCACGCCGGAGAAGTGGCCGTTGTTGGGGCTGGAGCGCCACTCCTGGATGATGTCGTTCAGCTCGCGCATGATGTTTGCGGCGTCGACGTCGTCCTCGCTGTCCACGGGCGGGATGCCGCCGCTCTCCGCGGCCGCGACGACGGGATCCGCCGTGATTTCGGTGAAGTCCATGTCGATGGGCTCCTCTGTCAGGAAGATGCGGGCGTTGTGGGCGCGGAGGGCGTAGGTGTCGAGGTCGACGTCGATGACCACCTCCTCGGCGCTGAGGCGCTCGCGCGCGTTGGGAATGTTCTCCTCGAGCTCGGGCATGAGCGCAAAGTCGCGGGCGCGCGTGACCGTCGCGCGCTTGGCGGAGAAGGGCCCGGGCCGCGTGGGCCGCACGTGCATGATGCGTTCCCGGGCGGCGTTGGTGGGCTGCACGCCGCAGAAGATGTCGCGCGGGAGGTTGGTGTCCACGCTGAGGATGTGCTGGAGCGTGTCGACAATGTGCCCGCTGGGCGGCGCGTCGATGCCGGCCTCCTGCGGCGCCAGGAACCCCAGGTGCACGAGGTACACGTGCTTGTCCTCGATGCGCGCGGCCATGAAGCGCTTCTTCTCCTTGGTGAGGTCGACGTCGACGGTGTGCTCGGCCGGGTGCCCCGGGAGCGCCCTGTTGCTGTACTCGTAGGGGTGCGAGCTGATGCTGACGTCCGTGTACGACCGCAGGCAGTCGCGCACGTTGCTGTCGCTGACCTGGAAGCCGTTCATGGCGTCCGGCAGCATGGTCTTGACCTCCTTGACCAGCCGCCGCATGTCGAACTGGGCGTACGACCAGTCGCGCTTCTTGCGGATGCCCTCCTCGGCCACTGCCTCGTGCTTCTCCATGTAGAAGAGCGACTCGAACTCCTCGGGGCGCACCTGGCGCGTGCGGTTGGCGAAGACGTCGCGCAGGACCACGCGGATCGCGTGCTGGACGGGGTCCTGGAGCTCGTGCGAGCACAGGCCGACGGCGGACACGTAGTCCTCGACCGTGACGAAGAGGCGGGCTTCGAGGCGGTCGCGCAGCGCCTCCTCGGTGACACGCACCAGGCCGTCGTCGTGCACCAGAAAGGCGTCCATGAAGACGCGGGTCATGGCCATGACGCGCGCCGTCGTGGATAGGCGCTCGAGGGGCGACGTGTCGAGGCCAACGAAGCCGCCCATCCGGCGCACGGCCTGGGCCAGCGCCATGTTGAGCGTGCCGCAGATGTCCGTCGACACCTTGCACAGCACCTTGGCGTGGATGAGCTTCTCCATGAGGCAGATGACGGCCTGCTTGAAGTGGTGCACGCCCTTGAACAGGCGCGAGACGGTGTCCATCTCGAGCGGGTCCAGCAGCGCCTGGTTCATGGTGTCGGCCGTGTCGCGGCTCTCGGGCGGCGCCTCGGGCATGTTGCCGATGCCGAAGCGGCGCTTGACCGCGTGCTCGAGCGCGCCGGCGGACGCGTTGAACGAGAGGAAGAACACGGCCATGATGAGCACGCGCGTGGTCAGCGCGACGCGGCGGCCGTTGTCGTCGAACATAAAGCCCTGGACCGACCCCTCGTTCTCCGTGATGACCATCTTGAGGCGCTCGCACTGCTTGTTGTCGTCCTTGGCGTTCGGGATGATCATGGCCTTGGGCGCCTCGTCCAGGATGTAGATGGCGTCGGACATGTTGACGCTGTCCTCGCTCTCGGTGGCGGTCATGGCCGCGTCCGTGAAGTACATGAGCGTGATCACGGTGCCGTTGATGCGCAGGCCGACCAGCGTCTTCCAGACGAAACTCTTGCCCGTCGCGCCCTTCTCCGTGATGCCCGCGAAGTTGCTGTGCAGGCCGCGGGCGAAGCGGTAGGCATCGAGCGAGTACCACTCGACCGTCAGCGCGGACTCGTGGAGGTGGTTGAAGTGGCTGACGTGCTCGAAGTTGGCCAGCACCTTGCGCTGGTACGAGCCGAAGACGCTGAGGCTGGTGTCCACGGTGCCGTCGGGGTTAAGCGGGCGCCTGAACCACGCGCGGTACTTGTCCAGGCGCAGCAGGTCCTCGCGCTCGATGGTCTCCATGATCGTCTTCATGATCGGGGACAGCGTGGGCTCGGACGACGTGATGGCCTCGAAGCTCCTCAGCGCGCTATCGCTGACCATGCGGTACATCTTGCGCTTGACCACGGCGTCGGGGATCTTGATGACCCCGGCGAGCATCTTCCCCGCGACGCGCGCGATGCCGTGGTAGGGCGTGGCATTCTGGATGCGCTCGTTGGCCTCGTAGCTCCCGCCCTGGGCGTGCCGCGTGCGGAAGCGCCCGCGCATGTCCTCGAAGGCGCGCATGTGCTCGAGGAGCCGTGGGTTGGCGCCATGCCGCTGCTCGCGGTCCTTGTCGGCGTTCTCGTCGTAGCTGGCCACGATCTGCGGGAGGAGGATCGTTTGCTGGTTGCGCGTGAGCATGTGCGCGATCTGGTGGTGCGGGAGCAGGTGGATGGGAAGCAGGTTCGTTGCGCACATGACAATGTCGCTCGGGATCTCGTAGACGCGCGGGCGCTCGGGCCAGAAGATGCTGCGCGTGCCATCCGCGTTGTTCTGCACGCGCGCGCGCAGGCCGCGGCCCAGGTTCCCGTCCCTGCTCCAAAAGGGCTCGGCGGCGCCCGCGCGCTTGGCGGCCTCGAACGCCCGCTTCGGGCTGAAGGCGTCGGTCGTGGCGTCGAAGGGCCCGGAGCTGTGGTCCGTGCCCGTGACGAGCGAGACCGCGGCGTTCCACGCGCGATCGGACGTGCACCCCTTCCAGAACTCGTGCGGCTGGAGCTCGCCCTTGTCGATGCGCGCAAGTTCCTTGGTGGCAATGACGCGCATCCCGCGCTTGCTGTCCTGCGTCTGCAGGCGCATGCGCGCATAGTGCATGAGGATCTCGGTGAACACGCCGTCTAGCGTGTCGAAGTGGACGTCACCGTCGTCGTCGTCCTCATCGTCGTCGTCGTCGGTGTCCTTGCCGTCATCGCCGGTGTCGTCAACGCCTCCGCTGAAACCCGACTCCTTCTTTTCGCGCTTCTTGCCCGTGAAACTGATCCAGAAGTAGTAGCCTACGATGTCCCCCGCCTCCGACGGCACCTGCTCCCAGTGCACGGTGGTCCCGGTAGGCGCCATAAAGAACGCACGTTCCATGGCGCGGTAGAACACCGACGTGAAGAGGATCCACTGGTCGCGCATGCTCTCCGCGGACACGGACCAGTCGTTGAACGCCTGGCACCGCGCGCGGAAGGCGCTCATGGCCACAAACATGCATGCGACATCGCGGTGCGGGCGCGTGGTCACGCCGGGGCAAGTCGCATTTTTGACCAGTGGCCACTCGGCCACGCTCCGACCCATCCGCCCCCAATCTTAGAGTGTGTCGGGGTCAACACCATTTTATTCCTCCGGGCCCGTTTCGGGTCGCCGGTCCTGAAAACACACACCAGATTGAGTCACAACATCCCAACCATCAGGCGGCGTCGTCGCCCAAAAACACAAGTCGCTCCAGCATCAGGGTCCGGTAGATCTCGTACACGCGCGAGCATGGAACCTTTCTGTTGCACGCCCCGCAATGAAAACTCATCCCGTCGTAATGGTGCGATTCTCCCGGTGTCAGATTCATGTGCCCCCTTTTCCCGCACTCGCATGTAAAACAAAGGGAACGCGCGCGGTCTGAGAGTGCAAACGAAATGCCCTTTGAAGGTTTGTCCGGGAACGTGCTCGCGTCCGACATGATTTGAGTGGGAGATCTACAACTCGAAAAATGGCGGCTGGCCGAGCACGATAGAATGAGGGAAATACATGGTATTTTATCGAGTTAAAACACACCTCCCAATGCTCATTCCCCCAAGAGCACGACGAGCGCGCGGCGCAACTTGCCGGCCTCCTTCTCGAGCTTGTCGAGCTTGGCGCGGTTAACCAGACCATCGCGCGTGTTGATCTCACGGATCTCGACCGTAGTCACCATGAGCTGGTCCAGCAAGAGGTTGACCGTCTGCTCGCGCGAGGTCGGCTCGCCCGTGTTTTCGTCCGTGTTGGCGGGCGCCTTCTCGCGCTTAGAAACCGCGAAGTACACCATGCCGGTCAGGCCGTCGGCTTGCGGGTGCCACGTAATCGCTTCCACCTCGAGGAGATCTCCCTCCAGTGTCAGGCTTTCGAACACAAGATTCGCAGCGGTGCGCATGCTCCATGTGATCTTGATCGCCTCACCGGTATTGACGTGGTACTTGCCGTCCACCAGCCACACCATGCGATTCTCGATGCATGCCTCCTTGATGCTAGCGTCCCCGTGTTCCACCACGTGGACGGACTGCTTCATCTTGCCGCACCCGTTCATGAGCTCTTGCAGACGCAACATGAACTCGCGCTTTTCCTTGTTGACCTTCTCGACAGACGCCGCCAGGTTTTCCAGTGCCTTGAGCGGGACCTTCTGGGCCAATTCCCAGCGGCGCGTGTCGATTGCGTGATAGTCCGGAGCGGCCATTTTCCAAGTGCGTGTGCGGCGGTGTGCGATAAATTGAAAAGTGGCGGTTCTGTATGTTTCCGGTCCGGAGGTGGGTACGTATGGTCCGGTGCCAGGGCTGTCATGTGTGGATGCGCATGTCGCCCGACAAGTTACTCTGGTGGGGCCAGACCGTTACAGCCGACGGCACGAGCATCTACATTGGCGGGTGCCGCGCGTGTGGGTACCCGCCGCGCGAAGAAACGGCCTAGTTCGCCACGTTGTAGATGGCCTCGAGCTGGAGCTCGACGGACCAGGCGTCGTCCTCGCCCGCGACAAAGGGCCGGTCGTCCGCGCGCTCGAACTTGACGTACCACGCGTCGGCGCGCGCCAGGCTGTACTTGTGGAAGCTGTGCCACCGCACGCGCGTGGCCAGGTCCGCGGGCAGGAAGTAGCACATGTGCCCGTGCTTGAGGAGCACCTCCTCGATGGCGTCGCACTCGGCGGGGTAGGCGTACGCGTACTCGGCCAGGATGGTGAAGGTGAGCAGGTTGCGCGTCCACGACTGCTTTCCCGTGCCGTCGGCGGTGCAGACCACATTTGCGTTGAGGTCCATGCTGCCGGAGAGCATGTTGACCAGCGCGGGCACGGGGCAGTCGAACGGGTGGGGCCCGATGGCCTGGCACGCGTCGAATCGCCCCGAGTCGCCCGCGTTGGTCTCCCGCCGCACCAGCGTCTTCTCGCCGAGCTCGAAGTACTCCGTCTTCGTCGTGCTACTCTCGCGCGGGCCCGCGGCGGCCGTGTCCTTGGTCGGGTCCACGGGCGCCTGGATCACCTTGACCAGCGAGACGTGCACCGCGTGCCACGGGCGCGTCAGGAGCCTGGGCCGGAGCTTGACCTTCTTGAGCGCGATCTCGCGGACCTCCGAGATGCCCAGCGGCGCGTAGACCACGGTCTGGCCCGGCGCGCACACGCCCTGAACAATCAGCTCCTGGCGCTTGACGGTGAGGCGCGGCACCCCAATGTCGCCGACCTCCTCCTCGTAAAAATACATCAGCTCGTGTGGTTCAGCGAGCATATCCTTGGTCTCGAGGTCCTCCTCCGCCACCTCCAAGATGTCCATCTCGCGCGAGGCCAGCGAGGCCACGGGCATGGCGCCCATGTTCAGGGCGTAGTCGCTCCCGGACCCGTAGTAGAGGCCACGGTCCCCTCCGTTGCTACCGTGGTCGTCGTGGCCGTCGTCGTCGTCCGTGTGGTCCACGTCCGAGTCGCGTACCGTGGGCATTAGCCTGCGCCGGTCCTCGCTGTCCGCGGCGGCGATGGCGTCCTTGCCTAACTTGGCCATGCGGGTCACGAGACTGGCCATCGTGGTGCCGGTTTGCGCTCTGTCACAAATCTACACACACGCACAAAACGGGGGCACAGAAAAAAACATCAAGCACCTAAAACGTACCTAGGACCAGCGACAACGACAACGACGACAACAACGAGGACTACAACCAAGCACACACCAAAAAAACGCAAACACAAACACAAACACAAACACAAACACAAACACAAACGCACGCTGTGGCCCGAGACGGCAAGAAATTAATGAGGATGTTCGGCGACCCGGGGTCCTGCGGGTCCTGCGCGAGCTCGATGTTGTGCTGGTTGGACACGGTCTGGTTGTCCGCCAAGCCGCGCTCCGTGAGGAACTTGGTGACGTACTTGCGGATACCCGACGACGCGCGCATGCCCGTGCTAAACACCGAGATCGTGAAGGTCCCGCCCCGCGGGATGATGCCCGGCATCGTGAGCAGGACCTCGATCATGGCCACGAGGAACTTGGCCAGCGCCACGGACTTGCCGAAGCGCCGCGGCGCCTTGCCGCAGACCAGCTTGCTCATGAACTGCCAGTTGCGCTGCTTGATGAGGTCCGGCCCGTGGGCCTCCCAGTCGTCGCCGTAGATCAGCTCCGCGGCCGCGCGGAGCATGTTCTGGTGCAGGAGCCGGTCGAACGCGAAGCGCTTCCACGCGAAGCCATGCTCGAGGATGTACTCGAAGCGCTGGAAGCGCGCGGCGCCCGTCGCCACGGAGTGCGTCTTGGTGGGCACCTCAATTGCCTCGAGCCGCGGGCGCGCCGCATACTTCAAGTTCTGCTGGCGCTCGTAATCGTCCTCGAAATGCCCGCGCGCCGCGCGAAAAAGGGCCTGTCGCACGCCCATCAGGCGCTGAACGCGAAGCGGCGCGAACTCGCGCGCGTGCGGACCAAGCTAGAGCGCGCCAAGCAGGCGAACGCCACGGCCGATACCAAGAAGCGCTCGCTGATCGCGGCCAGCGACGCGTGCGACGCGGTCCTGGCGATGGCCACCGAGCTCGAGGAGCGCCTCAAGAGCTTCGAGGACCAGAAGGCGCGGCTGGAGGCCCTCCAACGCGACTACACGGACGTATTGCGCGCACTACGGCAGTACCAAGTGCCCACAGTGATGGTGTATGGGCGCCGTGAATACAGGGAGCACATATGGGGCGCGCATGAGGACTAAAACAATAAACGTGGCCGGAGCGCCTCACACGTCATGTGGCCATTTTGCGGCAGAACCCCGCAAAAGTCCGCGCAGGACATGAAGTCCAAGATCCAAAAGGGCCTGGCGTTTCTCAAGGTGTGCACGGAGGACACCGAGGCCAAGCTGGTGAAGGAGAATGCCGAGTTGGAGGAGGTCAAGGCCCAGGCGCTTAAGGCGATCGAGGATGGCGGCTACACACAAGCGCGTATTTCGGCCGAGCGCTACCTGCTCAAGCAGCGACAGATCGATGCGTGGGTGCTGACAATCAAGCGCTACGACGCGTCCAAGGCCAAGCTCGAGAACCTGTGGCACACCAAGGTCGAGGAGCAGTCCTTCCTGACGCTGGCCAAGATCTTCAAGGGGATCCAGGAGGCCACGCCGGACGTGGAAGACCGGGATCTCGAAGCCGCCGAGGACGACCACATCGATTTCGACGAGTTCACACGCGAGATCAAGGACCGCGTCCAGGATAGCGTGCAGCACGCGACCATGGGCGACGGCATCGAGGAGGACGACGTCGAGCGCCAGCTGCAAAAATGGGGCTACGACCCCGAACAGACCGCAGCCATGCCCGTCTATGAACCGCCCGTGCCCGTGCGCGAACCGGCCATGCCCGTGCGTGAACCGGCCATGCCCGTGCGTGAACCGGCCATGCCCGTGCCGGAGCGCGCGGAGGACGTTCACGAACCAGCAGACTACGCTGGTGACCCTCAAGAGCAGGTACAGGAGCAGGAGCAGCGGCATGACTACGCGTACGCCCACGGAGCACCCGACGCGGCCTACGACAGCGACGAGTCGACGGACCCGGAATCGACGGCGATGCTAGCCATGGTACTGAACGCGGAGCAACCGGCCTGAGATTTCTGGTGATGTTACAGGGAAAAAACACTGATTTTTACTCTTCTTCCTCTTCCTCGTACTCCTCGTTGGCAATCGTGTCCACGGCGTGAACGGGCGCGGGGCGCGGCAGCATGAGCGTGTGGTTGCGCTCGGCGAGGTCGCGGTCCAGGGCCCCCGGGGTCATGAGCATCTGCGCCAAGCGCATGTCCCTGACCATGATCTCCTGGCGCTTGTCATTGGCCGTAACGGCGGCGGTGGCCTGGAAGATACGCACCAAATACGCCTCGGCGGCCTCATGGATGGCATTCACGGCGCTGGCCGACAGTCGCGGATCCTCGATGCGGAGGCAGTCTCCGGTGATCTCGTGGATGAGCCGGCTCATGGGCGCCTTCCGGAGGCCGAGCTCGTGCGAGCGCTTCTGCTCGGCGCGCATCTTGCGCCCGATGGTCACGCGCTGCGAGAACTTGGGCGACTTGCGCTTCTTCTTCTCAACACCTTCGATCATCGTGGTCTTGCCCTTGCCCTTGCCGCCGGCCGAGGCCTTGAGGACCCGCGAGGGGTTCGCTTGCTTGACGCGGCCCATCTATGGTGGTGCGGCGTGTGTGTGTGTGTGTGTGTTAAGTGCGAGATGGCCGTGCGTCACTGCGCGTGAGTGTGCACAAAGTTGGAGAATGAGCGTTATCCCAGAGTGGGGCACCTCCCGTTCTTGTTCAGTGAGCCATCACCCTATGCCCGGCGCAAAAGTGGGACCGCTCATTCTCAAAGATCCGGACCGAGACCGGATTTTTTTCCCCGAGGTGGTGGCCGCGGCGCGAGTCCACACACAAAAAAACATTGACCCATGAGTGGCAAGGCCGTCCCCAAGGCCAAGGCGGCCAAGCCCAAGGCCGGCGACAAGCGGGGCAAGAGCACGGACGACAACCCGAACGAGCCCAAGAAAGACGCGGGCGGCAACCGCAACGCGCACTGGGAGTGGGAGGACTTCGACTTTAACGAGATCAAGCTCGTCCACACGCCCTACGGCCAGAACAAGGGCGCCTACACGGTCAAGTACCAGAACAAGATCTTCAATCTGACGCCGCCGCCGTCGTACGTCTCGTTTTCTAACCTGAATGGCGCGGGCTTCAAGACCCAGCGCGGCCAGGTCCTGGACCCAACCAAGCGCAACACCAAGGTCGGTCTCATCGTAGGCCAGGTGCCCGACTTCGTGCAGTCCCCCGCCCAGAAGGCGCGCGACCAGTCTTGGGTGGAGTTCTTCGAGCGCCTCGTGGATCACGTCATCGACCAAGCCACGCAGAACGACGACATCAAGCCGGGCTTTTTCAAGAACACGTTCAAGTCGGAGCTGGACAACCGCACCAAGTACATGACCAACAAGACGCCCGAGATGCTGGAAGCGGCCGAGAAGGACGCGCGCGCTCGCGCAATCGAGATCTACTTGGAGAAGATAACCGGTCGCCCCATCGTGCACGCGCACCCCGAGACGGGCGAGAAGTCGGTCGAGCTGTCGCTGGTGCACTCGCCGTTCATCGTCCACAAGCAGGAGGGAGAATCGATCAAGATGGACCCCAAGGTGGCGTGGACCATGTACCGCGATCCCGAGAACATCGACGCGCTCACGCACAACGACATTGTGCGCTACACGGGCGACAACCAGCCGTACTGCCCGAAGTGCAACATGTTCGCAATGTCCGGGGCTAAGGACCACACGTGCTCCGATCCGGAATGCAAGGAAACCACCGAGATGTCCAAGTGCAAGGACAAGAACCGCAAGCTTGCCGATTGCGTGTACTGCCAGACGCCGCACGAGTACCGCCACGGCCTGTACGAGATCCGCATGCCCGAGTACATTGACGGGCGCACGGGCGACGACATTGGGACGAAGGAGCTGGCTGATAACGCGTCCGCGCAGATTGTGGGCCGCGGCGATGTGGCCACGGCGCCCTTTGTCATCAAGATCAACTTCGTCCCCGCCAGTGGCGAACGCGCCGAGGTCTTCAGCATGAAGTGCGAGCACCAGCCCTTCTACAAGCCGCGCGTCGAGCGCTTCGCGACGGAAGCCGCGATTGGGAAGTTCACGCCGACCTACTACGAGAAGGACGGCACGATCAAGGTCTTCGAGAACGCCGTGCCGCGCGTGGACTATGACTTCCCCCTGCTCACCGGTAACGGCGGCGGAGAGAGCGCCGGCCAGGACCCGGTCTTCAACGCCGATGGCACGTTCTAGGAGTGTTTCTTTTTTCATGTTCTTATTACACGCGCCAGTCCCGCCCTCCTCCATCGGCTCGACGCGAGAAGTACACAATTGCTGCGGTCACGGCCAACGAGAGAAACACGAAGGCGCCGACGGATACACCGGTGATCGTGTCGTCGTCGCCCGGGCGGTAATCGCCGCCAGAGACGGGACCACCGGTGCCAGTCGTCCCGGTTGTCCCTGTAGTTCCCGTCGTTCCCGTTGTGCCAGTAGTCACGGGCATGTACGGCACCCATGTCGTGGTCGGTGCCGTGCTGTTCAGTTCGATGATGAGGATCGCGCCCCGGTTCGTTCCGCCGACATCACGCCCATAAAGGCCGGCTGCAAACTTGTTCGTCCCCGGAAATGCAGCGAGCCCCTCGCCAAATCGATCGTTCGGGGACAGAGAAAGCGATGGTGCCGAGTCGCCGTCGATCAGGTATGCGTCGCGTACCGTGCCGGTCACGTTGTTCAGGAACAGTATGATAACCTGTTCACTGGTCGTTCCTGCCGCTACTTCCTGTACACCATCGCCGTCGAGGTCCGGAAGTGCAGTCAGACTCTGGCCGAGCCCGTTGCTAGTTACAATTCCGGCGGCGGTATCCTTTATGCCTGGCGAGGAACGCGTGATCTTGGTCACGTTGCGGACGGTTGCGTTACCCTCGTTCAGGAACAGGATATAGACAGCCCCGGCGTCCGTGGCATTATCGTCGTCGGCGTAGGCACCGACGGCGATCTCCTGGATGCCATCCCCGTCCAAATCCCCGATGGCGGCGATCGTGTTCGCGTTGCTAGCGAAGGAATCAGCGCCGACAAGCGAGGACAGGCCGTACGACGAGGCGTTAATCGTCGTGACTGCTCGGACGGTTGCATTCTCGGGGTGCAAGAAGAGCACGTACACATTCGCGTTAGAGGGCGAACCACCGCCAGACATAACTTCGTCGTACCCATCCCCATCGATGTCCCCAATATTCCCTACCGCAATCCCAAAACGTTCGGTTGATAGTGTGACGCCAGCTTCGGTAAGCCCGCCACTGGAACTGTCGATTCGTGTGGCCTTACGAACAGTACCATCGTACGCATCCAAAAAGAGGACAACACAACCGCCTTTTCCGCCATTCGCATTATCTATACCAGCAACGACCTCGTTGATGCCGTCTCCATCCATGTCAGAGATAACGGTCAAACCCTGCCCAAAGTAATCGATTGTCTGCAGATAGATCCCGGCCTCGGTCAGCCCGCCTGTGGTGTTGCTGATTTCCGTGCGCATGCGAACGGTGTCATTGTTGGTGTGCAAGAAAATGATGTACACAATACCAGTGTCGTTGTCCGGAGAAGACGCGACGAGCTCCGGTTTGCCGTCGCCGTCGATATCCGGAAGGAAAGCCACAGCATAACCAAATGTGCTATATGATCCCTGGATTTCAGTGGAATCGACGACCTCGCCCCACGCCTCAGCGCGCCCAGCGCCGAAGCACAGCGCCGCGAACGCGACCACCAAGATGGCGCCCAAGCGCATGACTCGGCGGGACCTGTGGCTGTAACTGCACACGCGACTGCTACCCCAAATAGGCTGCTGCGCCAGAGTGTTTTCCGGAAATTGTGGCTATATTATCGACAAATGATGCATCTACATGAAAAAGCAAAGATGCTCAGCAACTACCAGCGCCGCTTTGGCTTCGATCCCTACGAGCGCGCCCAGCGCATGTACGCCACCGCGGTGCCGGTCCCGCCGCCCAAGCCGCCGTCGTACGCGCGGCACGTGGGCCGGACGCTCTTGGCGGGTACCATCCACCTCATCGAGTCGCAGCGCGTGCGCGGGCGCATGTACAGAGTTACGTCTGGAGGAGCCGGTACTTATTCGTGCACGTGCCCGGACTATGTAGCCAAGTCCGCGACGGACGCGCGGTACCAGTGCAAGCACATTTACGTCGTGCGGACCGACGAGCGCAACGGCGCGCGCCCGCGGCGCAGGCTGTGACCCGTTTTTTTTATTCCCCGTGCTCATGCCGCAGCTCGTCGACGTACGACTCGGTCGAGTACCGCGGCCGTTTGGCTTTCTCGCTGGGCCAGATCGCATTCGACACCCATCTCCAGACGGACCGTAAAATGCGCTTGACGATGTCGCGGATGCCTTCCGCAATGAGCGGCAAGACAATGAAGTAGATCACGAAGATCCACGCGGCCCAAGGCAGGATTGCTGCTGTCATGTTCTCAACTATACCATCGAGTACCGGGGGTGTCCCGAACACGTCACTGGGGTTCATGGCGCGAAATAGACACACACACCAGCGAACACACAGACGCCAAACTGCTTAATGGAATGGGCCGACCACGCGGTGCACATTGGGCGCCACGATGGGCTCCTTGTCCTGGTCCTGGTCTCGGTCGTCGCCGCCGCGCGCCTGGGCCACGTCGCGCTCGGCCTCGTGGCGTGCCTGTGGACGGTCTTCCAGGTGTTTATGCCGCGCGCGGAGTGGCGCATCTTCGCGCTGTGGACGGCCTACAGCGTCATCTACTGGAGCCTGGGCGTGGCCGTCGAGGAACTCCCCGTGTTCCTCGTCCTGACCACCGTGGCCCAGGTCGCGATCGTCGTGCTGCACTACGCCTTCTCACATGCGCTGGAACGGAATCCCGCGCTGTCGGTCGCGCTGAGCCTCCTCCTCATCCTGCCCATCCACTGCAACAACGCGCTCTACGCGCCGATCCTGGGCCTGCTGCGCGTGGCGCTCTACATGATCGTGCGGCACGAGCGCGGCGCGACGTGGATGCTGGAGCAGTACCCGCTCTTCGCCAAGTCCGAGATCCTGCCCTTCCTCCTGGTCGTCCACCTCGTCTCCAAGCGCTACGCGCGCCCGGCAGAGCCCGTCGTACCGCTCCTACCCGTCCACGGGCCACCGTTACCCGCTCATGAGCCGCTCCTTCCCGCTCCTGAGCCGCTCCTGCCCGCTCCTGAGCCGCTCCTGCCCGGTCATGGGGATAGACAACCAGCTGCAAAGGTCAAATTACGCCCTTTCTACGAAAATAAACGGCAATGATTTTATTTCCCGAACATGTGATCACGCGCGTACCAGTACCCGCACGCCAGCAGCGCCGCGCCCGCCCATGGGCGCACCATGGACGCGGGCGTTGGGTGGAAGCGCACGGACCCGCATGAACCCGCGCGCTTGAATTCGAGGTCGCGCCAGTACCACGGCGTGTATTTCGCTCCGTCAGCGAACTTCAGCGAGATGTCGAACGCTCCGATGATGTACACGGGGAGCGCCACGGCCGCGACGGCGTTGCGCGCGGGGTTGCGGCCCGGCTCGTCCACGGGAGTCCACGGGTACATGTTTGTTGAAAAGTGAAATCGTGTCATTTCTCAACGTCAGACTATTTTTCCACGCATGGCGGGGCACATGGACCCGGCCTTCGAGGGCAACGGGATGTTCCAGTGTGCTCCCGAACACAATGATACAGAGCCGCCAAAGAGCGGGTCTGCCGGCGCAGGGGGCGCGGCGTGCAGCGTTGGGGGCCCAACGTGCCGCATGGGCTCCGTCGCCGCATTCGCTTCCAACCACTACCCGAGCGCCGCGGACAACGCTAGCAGTCCGAGTGACCGGGCCAAGATCAGCCAACTGGAGGTCGAGAACAAGATGCTCAACGACCAGGTCGAGCGCCTGCTCAAGACGTCGTCCGCGTGGGGCCGCCACACCTGCGACGGGTGCAAGAAGGCGGTCGGGAGCGTGCGCTTCCGCTGCATGACCTGCCCTGACATGGACTACTGCGTCCAGTGCCTGTTGACGAACAACAAGTTCTGCGGCCACACCATGCAGGTCGTCCGCGGCGGGTTCGTGTCGCAGAGTGGCCCCGCCTTGGGCGTCGGCCGAGGGGTCGGCTACGGCGGCGGTGTCGCCTACGCCCAGTACGGCTACGGAGCAGCAGGCGGTGTTGCCGGCCGACACATGTGATTTCGTGTGTGTGTTTGTGTTTGTGTTTGTGCTTGTTTTTCGTGTATCATGAACCGCCCCCCACCGAACGCGCCACCTCCCTCCCCCACACCCAAAGATGCCGACCTATACCGACAAGGAGGCCGACGCGCTCCTGGGCCACGGCTTCGTGAATTACCGGGGCTTTGCCTACATGGGCCACCCCGAGAAGATCCTGCACATCATCATCGGCGACCACCAGTTCGTGCCCGCGACGAACCTCCCGCTGGACACCGTGCAGGCCCTGCAGTACCACGACCGCGACCTCGCCGAGACGGTCGAGTTGCACCTCGAGCGTCAATCCCAGCTGCGGTGCGTGGCCTCCGAGATCAGGTACGTCCACAACGGCATTGTGCGGCGTCTGCGCGAGGAGAACGGGTCGTTGCGCGCGCGTGTCCATGAGCTCGAGGGCGATCACCAGGAGCTCGAGTTCGCACTCGCAGACCTGCGCGGCCACTTCGAGCGCCTGCTTGGCGATTACAAGCGCGGCGATTTCCACAACGTGGACGCCTACAACGCCGTGTTAGCGAGTGTCGGCGACGAGGGGGGAGAACCGCCGCTGGCCGAGATATTAGCCACGTGCGCGCGCGACTATGCCGATATGCAAGCGAGATGCGCGGATGCCGAGCGGCAAGTGGCGGAAACGCGTGACGTCGAGGCCCTCCAGATGGAGAGGCGCCAGGATGCGCTTGTGCTTCTGCGCAAGGCTACCAAGGCGCTGGACTTTATGCTGCCGTCGGCCAAGTTCCTAGCCGATGATCAGGATACGGCCGTTGCGTCCTACGCGCGTCACAATGTGCTGGTCTACGCCTCGGTCCTCGAGTCCATTCACGGCGCCCTCGATGCTTTTAGTGGCGAGTACAGCGCGTATGGGGTGTGACCACCAGCCTAAAATCGACATAAACGCTGGTTCCTCCCCATTGTGCAAGAGTCACCGCCCTCGCTATCCCTGCCTGACTTTTTTGATGGACCTCCTGGTATTCACGGTCTTTGCCGTGACCGCCGCGGGTTGGTATGTGCCCGAGAGCGCACAATGCGGCGTGGATACGTCCGTCGACGGCGCATGGGCCGAGGTGCTCTCGGCCGGTTTCTCCGGCTACATGAGCCTCGGACGCCTGGAAGCCGTACCGGCGAACTTCACGCCATATCAGACAACCGTGCGCGTGCACTGCGGTACCTTCCACTTGTCCAGCGCGCGCTTCGCCAACGCGTCCGTGGCCTTGAACGGCATGAGCATGAACACGAGCATGGCCATTGAACTGGGCGACGTGCCCTTCAGGACCATGGCGAACGTCGACTACGCACTGCCACCCAGCTCAAGTGTGCCCACCAACCTGACATTCCGCGTCGAGTCCGTCATTGGTATTGTGTACGCGTACGTAGACTGTGTCTCGTTCATTGTCAACGGAACGTACGCAGTGCCGACCACGGGTACGACCACGGGAAGTACTGGAACAACAGGGACTACGGGTAGCACAGGGACTACGGGTAGCACAGGGACTACGGGGACAACCGGGACAACAGGGACCACCGCGACGACGGCGGTCCCGCCCTTCATTCTCCTGCCAGCGCCCGAGAGCAGTCCAGGGGATGACGGCAGCACTAGCGGCGACGACGACGACGAAATGAAAGCCATGGGCTTGCTCTTCCTGGTCCTCTGCGCCGTGGTCTCCGTGAGCATGGCCGTCCTCTTCCTGCTCCCCAAACGCGGCAGGGTGCCGGACTATACCGTGGCACCCATGGGGCGCACCAGGCAGGCCGACGGCACGGCCGTGGCTGCCTTTGGGCCCGTGTACGTGCACGATTCGCGGCGCGTGAGCGGTACGGCGTACAAGGAGTGGCTCATGTCGTTCGAGCACGCCAACATCACGTCGTGTGTAGGGTTCTGGCACACGGAAATCGTGTATGCGCGCACGCAGGGCCAGCACGCCATGCCCGCGCTCGTCCACGAGACCGCGCGCCTGCACGCCATACGCGACATTGCGCGCGGCATGGCGTACCTGCACTCGCGCGTGTACCACGACGGCGCGTGCGCGGTTGCCTACGTCCATGGCGCGCTCACGCTGGAGTGCGTGGTCTGGGACGGCCGCGCCGCGCGCATCACGGACTGGCACTCGCCGCCCGGCACGCACGCGTGGCGCAGCTGGCCCACCACGGGCTTCCCGGACCAGGACAGCGATGTGTGGGACTTCGCGTGGCTCATCTGGCAGATCTACCACCCCGGGTGCACGCCCTCCGAGAAGTCCGATAAGCGCCTGCAGCCCGAGGCCAGGCGCGAGCTCGTGGACCTCGTCGACGCCATGTGGGACAACACGCCGGGCGCGCGCCCCGTCTTCGCCACGATTTGCGACACGCTGGACCAGATGCGGACATAAAAATACGGCTTTGTACAGTTTGCACACGTCACACACCAGAGCTGCTCGAACCAACAACGGGCCCGTAGTACTCGTCCTCGACGCTGACCATCGTGTCGTTCCTCCCGTGGTCGAGGCCGTCGTCGCCCTGGCCCGCCGACACCGAGTGAGTGTAGTTCGTGGTCTGCCCGGACAGGGCCTGGTAGCGCTGGTAGGCCGCGCGCATGGCGCCCGTGCAGAACACCATGGCACCGAACCACACCATCACATCCACGGTCGCGGACGTCTTGCGGTGCCTATTCGCCATGTCCGTGACAAAGACGGCGAACGACGTGATGAGGAGCACCGCATAGCTCGCGCCCAGCGCCATGGCGCCCGCGGGCTCGCCGCGCATGGTGGCCATGCCGGCGGCCGCGCCGATGGC